AAATAAAAGTCTGTAAAGCATACCGTCAAGAAGGTGACCTACTATATTCAAAAGAGATCCGTGGGATCATTAGAATCAATGGTGAAACGATCAAGAAAATTGATTACAATGACCACGGTGTCGTCTTCCATGAAAACAACAAGATTGAAGATGTCGTCGAGAACCGAATTATTGCGGATTACCGATCTCGTGAAGACCAGACAAAATTCATATCACCATCTGAGTATGATAACACACTGAGAGATATGCGACTGCATCGTGCTTTCAATGACGATGATGGTGACACTGTTTGGCGAGACATTGAAAGCCGTCACAAATATGAGAAATTTGTTGATCTCTGGTTACCTCGCATTGAAACGGTGATTGAGTATCGACCAATAACAATTGATATCGTTGGTAATTTGCATGCACCCTTGGAATTCGTTGAGCCGATCCGAAAGATCTCTGGTGATTTGACGAGCACGGTCTATCAGTATCGTATTTCGCAGCACGTCGCTTCTATCGTCAAAGAAGTCTTGGAAGAGAATGGGTATGAATCTCGAGACTTTACACGAACCAGTTTGTTTTATGTGCCCTTGGATGCGACGAAATCGTTTCATATTCAACCGACTGGGATTCGAGATGGAAAGATTCTCTATTCGGAAGCAGGTGGATGGAAATTCACATACTTGACTATCGCCATCCCATACCTGAAGAAGTATGAAGGTGATTCCAATGGAATCCGAGTGTTCAATGGAAGTTTCGATGAAGTCAAGACGAAACACACGCAAACGAAAAATACCATCAGGAAGATTGTTAAGCAATGGATTTCTAGCTTTACTGAATTTGCTCCGACTGCAAAGACGCAAGGTGAGATCGTTCAGAAGCTGAAAAACGTTGAACGATTACTATCTGGATTGTCAGTATACCAAAAGCATCAAAGTGATCACGAACTCACGAAAAGTGTGCTGAATGATGCAATCAAGTTGGTTGAATCAGTAACTCCTATCAATGACTAGAAAGGAATCTAGATGCTTGGAGATTCAGATTGAAAGTCAATACAGACACATTAGAGAATCGCGTTCTTGATTATGCTGTTGGTAAAGCGGAAGCTCTCCGCGGTTTAAAGCAACCATTCAACCACGATGATCTGTCCTACCCGGTGTTCCCGTCGCCGTCGTTTAGACCATCTACAGATCGTCATCAGTGCGGAATCATCACCGAACGTGAGAAGATCTCTGTAATATCACCGAAGATCTATCGAATCGGAAAGGAAAGACATTCTTTCCCTGCAAATAATTGGAGAGCGATGCACCAATACGATGAGAACGAGTTGGCCATCCATGCCCGAGGCGAAAGCCCGATGGAGGCTGCTATGCGTTGTTATGTAAAGAAGGTGTTCGGTGAATACGTTGAAATTCCGGATAATCTTCTGAAATGACCACATAAACATTGTGTGTATAAAATTCATCCATACATTGTTGGAAACTTATATGATTTCATTCAAGATTGAAAAATCAGATCACGAAAAGATCGAGAAGATCATTGATAGAGCCGTCAGTATCTTTTTGATTCCAAATGAATACCGCTTGCATCATACGATGAATCTTGTGGCATGTCATGCTAATGGGAATCCACTAGATCTCGATGCTCTTTACGAATTCGGTGTTTTGGATTTCTTTCATGATTTGATTGGAATCAACCATCATCTGAATCGTGAAAACGGGAAACTGATGAACTGTTTTCTTCCACGCAGCTCACTGAAAGTAGACTAAATGTCAGCTCATGTACATGCAGAAAATATGCGTCTCTATGCAGAAGATGCACTAGAGACCAGCGAACCCTGGAAACGATGGCAGCGTTGGAATGCCTTTTTGGGTTGTTGGGTTAATCTAGAGGCCGCGTGTGGGTGGTCGCCAAACATATTGTACTGTCGCAAACCAAAGACGATCAAAGTTATCGTTGGTGATCGTGTAATTAAGTTCAATGAACCACTTAAGAAATTGCCACCTCGGAATGATACACCGATATGGGTAATCCACGTTGGGTCTCTATCCAACGTCCTCGCTTGGTGCACCGGGTACTTCAGTGATGGCTCCACGTCTATTAACGATTATTACATCCATCTCACTGAAGAATCTGCTAAAGCACACTCCGAAGCACTCAAAATTGTAATGGGTATCTAAAATGAACAAAACTGATTTGGGTTTATTGTTAGCCGCAGCACAGGGGTATGTTCTATCAAACCCAGAAGTTCTTTGCATGGCATCCAATGATGTAAAGCGAGCATTTGGTGTTCTGCCTCCAAGGCAGCTTGCTCGTAAGCACTACAACAAACCGCTTCAAGGGTTGACAGACGAAGAGAAAGAACGCAACAAAGAAATTGACCGCAAGCGTGCTGAGAAGAAAACTCGTAAGGCAAAGGGACGCAATGAAAAATGATCATTCAATGTTGCGAGAACTAGCAACATTTCTCGGCTACACAGTCATCAATGCTCATGATTTTTTGGGATTACAAATTCTCGATAATTTGGGGGGTGCGTCGATGGTGGAATCCACTCGCAGACGATGGTGACGCTATGCGGTTGTCTGTGGATCAAAACATCGTTCATACCTGTGGCGAAACTGAAGCATTAGCATATCATTATAGTCTAAGCGGGTTATGGAGCATTCAGAATAAAGTACTCGTTGTCAATGGTGATAAGTTAGCGGCTACTAGGCAAGCAATTTGTAAGGCGGTTATCGCGATCAAGGGACGAAATGAAAAAGTCTAAACTCATCGAGATTCTAAATTCTATTGAAGGTGATCCAGACATCTTATTGTGGAACGGACTCGCCCAAGATTGGATGGACATCGATAAGACCTTGGTTCCATCTACATTGACGAAATTGAGTTTCGATTCGTACGTTAAGATGACGCGTGTAGAAGATGGGTCTCCGGTTGCATATCAACCAAATGCCGAAGAACTCGCCACCCTACGAAAAGATTACAGAAAATACAACCATTGGGATTATGATCAATTCGTCACCGAAAAGGATGTTGATTCTGGTGGTTGGCTTGTCAAGAACGTCATCTTCATTAACGCAAAGGTGAGAAAGAAAGATTCCTTTGGTCGCACCAATCTATCCTATTGAGGTTCATTATGCATGATCTGAAAGTACCCCGCAAAACTGGTTTATTGTTGATTGCTGGCTTATTTGCCGCATTTCTAATCTCCTTCTTCGGTGGATTGGTGGTTACGAAGATCTCCACTCTTGTCGTCGGATTGATCTTCTATGCAGTAACACAATCATTATTTGTTGGTGGTTATTTGCTTGGGTTGAAGGCGGCGGCCGATAGCAAGAAACTATCTGAAGAAACATCTCCTCGTTATTACGCCGCCGTGGATAAACAATCATGAAAACTCAAAGACACGAACATTACGAATGCATCATCGCTTGGGCAGAAGGCAAACCAATCCAGATATTCGATGGAGTATATGGGAAATGGGTGAATGTGGACACGCCACTTTGGTACCCTGGTAATACTTATAGAATTGCACTAGAAGAAACGGTTCATGTCATGGGCTATGAGTTGCCTAAACCGTGCCAAAAAGCCGATACTCGGCACATCGAAATTATTGGGGTCTCCGTCTTGACGGTATCCCCACAATTCTAGCAGTATCGCAATATGCTCTGGATGATGCAATAGCTGCAGGTACTGTGTATTGCACTCATGAAGATGCGAAGAAGTGGAGTCGATTCTTGACGTGTATCCGCACTAGCAGAACATGCACACAGAGATACATTGATACTGGAGAGGAATGATCATGCGCCGTAAAATCTGGAAATACTTCAGATCTAAGTACCATCATGCTCAGGTTCTACCAACACACATGATGGTTCTTTATGCAATTCTATTTCCTTTGGATTTCTTCTATTGGAAATACAGCAAAGCAGTTGGTTACGATATGACCACCGATAGATGGACCATCGCTGAAACAGAATTCTCTGACACATTTTTCTATCACATCAAAGATATCAAACCAACGAAAGATTCACCAATTCTTTGTAAGATTTACTTTGAAGATGACATCCTAATCTTCGAAACTTTGAAGGACTCAAAATGACAGTAACAGTAATTGGGCATAGCCACCCATCAGTTGTAAAGCAGAAAATCTGCTATCATTGTGGCGCAGTTCTTGAATACGTTCCTAAAGATGTGAAAGAACGTGTTGAAACTGATTACACTGGTGGCCGCGATGTTGTTCGATACATTGATTGTCCAGCTTGCAATCATTCGCTCAATATCCGATGATATCAACTACATGATTGGTGGTGTTGTAAAATTCAATCATCAATACAAGGAATGATCATGACACCACTACGTCAAGCGCTAATGAATGCAAAGGATGCTATTTTGTGGCATCATGGAATAGAACCTGCAACGGTGCAAACAATTGCCGAGCTGAGCGGATCCTGTGGTAAAGTCGTTGGTATCACTGGTGTAGAGTTCTTATCAGATTCAGTACAAATCACTGCTTCATTAGATGATCCAAAATGGTCGCGGATTCTTTTCCTTGACTTCTCGGTCATTGATGCAGAAGATCCCTTCAAAACCGCGAGAATCGATACTTTGAAACGTCTCATCACTGTACGGGAAGACGTAATCTTCAACATCCTGAAGAACTACAGAGACAACTTGAACGAACTCGCTAGTCTCCAAGTGGAACTACATAAACTTGAAGGAAATGTGGATGACACCACTACGCGATAAACTGATGAAGGCTAAGGAAGATCTAGATGCGGCGCGACCAATCGATCCCAGTCTCCTTTCTGAGTTGAATGGGATTCAGAAGCATATCAATGGGCTTCGTCCATTTGTGGAGCTGAGCGGCATTGAATTTCTAGAAATAGAAAGATATGTAGCCATCCGCGGTTACACTGATGATTGGCATCAGAAAATGCTGATTGGGTATTCGATTGTTGATGCAGAAGATTCAATCAAAGAAGCGGAAATTGTGAAATACGAGCGATTCCTAAAGTGGAACAGAGAATTGGCAGATGATCACAAACATCAGTATGAGTTTGCGCAGTCTGAGGTTGAGAAGTTAGAGAAAAAGCTAGCTGAGTTGAAAGGTGAGCAATGAGAGTAATCATTGCTGGCAGCCGTGGTATCAACAATTACGATGTCGTTCTAGCTGCAATTGAAGAATCTGGATTCGATGTCACTACTGTAGTGTCTGGTGGAGCTAGAGGAGTCGATACACTAGGTGAACGTTATGCAGAATCGAAAAATATCCAAGTTGACACATTTCTACCTCAATGGGATTTGTATGGGAAGTCAGCTGGCTACATTCGAAACTCTACAATGGCGGAGAATGCCGAATGTTTGGTCGCCATCTGGGACGGTAAATCCAGAGGAACTAAAAACATGATCGAAACAGCAACACGCAAAAACCTCAAAGTTTACGTCAAAAGGATTGACTGATGATTCACTTGCCTCAAGAATTTGTCACAACGAAATTTCCAGGATATTTCTGGAATTTGAAAGAACAGAAGCTCTATTCAATTAAGGTCAGTGGTCTGCTGAAACCCTTGACCTTCTCTCCTCGCCGATGGACACCAAACGGCATCATGGATGCGGGGTATCGAGTGTCAGTCGCTGGTCGTCGTAGATTCCTACCACAGTACTACTTAGAAAAACTGCGGCCAATGAAACGCGATGTGGAGATCGGATATGCAAAGTAAAGTATTTTGGTTGTCATGCGTTGAATGTGTAATGACACAACCAATGCAACCATGTGAAGCATGTCCTAACTATTATTGAGATGCACGATGATAGAGAAATTCAACTATGCAATAGGCCACGCTGGAAGGATTCCGCAGCTGTTGGGTTCTATAATTACTTTGGTGTCGTCCATCGCGGTACATTAGAAGACGCCAAACGATATCTGGGATATGCTCGAAAATATGACTCATCAAAAGAATGGCGAATCTTCCAAGTAACTGAGTTGGTGTCAGAATGAATATCGCTAGACGAGGATTCCTACAGATCGCCACTATGCTGATTGGTGGCGTGGCAATCGGTAAATTCATTGAGCCAGAAATTGCAATCGCTAAGACTCATAAGGATTGGATTGAAGATCGTGGTGGGTTCTATATCGTTAGAGTACCTGACTTCAAGACATTCTCTAGAGAACGATTGGACAAACCAACCATCTTCCTACTAGGTGATGAATCTGAAGTTAGTTATGTCGACGTGACTGGGTACGCCAACTTCGATATCCCCAAGACTGGTATTATTCATAGCTGTTCATTTGACGGTTCTAAGATGCATGTTGATGGAAGAGATTCCGTAGTGATCCTTAACGCTGGACGACAGATGCCTCCGTTATACAATTTGTCTATCGTTGGTAATCATTCTACAAGATGTGCGCATGTTGAATTATCAAAGACCTCCTGCGAACCAACTCTTAATCTAAAGATCTGAGTATTGGTGAAACAACTACATGATCTAGCTCCAGATAAAATTCAACCATCGACAAACAAACTGGAGCTACAAAATGAAACTCGGAATTCAAACAGGAAGCGTCATCAATCACCTCTACAGCCGTATGACGATCGATCAACCAAAACCAACAGTTGGCATGGGTGCTACTGTTCTGTCTTGGTCAGATCGCTATGCAGGAACGATCACCAAAGTCATCGAGATCGGTGGTAGCAAAGTTTGGTTGTATGAAATCGTCATCAGAGAAGATGACGTAAAGGTAATTGCTGGTTCTCAGCACGATGGTTCCGCTGAGTACGAATACACACCCGATCCAGATGGTCGTGTCTACATCTTCAGATACAATCGCAAAAATGAAGAATGGGTTCAGGGTTACATCAGTACAGAAACTGGTCGCTGGAAAGTTTCTAAGATTGCTAAGGGTGTTCGCATTGGTGAACGTGACCAATACTTCGATCCTTCTTTCTGAATACAAATAACCACATGATCTAACTTCAGATAAAATTCAACCATCGACATACAAACTGGAGCTACATCATGACAACCAGATTCACCGACAAAACATTCCGCAGCCAAAACGGCGATTGGGTGAAAGTTACGCGTGACAACAAGGAGCGGAATTTCACTTTCGCTATCGGGTACAAAGGTGAAGTCGTTGCTTATCGAATGGAAACTCTTCCATTCAAATGGGTAGCGAATTGGAAAGAAGCTGAGGAACAGTCTCAGCGCATGCTTGGATTGTAATGGAGAAAACAAAATGAGTACATACGTCACCGTCTGGAGTCAAAGCATCAAGAAACGCAAGGGTGTGCATACTGGAAAAGTTATTACTGAAGGTCATACCTACACAACAAAAACGCTAACCAGTATGCACAAGCATATCCGCGACAACCACTCAGACGCTATCACCTACCAAGATCCGAAGCGCGTGATAACCAATTTCATACCTGGCATGAACATTGGAATGCGTCCTCTAGTAGCAGGTGGAGTTATCATCGCAAAGGCTGGAGAATTGGCATGAGCAAACCAATGACAATGGTAGAACTGCCTTCTCTACTGAATCACATCAAGAAGCACCATTCTTTTTGCAACAATACACACGGCCGTCATGTGAAGTACATTGATCCTCATATTGACACCCGAACGTGGACATGTTTCGCAATCACTTTCCGCACAGGTGGAGAAGAAGTGTTATTCCATACGCAAAATGAATGCAGAAATCTACCGACTTCTCTGCACGATCGAATCATTGATTGGTTAAGCGACAAAGGAACAGAAGCATGCTAATTGCAGCAACTAGAAAAGAATCCGTCACCGTTGAAGTTTCCAATTCTGAATTGATTGATGCGGTTCTGAAACTCTATAAAGAGAAGAATCCTCGTCCGTTCTGTTGGGATTCTTACATTGACGGATTCGATGGGTGTTGGCGAATCCACTATTATGGTGGTCACAACGGCGGTGATTGGGATCTGGGGCGTGAGGCGACTGAGGAAGAGATCGCTGCTGAAAAGCGATACGACGAATTTCTCCAAGTTCTGCGGAGTCTGAAGTGAGTAGCAAATACGAAGCCGGAGATGAGGTGTTCTATGCTCAATTGCAGTTGCAAGTTCATAGTCTTGAGCTTCGGTTGAAGAACTCTCAAGATCTAAACCGAGAACTCATGAATGATCTCGAAAAGGCAAACATTGAACTGCGTCAGTTCAAATACCCACTAAAGGGAAATCAAGATGGAAAGTGAAGTGAAACTACCAAAGTCTTGGAAACATTGGTGTCGAAAGGCGAAACTCAAACCGCACCCTCGGGGTCAAGATACTCGTCAAAAAGATGCATGGTTCTATCTTCGTGGTCATGGTAGAATGTGGCGAGTGAATTGCTTTGAGATGTTGGAATGTGGTGATACGTATGAAGAGTTTGATAGATGGGCTCTGTACCACATCACTAAAGTTCGGTTACCAAAAACAGAATTGGAGATGTTGGCGGCAGTCGAAGTTTTGGTATCGGAACATAATGGTGATAGGGATGTTGGATGCTCTCTAGAATCATCTTGATTCGTGAGTACATTGTATCTATCGTCTGATTAAGAAACAGCATTCTAAGTACATTTATGAAATCATTGAGAGAAAAGATTATGGCAACAGAAGATGAAAACTGCGAGGTTCGTCCTGCAGTTCCACGAAACCCAATTCAACCCGTCGTGAGAGACAAGCACGGGGTTCTCAGGTTCAAAAGCAATATCTTGGTTGCTGCTCTATTGGAACATGGTCAGAAACATGGATTTGGTCTAAACGAATTGGCTGGAAAATACTTTGAACGCGAACATATCGATGATTGGCTCCAGCTATGTCAATTGATCGGATACTCTGTTAGCGGGGCGGGTGATCTTTCATACATGGATGACGGAACATACAGCGCCGTTCTAACAATGATTGACGAAGGTTTGACTGAGAAGGATGCTCGTATTGCATCTCTTGAGCATGAATTGTTTATGCTTAAATCGGCTCTCCGAGAACCCATCGCTCGGTTATACGGGATTCACCTAGATGATTTGAAAGGAAGAACATGAAGAAACTGTTAGTTGTCATTCCGTTGATTTTGTTAGTGACTGCTTGTGGTCGTGGTACTACATATACCACCGAAAGTGCACCAACAAGTGTTGTAGCTAAACATGAAGACTGTACAGTGTTCTTGACTAGAACAACTGATGGATCATATGTTCATTGGGTACGTTGTCAGAAACAAGCAGTGACCGAAACTCAACACACAGAAAGTTGCGGTAAAGGATGTACACGTCACGTTCGTATCACAACTGTCGATGAAAGCGGCAAATGAAACCAGAACACAAGTCATATGAAGATGCTCTGAATGTAGAAATCGGATCTAAATCAACGATTCGCGATTATTTGCATGATCTGCTAAAGACTCTTTGGATTGAAGGTGAAGGCTTTTCTGGAAAACGTCCATTCGGTGATTCTGGATGGGAATACGATATCTATTATCCTTTAGCTCGTGATGGTTTCATAGACTTGGGTGCAGCTTCCGATGACGGATGTTATGATGTCTACACGGAATCTCAATTGATAAAAGCCAATAGGTTCATTCTGAATATGATTGAATATTGTTTCTATGGTGCCGAAGGGCGCAAAAGTAAGAAAGGTAAGAAATGACAAAAGCCATCGTCACTGGTGCAATGGGTGTTGCTTTAGCCACCCTTAGCGTATGGATGCACATCAAGGGTAAAGATGGTTCAGGTTGGGGCTTCGTTGCTGTCTGTCTAATTATCACTTCATGCAGCTCTGCTTGATGTAGGATTGTTTCGATGAGAAAAATTTTAATCGGGTTTTTGTTTGCATTAGCATGTTCATCTTGCTTCTCAAGTGTAATAGCGTATGCCGTTTTAATGAATGGGTCGAAATCACCAACATCCGAGTACTACGCTGTCACCGTCACTGGAAAATCATGCTCATGTTCCTATAGAGATGGTTTGTGTTCTATTGGTGATATGCGATCTATTTACCCACAGTTCGGTGCATATGCTTCAGTTACACCAATGAGATTTGCGGAATTATGTAATGGGAATGTTCAAGTCAAGATCAAGTCCATCACATACACACCATCAACCGCAGTGATTGAGTACGAATGATTGGGGAGGTTTGACTATGCAATTTCAATTTGCTAAGTGGTGTAATATGCTGTCATGCTCCAAGCAACCTGAACCTGGAGATGCGTACACACAAGCTTTGGTGTGGGACAGATGTGATCGAAAATGAAACTCTTAGAATATAGACTGATACCAACCACTCGTCGATTGACATTTGATATCATCTGGCAATCTCCAAACACGATTTTTAGAGGTGAAGACGACGGTGACTATTTCAAGTTCACTGCAAGTAATGGGTATGAGGTAATCTCAAGATCGCGGATGGACATCCAAACCGAACGGTTGTGGTTGCTTGGTGCAAAATACCAAGAAGAATCTAGATCTGGTTCGATGGTGTTCTCCAGTGACACCAAACGAGATGTGGCGATGGCTGCATTTAGAATCGCCATTGACGAATGGGCAGCAAACCTTGGTGGATTCGCAGTTGATGTCGGAATTCCAAAACCAATCACTGAATTCAAATTACCAGATTGGCGACGCGTTCGTAAGAAACACGTCTTCCCAAACATACCTCCATTGTGGGAATTGTCAACTGAAGATGGTTGTCAAATTCGATTCTTAAATGAATTTGAATGCCAGTTCATTGATACAGCCATCGAAGCTCAACTAAACAACCACATCATGCATAGTGTTGTAAAATCCAAACCATGAAAGGTAAAATATCATGATTCGTCAAGTTACACTTGGAGTGTTTGCGATTATCGGTGTTGTGATGGCTGGATGCAGTGACGCTTCATACACGCAGATCAATTTCCCGATGGTTCCAATAGAGCTGAAAGATTGCAAATTTTATAGGCTGACGAATTCCAGCGGAACTGGCATGACTATTGCTAGATGTCCGAATAGTACCACTGCTGTGGTGGATGGTAGGCAAATGTCAGTAACATCGTCTTCAAATGATCCGGTTGAAAATAAAGTCACGATCAATGGAATCACGTACAAAGCCATCAAGGAAACGAAATGAACATCACTGAAATGATTAAGTGGCGATCGGCTCTCGCCCGCATGAAAGCTTTCGGCAATACTTTCGGGTATCGCTCAAATGAACGGAATCCATACGAATTGGTCTGTGAAGCACTTGAGTCTCTGGACATTGCTATCGACAAAGAAATATCTGGAAGGACTTGGTGGGATCGTTGCACGCAACTCGGATTCAAGTATGATGGCAGACAGCTTAAGTGCACCCAATCGCAGGCGGTCCAGCTTCTTGGTGAAATCCTCAAAGCCAACATCGTCATCATTCCAGAAAAAGAAACTGAACTTGAAGTGGGTGGTGTCTATCGTTGGAAATATTTCCCGAAACCGCTCATCTATAAGGGTCATGTTGGTATAGATGTTTGTTACCATGTGTTCGTTCTTGAAGAGGATCCGGGGACTGTCTGGTGTAAATTCAAGACAATCGATTTCGATTACATCGAACGTGTTGACAAATGAAACCAGTCGAATTAACGAACCCAAAGGATAGACCAGATCAAGGATCGTCATTCATTGAGGGATATGGTTATGTGTCAACTGCAGATCTTCGTGCTATTCAAGCTGCATGCAACGGTGCATGGATAGAGCAAATTTCTAAAATGATGAATCAAACGAACGATACACAGATAAGTGAAGCACATGATCGCTAATCTGATTTGGACCGTTCTCGTCTATTGCACTGGAGTAGGCATTGGCTTTTTGATCGGTTATTCATTGGCTTACAGGAAATTCAACTTCTTTAAACATAGCACGAGGATATAGAATGAACATTATAGAACTTCTTGAATTTGCAGCACAGGCAATTGGATTACCTTACATCAAACCAACCGAAGACTATGATGGTTCTCTAGGGTTAGCCGCTTGGGAAAACCCAATGCGAACTTACACGTGGGATCCCGTCAGAAGCAACCACGATGCATTCTGTTTGGCTGCAAAATTAGGTCTCCACGTCTTCTTCCCAGATGCGGAACCAACCGCAGTTGTTAGGTTCTACCCATACAATGAATCGTGCCGATTCGAAGAGTGTGTTTTGAAACATGATGGAGATAAAGAAGCAGCGACACGTTTTGCGATTGTTAGAGTAGCAGCTGCAATTTGGACACATTCAATCAACCACAAATTCAAATAGAATGTACAATCAATTCATAATTAAACGGAAGGTTCGAAAATGCCAGCTCATGTACATGCAGAAAATATGCGTCTCTATGCAGAAGATGCATTAGAGACTAGCGAACCCTGGAAACGATGGGAATGGTATCTACGCGGTGTTGGATGGATTCAATTAGCGTCACAGCCAGAGTGGGAGGATGATATCTCTTATCGTCGCAAACCAAAGACGATCAAAGTGACAGTCAATGATGTCAACTACGAGTACCCAGAGCCATTGAAAGAATGGCCATTAGTCGGCGAAGACATGTTTATCGTGCAAGTCTTCATTTCAGATATCGTATCTATTCGCAGTGCAACCGACAAAAACCTGAATCTTCATTGGCTCCTACAACTTGGTTTCATCCATGCTACAAAAGAAGGGGCCGAAGCTTACTTGGTGGCTTTTAAAGCAATGTCCGGAGATCAGAAATGAAATTTTACAATCCATTCAAACCACACATCATTACATACAAAGACAAGTTCTATGTTAGAAAGTTTTCGTTTTTCTTTTTTGATTGGATGTACTTGGTTAAAGAAGCTGACTTCTGGAGTGTGTTTCGATCATATTCTACGGAGTTTTCATGTGAAACGGATGCACGTGACGCGGTGCGGATGATGTACCAGCCTCAGTGCGTGAATAGCCGTCGGTCGAAAGTCATCGTTTTAGGGAATTGTTCATGGGACAAAAACCAGTAAAGTATGAATATCGATGTCTGAATCGTACACCAAGAAAATTTGTAAGATCGAGTGATTCTGGGTGGAAGACGGTTACATTACGTGATCATCCAAACATTGAAAGTCGGCTTGCAGAGATTCGTTCATTTGAATATGATGGGCGTCCTGTGTACGAAATCAGAGCCCTGTATGTTCATCCCTACGCGGAGCAAGAATCAAAATGATCACTGCACAAGAAGCAAAGAAACTGTATGATGATTCTGGTCATCAATCAGAAGTCTTTCTGAAGACTGAAGTCGAACCCAAAGTCACTGCGGCAGCAAAAGAAGGTAAGCTTTCCGTCATTGTTTACTTAGGTACTTTCCGGACCATTGGACATTTTCAGGGTGAGGTTAAACCTCTTCAGAAAGCAGTTGTTCAAAAATTACTTGGTTTGGGTTATCGTGCTGAGATCAAACCATACGGCGATCCATACATCCCAATGGGTCTCAAAGATTTAGATGGCAACGGTCCTCAACACCAAAACTTCGGCATTCACATTCACTGGTGATATCAATGAACATTAGTACTCTTAGACAAGCCCTAGATACCTCGATATTAAGGAGTGAATGATATGCCCATTTACACAGTTTCATTTAGTGTAGAGATTGAAGCAGAGAGCTACGAAGACGCATACGTGGTTCGTGATAGGATGTTCGAAGATATCTTCAAGTCTGTTGACGAAGTAATCAGTGAACCGATTGGAATCGACGTGGAGAAGTTGTATGAATGACTCATGTCATAAAAGACCATCATCAACCGCATCCGAAAAGGATATCTTGACGTTACTTAATAGCGAAGGATGCGAGCGTCTAAAAGAATGGTCTGAGATTGGACCAGTGCAAAGAGCAGCGGTTCTATCGTTCGCTGATGCGATCCTATCTATCAATCACTGTGCATTTACTTACACAGTGATTGATATCGGGCACGGAAATACGAAACCAACACTAGAGTGAAGAAATGAAAGAAGAATCAGTCAAACGTCTCAGCGAAGAGCGAGCACGTGCTCGCGGTAGAATCGTGGAACGTATTATGCGAATGGGTATCGAAAGTAGACAAGTCAAAGATTTCAATGATCTGTGGAAGCTCGCTGAAAAACAAATCCCCAAAGAAGATTCATCACACTAATTGAATACAAAATTACACAAGAGCATACAATGAAAGAAGAACAAACCAAACAGTCCGATGAGAACTTTGATGCGCAGGTTAGAGCCGCGTTTGCTAAACTATATCCATCAGACATTGGTTTGTTGGAATTGTCTGAAAACAACCCACAATACAGACTCAACGCAATTGCAGTTAGACACCGTTGGATTGCCTTCGATCTTGGTGCAAAAGCCGCTGTAGCCTTGACGAGTGAGCGCGCCAAAGGCCAAGGCGTGAGCCAGTTTTACTCACAAGCCGAGGAATTGGCGAAGAAGCTGCAGGCACTTGAGGTGCAGCGGGACGAGTTGCTGGATGCGTTGTTAAGGCTGATCGATGATACGCAGCAATGCGGAGAGATGCAGTGGTGTGGCGAGGTTGAACTTTCACCTTGGGAACATGCCCGCGCAGCCATCGCCAAAGCGCAAGCCAGCGAACCAGCGCCAAAATGCACCCAACTTGGAAGCGAATGGACTCCGTGCATGAAGTTGCCAGTGGTTGTCCACGTAAGAAACCAGCGCGAGGGTGAAAAACACGTTTCAACCAGAGAGGGTATTACACCAGTGAAGCCGGATGACTTAATCATGCGAGGCGTCTCTGGCGAAGAATACCCAATTGGGCGCGAGATTTTTGAGAAGACCTACACGTTTGATACGAGTATCGAACCAGCGCCTAAACGTGAGTGGGTTGGGCTGACAACTGACGAAATGAAAGAAGTTGCTGACAGGTATCACCTGAAGCCGCCAAATGTGCCGGTGGCATTCCGCGCCATCGAATCCAAACTCAAGGAGCTGAATAATGCTGACCGTTAAAGACTTAATTCAAAGTCCAATTTCTTCGTCTCTAGATGGAAAACACTGGGAACCCGCGTTAGCGGACTGTGCGTTTTCGTTTTGGTATCGTTTTAGAGATGCTATGGAGGTGCTTCATGGTAGGGCGCATGCTATCAGACAAACGACAAAAGAAGATTTGAAGGAACTGAATCATGGATAAAGACACACTGGGGATCGTATTGGCAACTTTAGCCGCCACGGTTATCGCTACCGTGGTGTGGGTGTTTAGCTGGGCATACGCTCGCGGTGCAGTTGTTGAAGACTGCGAAAAACTGGGGACATTCTATGTTGGTGAGAAAGTATTTGAGTGCAAAATTGGGGAGAAAAGCGATGGATAAACAAAAAGTAATTGAATTTGCAAACATTGCATTTGGTGACTGCACCAACATTCTGGAGATTGCTGATCCGTATTGGACTACCGACGAAGATCAATTGCAAACCTTCGCCCAACTCATGCGAGACGACTACCGAGCAGAGCTTCTTGCGGGGAGTGGGGAGCCAGTGGCTAACTTTGGCTGGTCGCACGTCAACGACATCGGCGTTCATATAACTACCTTTTTGGGTTATGTCGCAATCACGACAGACGCAAAAATCTACACCACCGACCAACTAGCAGCCGCCGTGCTGAGAGAACGCGATGCGGTGATAAACCACTTAATTCAATTGAACATAATCAACCCAGAAGGAAATCTAATCAACATCATTCGTGCAAGAGGCACCAAATGAGCATCATTGAACAAATAGGACCGAATCGTTATAGAGTCCCTTACTCTCAAGAGCAAGCGGATGCTCATTGCGATAGATGCTTATATGGCCTCTCTTATGGAGTCGAGGTTGGATCAGACGAATATGTGATTAAGTATCTCCGTGAGCACGGAATCCCCGCCAATAAGGTCTCGCTAGGGCTCGATGACTCCAAACTTGAATACACGGTTACCGTACTTGCATGACCGTGTAATCCTCAATTGAACGAATAGAGAATCTGAATCATGAATGAACAAATCTGCCAATCAAATGGATTGATGTTTGATAAACATGGCAATCCACGTAAGCAATATGTACGCATCAGTTTGGACGGCACGCATTGTGTAATGAAACCACAAGAGGTCCGTAAGTTTCACGAAACAGATGGTGAGGATACGAATTACATGACAAAGGATGTTTACTTGAGTGAACAAGAATTTAATGAACTTCTTGAATTTACTGGATTCTGAGGAAGCTTATCATGAACGAACAGAAAACAATTGGGGAGCATCGTTTTGATTGGTCTGCATTTGAGTACGACGGTACACCTCCAAAATATTCAAAAGACAATCCAAACAGACAAGGGCAGTGCAAACCAACCACAATATTCAGGAAAGATCTTGATTGTGAGGCTGACAAACCACCTCGTGTAACTCCATTACCGTCTTTAGAGGCGACACCCGAAGATTTGATGATCTACGATGCTATCAGTGCTAACCATTTGCGTGAAGCCAAACGTTTCTTGGATTTGTTTAACTACTATCAAGTAAGTAGCGTCTGGGAATTGGTCGAAGCTCAAGAAAGACACATCAAAAAGTTGCAGGAAAAGTTGAACCCGTTTCTTGACCAACATACACATGAAATCACTAGAGAAGGATGAGAATGACTGAAGCAGAATACATCGAACATCTCCAAGAACTTGGGTTGAGCGAAGACGTTTCCAAATCGATGGCGGATCAGGCAATAACTTACGTTAAGTACGCGACTCCAACAGCTGCAGTTTGGAACTTCACTGCTTGGATTGGTACCAAAGAGGGATGGGACTTTTGGTATAATCTAGCCTGTGCGTTAGGGTCACCTACACCAGAGCGTTATCATGAATAACGTCGTAATCAACGTTACTCTACGAGCAGCTATGGCACAGACCGTGTACGAAGCTGTGCGGCGTGAAATACCATCCCTAGGCCCTTGGAAATCATTTGATGCTCTTGAGGTACAGCGGATCGCCGATGCTCTGAAGATTTTCTTCGATGATGACCTGAATCTTATTTCAAAGGATACTAACATGACACATGAACATGAATTGGTTTCGAGATTACAATCTCTACTTGATAGAATGTCTAATGATGCCAGAACGGCTTTGATGTTTGAAGCTGATGGCGATACATTACGAGACGTGATGGCTTTCATCCGTGAGCGCCAACACATCGCGAAATCACAAAACTCGGAATTTGAGATCTATCCACCAAATGACGCTGGTTCAACTAATTGCATCGTGCGATGGATGGTAGATACACCAGATGGCTGGATTGGTGCTTGGAGTAAAGAAGCTCTTGAAGGATTTATATCCACTCGGTCGAAACAGTCAAGAAAAGAAAGTGATGAGCCATCTGAAGCCCTCTTAATCATTCGGTGTATCTCAATGATAGAAGCTGAATTGTTAATGGCTGAAATGAATGACACGAGATTGCCGCCAGTATTCGAGCAACAGATTGGTGAATTGGCTGTCAGATCATCTGCTCTGAACGCAGTGATCGACTACATCAAGGAACGACATGAAAAAGCATAAAATGGATGCCGATAGAATCGTTGATTTGGTAAGAGCTGGTGGCGGCGAAGTCTGCGGTGAGGCGGTGTTCTCTTTAGATAGTTTGGTGAAATTCGTTGAACTCATTCGGAACGAAGAACCATCCGCGGCATCTATCATGAAAGAAGTCAAGAAGACCTGTATATGGGAACGGCATGCTCAATGGTACAATGGTGGTGACGGTAGTGCACTAAGAGCCATTGATAACATCCTGGATACTTTGGAGTCTAAAATAACCACATGATCGTCACGGATATAGAATAACTCAAATTGAAAGGAAATCCTCATGACAAAGACTAAACAAATTCTCGGTTTCATTAAAGAAGGTGGTCTCTACGGTCGCTCTTTTGGTGAAATTCAACGATTCATTGTTGAACTCAATGGCCGCAATTACGACGAGTTTGAAACCGTCTACGATTTCACTCGTGGAAAGAATGTTCGTAAGCGCGTCAATCGTGGGTACTATTGCACCAATTTGGTTGGTCGCAATGGCCTGTTCAAGACTCATGGCGTCAAGAAGAACGTCGTTAACCGCTGGGTAGCGTGATGGCTGCAATTCCGAAACAACTCTTCGTTGTTGTGCGAAAAGCTCAATGGTCTCATGACGTCGATTTGGGTTTTCTGCATCCGCATCAGCCGAAGCAGTCTTCTGATGCAAACCGTAAAAAAGACTCAGACGGATTGGGCTTACGGCAGGTCAGCTTTTAAAGTCTGGCAAAAAGAAAACGGTGAATGGTGGTCAAAGTGTACCGATGGCTGGTATACAACACCGAAGGTAGTCTGGGAAAGACCATTGGATCCGAAGTATGCACCGCGAATTTGGGACAACGTTCCTCTGTCTGGGTTCAAATTAGTTAACACAGTGAGCCGTGAAAGAGGCAACAAATTGTTCAGAGTCATGGATCCGCGTGGTGTTGAATTTGAGATCACCGTCAAAAGTCTATTTCGCATTCTATCTGAAGGCACCGTCTCTAATGGCATCATCATGAATGAATGTGTTTGGGCGAAGAACAAAGATCTCGTCATTGTCAAGAAAGAGAATTCAGAATGAAAACTATCCTCATCATCTTGGTCGCTGCACTGCTCTCAGCATGCAATGTAAACCAAAATGTCACTGTTGTTGATCAATGCCTACGTCGAGAACAGTTCAATGAATGCTTGAAAGCCGTACCGACTGGACCAGTGGTTACCGGACAGAGCGATTGGGCGGAAGTCGTTAAGCAGTGTTCAAGTCAAGCTTACTATGCTAGCCTTCGCTTGGCTAGCACGATCGAGGATGGATGCAAGTGAATGCCATCATTGTCTTGATGCTGTTGGTTTGGGTTCATTGGTTTGCAGACTTCATTCTTCAGTCTGATGAGATCGCTTTAGCGAAAAGTTCCGACAACCAAGCGCTCTCTTTACATGTAGCACTCTATAGTCTATGCTTTCTGTGGGCTGGATTGACTTTTGCTCTGGTCAATATGGTACTGCATTTCATCACAGACTGGTGCACTAGCCGTGTATCTAAGAAGCTCTAGTTATCAAATGAGCGCCATTGGTTTTTCGTTGTTATTGGTGTTGATCAAGCAGTACACCTGACATGTCTAATTCTCGCATATCACTTCATGATCGGATTCAAATGAAACTCAATATAGATCTATTAACAGAAACTCTACTTTGGATCAATGAAGCAGATAGTGCTCATTGCAAAAACACTGGGTTGGATGGTGCATTTGACTTTGTGAAATCCCAAGCGAATATCAGCCGCGGTAAAATCAATAAAGTCATTACCGATGATGTTAACGGGGATGGTCCAAAAATCGAGACGATCATCGATGCATTAACTTCGGCAAAGAATGCCATTCTGGAGTTTTGCAATTTAGAGGCACAACCAAAGAAACGAGAAGGATTCTTGTTAGCTGCTAGGATCGAAGACGAACTTGAAGAACTCGAGCAGATCAAGAGCAAGAAACCGCAATCTCAAACTGATTTCTGGAAAGAACGAGCTGAGTTTTGGGAATTTAAGCACCACGAACTCGTCAAACAAATCGCAGATTCTGCGGTTTTACGCATCGTTGATTCCGAAAATTTACCAGAAATATGGGTAGAATGTAGATATGAAGATGGTATGATAACCAGATCCACTAGTGTACCGGTGGTTAAAGTCGAGAAGAACGATGATGGTTCATTCACCGCAATTGTGGATTATTGGCCTCTAATAAATCGCTTAACGGAACTACAACAACGCGAATTGGGCGATGCATCAAAGTTCTTTGAGACTCGTCCTAGTGCTCAAGCAGTGGCACTCACTCGCGGTACATTCCTCGCCATCATCAGATCGCTAAATGACTATGACTAAATTCATCCATCTAACACCAGAGGAAATAGAACTAATTGACTCTGGGATGTGCGGTATTCGAGAATTTGCCGATGTTTTTGCTTCAAGAGTTATTGATGAGTTCTTGAAGAAGAACGGATTCACCAACAATCAAGAAGTGACTCATTCTGATATTGCAGAAGACGACATCGTCACTCTTTACGAGGCTGAGTCAGATTCCATTGAAATCGTCAACGAAGGTCCCTGGTTTCATTACAGCAATGTTGGTAGGGAACGAAGAGGTGAAACTGTAGTGCTTCACAAACCAACTAACGAGCACCGGAAAATCACACACAGAATCTCATCTGAAGAGTCTTCTCCAGAAATCGTTGATGTGTGTAGAGTCGTTGCTCGCAAAGTGGTGAATGAAAAATGGGTTGAGGTTTGATGCGAACATATATGCTAATTGGCACCGACGATTCGTGGACGGATGAGATCAGCTTTGCCATTACAGTCACCGAAAGAAGCCTCCAATTGGCAAAGTTTGATTTGTTGGCGGCGCTGAAAGATCATATTGATGCTGAATTGGATCGGCGCATAGACAAGTTTAAGAGTGGTGAGATTCAACCACATGTTGATGAATGAAATAAAATTCATTCATGTCAACGAAAGTACGAAATGAGTCAAGAAAGAATTGATCGTATCTTAGCAGCTCAAGCTGAGATAGCTAATGTAAACACAGCCATCATTCAATTACAAGTACTTGATGATTTGTATTGTGATGCATTTAAGGCGGGTGTAGAGTCAGCTCGTGGAGAGTCTACAACAAAAGAATCTCCAACGAAAATCATCAGCCCCAAAGAATTTTACGACGCACTTATTAGAACCCAAGTCGACCAAATTCAAGAATGCCTTTCCAGATGCAAATTGTTTGTTCGTCTTGAGCGTAAAGTATTGCCAGAAGTTGTGCTGATTTTGCGAGAGGCTGGGTGGCTGATGTCATCATCTGGTCTGACTAAAGACGGTCATGGTTATTCACTCTCTGCTCGGGGATCAAAATGACATCAGAAACTAAAACTTTATACGAACTGACTAGAGAGGCAGCAGATCAAGTAGCCAAATACAGATATCCTGATATCGGTGAGTGGATTAACAGAATTGATGATGTCTTGCGTGCTCTCGGTGAACCACGTATCTGTAGTGATACTGTAGTTGCCATTGAAATCGGTGACAATGAAGTTCTTATTGATACTTCGTACTTCGTTCGCGGTTGTTATTCGTCCAATTCAATGTACGTCCCGATTTCAGTCATTATTGCAGATGATCCGATTAAAGCCGCGGAAATCTATTCACTTCAAGAACAACGTGGTGTTGCTGCACGGTGTCTCCAAAAGGCTAACGATGAAGTGAAACGATATGGTGAATTGATCGTTTCGTTGGAAAAACAATTGAAGGAACTGGAATGAAAGAAGCAGAAAAACTGATTGGTGTTGTGGTGGATGCTCTCAAATCTTGCGAGTACGATGTCGTGTTTCTGCAAGATCTAGGTGGTAAAGTTGCTCAACCCAGCTATGAATTCAATGTTGCTCTTGTCCGTGAAGCAGCTGATGCTATCGAAAAATTAGAAATTCTGATGGCCGATCAAGTTGCTCGAGAGAAACGTCTTCGTAGAATGCTCTGTGTGGCGACGGCAAACAAGCCATACATGGATGATGGTGAAGCTCAAGACAACAGCGAACTACCGACAATCGATTTCATGCGAGACAATCTCAATGCAATTGAAAGAAAACTTCGTGAACGGAATCTAAAGAAGCTTGCTGCCGCTGCTGATTTGGTTGATGCCATCAGATCAAAACATTCAGCAGCACAAATAGAAAATAAGGAACTGAAATGACAGACTATCTTAAACATGCACCAAAGTCACAACTTGTGGGTGGACAACCGATCTATGTCATGACTGAAGAACAGCTGCTTAAGTTCGCTGTAGATATTCGTAGTGATGAACTTGACGAAATCAGTGAAGGACGTTGGTATAAAGCAGAAGACATCGATCGAATGGTGAAAGAGATCGCGGTTGCTCTTGATGGCGAAAAAGCTGCGACAAATCCAAAACTCTGTGACATCTATCACTCGATCATCCAATCCATTCAACAGCACAAAACTGCATCTGAGATCAACATGAACATGATCTCTGTTATGAGTTGGGCTCAAGAGAGTCTAGAAAAAGCTCGTACATGGTGTGGTTGGGATACGTTCAATTTGACGAACGAAAACTTCGGTGAATATATTACAAACACCGTTCGTGGTGCGCGAAAACTCGGTAGACAAGAAGCGATCGCTGGTATAGTGAACAAATTACACGACGATTTTGAGAAAGCAGCCGAACCAAAAGTACTCGGGAAGTGATTAGAATGACAGTTCGTTTTGAAGCAACCGAGGTGGAAGCAGTGATTATCAACAAAATAGTGGATAGGAACTGCCGTGAGTATGTATCAAGTATCAGTAAATTGGGACTAATGATGGCCATCGAAGCATGCCATTGCAATGGTTCCAAGTTAGATCTTGAAGGTCTATTGAATTCTGATTCAAAGACATTTAGAAGTGACATTCTAGGAATTCACGAAAACATCGATAAAACAACCGGCAAACTGAAGAACGGATATACACCAAAATGTCTAATGAAATGAAACTCGTACCGATCGCCCCAACCGAAGAACGATGGGGTGGGCTTGCTAGAGACATCGTCATGTGGATGGACATGTACGAAGGCGGTGGCAAGAAGACTCCACGAAATCTCTTTGAGCACCTTCGCCTTTGCGGCCGTCAAATTCCAGATTGGTTGAAAGAAGAGCCGGAAATGAAGAATCTTGATTCAGTACCATCCAAAGGTACACGAGCTACAATCATTTACATGGCGATGGTGAAGGCGGCTCCTCAAACAACTACATAATCTAAGACTAAATATAATTCAATCATCGACAACAAGGATTGAATTATGAAAGCCCCAAAGTACAAACTGAATTTCGCTCGTGATGTTGATACAGACGAGCCGGGTTCAATCATCTTGAATCTACCTCGCGGGTTTCGTTTCAGCGACGAAGTCGTACACACTCGCGGATTTGATACCGAGTCAGAAATGCGTGCAGCAATCAAAGCGGAAGTCATTCCGTGTTCATGCGAAGATTGCTTGAAGGTTTCCCAAGGAGTTCAAAATGTCTAAACCAAAATACTTGAAACCAGTAACGCAAAAAACTCTCAAGGCTGGTAAATACATTCGCTGTGTCGTCAACTACCGCGGTCATTACTGGTATGAAATCGTTGATGTTTTCGGCAAACCGTACTATGACAAGAAATGTCACAACCACGGATGGAAAGTGTGTGCTGGTTCCAACAAGAGTAAGTTCGGTGGTTGGATGTATGTTGATGATTTGATGAATGTTCGTCTATTCAAATTCTCACATAAAGTAATTGCGGAAATCAAGAAGCATGAACAAGATCAGTTCACTTTCGCAGAATTCATTCATGGCGTCAAGTACACGAACAAAGAAAAAGCGACCATCTTACGTCAGCAAGAATTTGAAGCTCAACTTGATGATGAGATGTTCGATAGTTGGACCAACTTCTATGCCTCTGATACTAAAATAGAAGCATTGGTGAAGATCGTCAATCAGACGCCAAGAATTGAAGTTTCGCCCGTTGATTTTTCCAAAGGAGTCTGAAAATGAAAGCTGGTAAATATTTCGTTGGTGATCTCTGTTATGTTTTCCCTACCGGGTGGGATGCTGTTCATGGGACGTTCTTCCTCAAGCAGAATGAAAACAATGAATATGAATTGCCGGATGGTCGCAAATTCGCGATGGTTTCTACACAAAACGGTGATGGACTCTATGTATCAAATTTGGGGATTCGTTTCGCAGTTGATTCTGGTTCCATTGGCTGCATCTTGTTCGATGATTTGAAAGAATGGGATGCATGCGATGATTTTGGTGATCTAAATTCATATGGGACCGTCTACGAATTCAAGGAAGACTTTGAACTTGTCCGAGCCAGTAAAATCGAATTTGGGAATGAAATCTACATTGATGATTCTTCAGAATACGATGAGGACGATGACGATGGTGATAACTGGAATGTTTGGCTACGAGACTGATTAAATTTCGTGATCGGAGGCATCAAATGAAAAAAGTTATCACAGTCATCTTACTATCCCTATTCTTGTTTGGCTGTGGGAGTGTACCACCAAACGAAACACTAACTCAATCAGTTGTTAGAATTGGCGGTAGCAAAGAAGCTGCAGTTGGATGCCAAGCAGCTGACGTGATCACCACCAAATTAGCAATTTCTTCTGGAGTTGGTGTAGAGGGTAATCCTCTAATGAAAGGTTTGATGTCTCACGGCTTTGGTGTTTTCGTTGCATTTAAAGCCGCGATCGCTTGGGCTCTAGCATCAGACAAAGTGAACGATGAGAGCCGCTTGATCGCCAATGCAATTACATGCGGTGCAGTTGCAAACAACGCAAAGATTCTGCTGAAATGAAAAATTGCCCATTCTGCGGTAAAGAACCAGACGACATGACCGACAGAGACACCCTGCATCCTTCGGGTGTCGGTTGGATCGAGAACTCTAACGGCCGTGAATATGTTTCGTTTAGAGATGCACCAAAAGAACAATGGTGCTATACAATGAATTGTTTGGAAATTCATGGTGGATGTGGTGCACAGATGAATGGAGATACCGAAGCTGAGTGCGTAGAAAAGTGGAACCATCGAACATAACAACTACATAAAGATAGTCAATATACAATTCACCTATCGACAAACAAACAAGGAATTGCAAAATGGCTAAAGTTCAATTTGATAACAAAACCGGCGAATGGTTCTGCGTTGCTCCTAACGGCAAACGCTATTCGTCTAAACGTGAATCGTACATCACATGGCGAGCAAGTCAGATTGACGGATCCGGTGAAACGGTCCAAGCTTCAAAGGAAAGCTTTGAGGAAGACATGACATCCAACAAATATGATGTCAACCTCCGCTTCCAATTCATCACCAACTTCGTTACGATGGTTGCCGATAAGAGTCAACCGTCCGTCATCATCGCAGGACCCGGTGGTCTCGGAAAATCAGTCACCGTCATAAAAGCACTGAAAGCTGCTGGTCTGACAGATGTTTCTAACACCGAATCGTTTAATGCAGGTGAACGTCTTCCACACAAACGTTTCCGTGCAGTGAAAGGACATTCAACTGCAAAAGCACTCTATCGCACTCTCTACGAAAACAAAGATTCCATTCTTCTATTCGATGATTGTGATTCTGTTCTCCGCGACGAAACTGCTTCCAATCTTCTGAAAGCCGTATGCGATTCTTGTGACGAACGTATCGTTTCGTGGAATGCAGAATCAATCTTCGGTGATGATCTGCCACGTTCGTTCCGATTCACTGGCGGCATCATCTTTATCACGAACATGGACAAACGCAAGCTTTCGCAAGCTCTCCGTACTCGGTCTATCGTCATCGATGTGTCTATGACAACTGAAGAGAAGATGATCCGGATGACCAAGATTGCTTACGAACAAGACTTCATGCCGGAAGCCGATCAGAATATCAAGAAACTTGCTCTGGATGTTCTATACAAATACAAATACAAGGACAATGTCAAGGATCTGTCGCTGCGTTCTTTGATTCAAGTCGTGCGAATCGCTCAAACATATGAGAAGCACCCAGACTTTGAATCGATGGTGGATTACGTTCTGACGAACGAATGAGTTGTTAGTTGTCGATGCCAGGTAAAACTGGCCTTTAACGGAGTTGGGAAACTGACTCCGTTTTTTTTTTGCTTTTTCTAGATGAGTTCTAGAGGCTCACGAATTGTACCGATGGTATCTATCATACAGAATTCTGGATGTGATCTGGTGAGATTCTGGATGTCTCTATCAACCGTCTACACCAACACCACGAGCAGCTAATTCTTGTTTCAATGATCTATGAATCATGGACAGTTCCACATCCATTTCCCATGGCAGCATCTGGTCAATTGTCTGACCATCATACTTGAAGTGATAACGTAAGATGTGAGCGGCTGATAGACTATCACTCAAAGAAATTCTATCAACCGTTAGACGAAAAAATTCTGGAATCCAGAAACCGTTTTTGTGTGTAGTTTGCCGCAACCCTTACATGTGTAAGACCCAGTCAGTTTGATCTTCGGCATGTTCGCCATCCAAGCGGCGATCTGTTTCTGCTGGATCGGATTCATGGAATCCACAAAATCAATCTTCTCTTGAGTGGACCAGTCGAACGATTCGTCGTCGGTATAAACAGATACCAAACATGATGCAATGACATCACTAGCATTTTCACCACCAGATTCATAGATGCTAGCAAATTCGTCAATTGTTGGATGTCTGAACTTGACGGTGTAGTTCGATTGTGGAATCTTGATGACGATATGACTTTCCGGTTTAGGTTCAATCACGATATCTTGAATGTCGACCGTGAAATCCGTTTCGCCGGGTTTACCTTCGTCACATCCACCCTTCAGGTCCACCACTTCGCCAACTGACTTTGATCTGATCTGCAGGAATACATATTCAGCGTCGTAGTAAGGCGCAATAGATGGATCCAGTGCACCCTCAGTGCAAGCATTTACGGTATTCTTGATGGCGGCAACGATGGCATCTAGAGAGCCGTCTTGCAAAGCATATAGTAGAGCCTTCTCTTCTTTGATGGTATAAGGTCTATATTGAATCTTCTTACCAGTCGATGGTTGAGTTGTCACGTATGTCGGTTGAATAATCTTGGTCATTCACTTAAGCTCCATTTAGATAGTTATAGTCACGATAATCTGGCATCGGTTGAGTCTGCTGGACTTCGATGTTTTCTGATTTACTCGGCATCGTTCTCGGTAGAAGATCTTTCGGACCCATGTCATTGCATTCGACCCATTCAAAGACAAACTCCACACCGAACTGCAATGCATGATTGTTTGATCCGTGACCGAATTCAACGGATGTGATCATCTTCGGAAAACAACGAGCATATTTGTACTGATAGACTCTTTCGCTTTCGCGGTTTAGAACATAGACAACGATTGAGTCAGACGTATATGAATCTGGCCATGCAAATCTGCGATTCCTTGGAGTAATTGAATCAATCCATTGGTTGAAAAAGTCTTTGATCTTGTTGTCTTGATCGCCATAGAAGTGCAAGAAGAGATTATTCGTATCATGGTTATATGCAAACTTCCGACGATTACCAGCTTCAACATACGAATCATTTGTGAAGATGCTGGTCTGTGGGGTAGACGCAAACGAACACCACATATTGATCAACTTCAGGATGTCAGAATCTACCGCAAACCCTGGAGGTGGATTGATCACAACCTCATATTGATTCAACCGAGCTACATTGCGCTTCGACAATTCAGCTCGAAATTCTTTGAAACTTGACATGATCCTATTAAATTCTCTATAGTACTATAACAAAATTTAATGGTCAATAATGACTAACACTTCCAAAATCCTAAGCTATCCACTGACACTAGGACATTCTGACATTGACACAGTCGGCAATCCAGCTCAGTATGTGCTATTCAAAATTAACAATACTACATCGGCATCCAAGTTGAGGGATGATACTAGTGAGCAACCAGTATTCGTTACGACGGAACGTTTGGGTACTGGTATTTCGTCAGTGCCTACATATAGAATGCCCGCTGATAAAACAGTCTTAGAGAAATATGACACAAATTCAGTAATCGCGACACGATGGGTGCAACAGAAGGAAATGGTCCGTGTCGAAAAATCCATCATTCTACCGATGCCAGAAGACCATTCGGTTGAGACTAACATCGAGTATCAGGAACACGATCAATCTGCTCTAACAAAATTCGCGGATACCGCCAACGTTGGTGTTGGGAATACTGTTGGTGGTTTGGCCAAGTCCATCATCTACGATCTGCAGCAGAAAGGGTTCAATGCTGTTGGTGGAGCAGTAGGCGCAGGTCAGATAACGTCGTCGAGAGATCTATTGGCTGCAAACAGAAACATCGTGAATCCCAAGAAGGAACTGCTTTATAACGGTTTCTCTAGAAGGACATTCAACTTTAGATTCATGTTAGCCCCAAAATCGCAGCAAGAATCGGAAGCAGTCAATCGAATCATTGAGACATTCCGTTTCTATTCGCTACCCGAACTTGAGGCAAATAGGATGTTCTATCTGTTCCCTGGTGAATTTGAAATCAGTTTCATTCATGGTAGTAAAGATAACCCAAACGTTCCCAGAATTGCAACCTGTGCATGCACGAACGTTTCGACCAACTACAGTCCGATGGGGCAGTGGGCAACTTTACCAGATGGTTCACCTGTCGTCAAGACATTAAGTCTTACATTCAAGGAACTTGAACTCATTGATAGACGTCGTGTCTACACAAAAGATCAACCTATTATTTCTGGATTCTAAATGAACGGCTACTTCGCATCAATGCCATTTGGTACATATGTCACCGTGATAGGTAGACAGAGAAGAATGGATGTCGTCCGTGGCATCCTACGTCGATCAAAGTTCATCTCAAATGTAAAGAACTATTCAGATGTCTATCTACCTTACACAATCAAGTCAGGCGATAGTCCAGAGTCAGTTGCGGCTGCCATCTACGGTTCACCGAAGTTGTTTTGGGTCGTGATGTTGTTCAATGAACTTCATTCTTCATACACCGATTGGCCAATGACAGATCAGATGCTATATGACTTCTGTAAAATTCAATACCCTGGTACATTTGTACCAGACGGCGAAACTGAAGAAGTACCCAATATGAACAAGGTTTGGTATTACAAGAAGGACGATATTGTGGTTGGTGAATTCAGAGAATGTTACAACATCTCTACATGGGTACCACCAACAAACACAGACATCACTGCTCTACCAGTCACATTCTATGAACACGAGTTTGCACTGAATGAACAGAAACGTCTAATCAGACTGCTTAGACCCGAAATGCTAAATGAATTCGTGACTCAGTTTGAGCAATCAATTGGTGGTGCTTAATGGAAAGTCTGAAATTCCCGGGTGAAGTCTTTGTAGATACGATCAAAATTATTTCTCATTCTGGGAAAGAGATTGATGTGTCTGGGTTGGCTGAGGATGTCGTTATTTTTGAGGACATGTTTGCTACAACATCATCTGGGTATATCGTGATCAACGATGCAGTTGGTTTGATCGATAGTCTACCGATGATCGGTCAGGAATTGCTATCAGTTTCATATAGAACGCCGACTCTATCTGAAAGAATCGTCCATACGTTCTACATCTACAAGATGACCGTTCTTTCTAGGAAGTTTCGTTCTGCAGCATATTCATTGAATTTCTGTTCCACTGAACAGATCAATTCGCTCAATAACACAATCGCGAAAAGTTTCAATGGCGAAGCATCTACTTTGGTCTCATCCATCTTCAAGGATGAAAGGTATCTAGGTTCAGACAAGACACTATACACCGAGAGAACAAAGAACAACATCAAGTTCATTGCACCTTATTGGTCGCCGCTTGAAACGATCAATTGGCTTTCAACAAGGGCTGTATCCGTAGCAGGTGATACTGACTTCATCTTCTATCAAGATCGCGAAAAGTACAACTTCAGAACGATCTCATCTCTATTGAAGGGTGAGACGAAACGCGATTACGTATTTGGCGATGTTGATTCCGCAACTTCTTTTGGTCCTAATGGCGACTACGAACAGAAATATCGTGTTGTTGAATTAGTGGAAGACCAGACAACATTTGATTATATGCGCATTCAATCAGCTGGAGCAAACGCCAGTTACCTATACACATTTGATGTAACCACTAGAGCAGCTGCTCTACATGAATTCGACTATCTAAATGATTTCGATTCAAGCAGCCACCTGAACAAATATCCATTGAGATCATCTGAGTTGAAACGATCAAAGAAATCAAATTTCAACTTCGTACTGAAGAATGAATATGTATCCGGTAGACCAGTCAAGACACCATTCGATTCCGGATATTTGAAGCGGGCTGCTATAGTGTCTCTACTGAATACCGTCAAGATCAATGTCAAGACATATGGTAGAACGGACATGAAAGTTGGTGACGTTGTTAAATTTTCGATACCTGATAATAGACAGATAGGTAAAGAATCTATCTTATCGGATGTGAAATCTGATTACTACTCTGGTAGATACTTAGTCACGGCAATTAGGCACCAATTCAAATTCAACCAACACTCTATGCACATGGAATTGGTGAACGACAGTTTTAACACAAGAATAGAATGAACCAATCAAGTTTTTATGTTGGTATCGTAGAATCGAGGATGGATCCTCTACTACTTGGTAGAGTTCAAGTTAGAGTGTTCGGGGTTCATCCCGAATTCAAAGAAGACGTGCCAACTGAGGATCTCCCGTGGGCAATTTGCCTTCAACCAGCAGATTCACCTTCATTGTCTGGCATTGGTACGTCTGGTGCAAAATACCTTGAAGGGTCATTGGTATTCCTTTTCTTTCATGACGGTGAATCGAAACAGTGCCCAGTGATCATCGGCTCTGCTCATGGATACCCAATCGCAAAGAGTTCTTTTGCCGCGGATCTGCAAGCAATCTTGGCGGCAAATGTCAGTGCTCAGTCATATTCGTTGGTTGCATCAGCGAATGAAGATACTCTACTTGACAATTACGGCAAACCGATCACCACAGAAACAGCCACGGAGACAATCACCGGATGTTGTTCTGGAGTAGATGCATCTGAACTGTCTAATAGATATGGCTCCACAGTAGATTTGGTCTGTAAAACCTGCTGCGATTATGGCATCAAAGATCCTTATGCTATCATCGCAATTCTATCTAACATTGCTAAAGAATCCGGGTTCGAGTCAATCAGAGAATCGATGAACTATTCATCTGTTGCTAGATTACGTACAGTCTTCAGTTCAAAATTCGGTTCAATGCCAGACGAACAAGCAATCCTATATGTCAATCAACCAGAGAAATTGGCGAACTTCGTCTATGCTGGAACGATGGGTAATGGGTCAGTTGATTCCGGTGATGGTTGGAAATATCGTGGAGGAGGTCTGTTACAGATCTCTTTCAAGAACAATTACTTGACTATTGGTAAACAAGTTGGTGTAGACTTGGCGACATCTCCTGATAGAATCCTCGAAGCGGATGTCGCTGTGAAAGCAGCGATCCAATACATCATCATTCGTTTTGGTGGAGCCAATCGTCTCAAATTCGCTACACTTGAAGATGCACTATCAGCAATCACGAAGAAGATCAATCCAAATGGGTATTCTATAGACATCTCAAAGGTTAGATCGTTCGCTAGTATGTGCAAGATCGCCGATGAGGATGGTGTAGCGGCGACGAAGATTGCTAACGAAACTGCCAAGAATCCAGTAGATCCGTCTAACAGAATCAACTCATCCAAGTCAGCTGAAGAAATCAATTCTCAGAGAACAGCGACTCGTGACGGTTTCGCAGATCCAAACGGAGTCTATCCGTTGGAGGAATATCTTGGCGAACAGGATACCAACAGATTGTCTAGAAGGAACACTAGAAACACTGCGATAGAGAAACGAATGGATAATCGTACCGTGGGTATCCGGACGATTGGAGGTACATTTGACGAGCCCCAACCTGCATACAATGCCAAATATCCGTACAATCTAGTTAAGACAACTGAATCTGGTCATACAATTGAGTTAGATGACACACCAGGGAATGAACGTATTCATTTCTTTCATACAAAGGGCGGATACGAAGAAACGGATCGTTTTGGGAACAAAGTTACCAAGATCATTGGTGACGGATACACAATCGTTGATAGGAATGGGTACATCTCTATCGCAGGTAAAGCAAGAGTGACGATCGGTGGAGATTGCGATCTTGTAGTTGGTGGCAACGTCAACATGGAAGTCGATGGTCATATGACCGTGGATGCTGGTGGCGACATCATGTTGAAATCCGGTGGGAAACTGTTGGTTGATACTGCCGAGGGTGTATCTGTTAGATCCGATAACCTCATTTCATTGGACGGATCACAGGTCCATTGGAATTCCGGTTTGTCTACGGCTATAGGGAATTCCAAGCGATATGCAAGTGGTATTGACTTCGAGAAGCAGATACCGGAAAACTTCTTGGGAGCCACCACACTCGAACTTGATGGTTTGGATGAGTCAGAAGCAGCTGAAGGTATCTCGAAAGCAATCAGTTCAGGCACCATCACTCAGCGTGAAATCGACGAAGGGAAAGCAGCCTCATCTATAGAAACGGATACCAAAGAAGCATTCTCTAAATCTGAAATTGCGAAATCGTGTGCGATGTTCGTCAAAGGTAATATCAATGATACCCTACAGATTTCGAAGTATTACAGTTTGGATATGCTATCGTCGAAAGCGATCGTTTCGAAGTACAGGATCATTGACAATAACAATCTAACAGATTCCGAGATCGCATGCAACCTGAAGAGCTTGGCTGAGAATTGTTTGGATAAGATCAAAGCTCAATATCCAGAGATGATTGTTACATCTGGGTTCAGAGCAGGAAACAATTCTTCACAGCATACACTGGGTCAAGCTGCGGATATGCAGTTCCCAGGAAGAACTAAATCCGAATACTTTGAGATCGCTCAATGGATTCGTGATAACGTCCCATTCGACAAACTCATCTTGGAATACAAAACTACGGAAACAAGACAGCCATGGATTCATATTTCCTTTGTCTATGGCGGAAACAACAATAAAGTCCTGACTTATATGAATCATAGAAAGTTCGGTGACGGTTTGCATAAACTAGAGGCATAACATGGCTGAGATTATCGTTCAGTTACCATCAAGAGAATTTGTAGACATCGACCAGATGTTCACCAGACACCCAGAGACAGGCAACGTAATGCTCAAGAAGAAGCAGAATGCCGTAAAGCAATCCGTCCTGAATCTGCTTCAATTGAGAAAATGGGACAAACCCTTCCACCCAGAGATCTCGTCACCAATCTACGATTATCTGTTTGAACTTAGTACACCAGCGATCAGGATGATTCTTGAATCCGAAGTGGAAAAGTACATTAGTGCAAACGAGCCAAGATATGTCGTGACGAATGTCACCGTTTCATTCCCAGATGCTCACACCATTAAATGTGAATTGGAAGGTACATTGGTCAATACAACAGAACCATTCACGATTGTGTATTTCGTGAACAGAATAAGATAACGGAACAAACATGACGACACCAGTAACTCAGTTAGATTTTGATGCCCTTAAGGCAGAACTGATTGCTCACATCAAAACGAATCCAACCTTCACCGATTACAACTTTGAAGGTTCTGCTCTAAACGGCATCATGGATATCTTGGCATACAATGCACATAACACCGCGTACTATGCCAATATGCTACACAACGAAAGCTTCTTGGATACTGCTCAGAAAAGAGCATCGGTCGTGTCGAGAGCGAAAGAGCTTGGGTATGTACCACATTCCATGGTTGGATCGACTGCATACATCAATCTGACAGTATCTGGTCTAACGGCTGGTACTATCCTACAGATGTCAAGAGGAACCGAGTTCACGTCAAGTAATGATAGCGGAGCTCACAACTTCGTTTTGGTTGCAGAAACTCTATCGGTTCCTTCTGGTACACAGACAACATTCTCATCCATGAAGATTGTTGCTGGTAAGATGGCATCGAACACATATACCGTCAATTCTACACTCAACCCATCCGGTATTCTAAAGATCCCTAACAAGAACATTGACATCACTACACTTGAAGTCACTGTTAGAGAATCCGGTTCATCTCTAAATAAAAGGACATTCATTAGAGGCTTCAATTCATACGACTATAAGTACGACTCGGCGGTGTTTTACTTAGAAGAATCGTATGATGGATACTACCAGATCGTGTTCGGTGATAATCTGATTGGTTTGGAACCGTCAGACGGCAATGTGGTGGAAATTTCATATGTAGTCGTGGCAGATGACCCAACGATCGCAAACGAATGCCGTCTATTCTCGTACAACGGATCGTTCGGGGCAGGAACTACATTCGGTATCACAACAACTCAAGTTTCTTTCGGTGGTGAAGATCGAGAATCGCTTGATTCCATCAGAGCAAATGCCAAACTATCTAACACATCAAAACGTAGGGCAGTTAGTGATTCAGATTACGAATATCTGTTGAAGGAAGGTTTCCCTTTCATTAAGTCGGTTGCTGTCTGGGGTGGTGAAGATAACGATCCTCCTCAGTACGGTAAAGTATTCATTTCACCGCAACCAGTTTCTGGTCTAACCGTATCTGATACAGTCAAGACAGATGTGCTATTGCCTTATATCAGATCAATGAACATGATGACGATCAAACCAGAGTTCGTCGATCCTGAATATGTGAATGTTGAGTATAGGACACAGATCAAGTTCAAACAGAGTCTAACGAACACATCTGCTTCCACTGTAGTCGGTATGATTAGAACCGCTATCGTGAATTACACAGAATCGATTTCCGAATTCAATGAGCAATATGTTGAATCCGATCTCATTCGTTTGATCGCTGATTTAGACCCAGGCATTACTTCAGTTTACATCACGAAGAATGTCGGTATTGACCTGACTCCGTTGGTTGGTGTAGACACAAATTACATCAGAACATTGAGTAACGGCATCGTCAAGGGCAGCATCTCATCAACCAAGTTTGCTATCTTGGATGGCTCAACTGAGCGCATTGTCCAAATCAAAGAGATCCCCAGCACAAATGAACTTGGTATCTACGATGTACAGACATCCACGCTCGTTCAATCAATCGGTACAGTTGAATATTCAACCGGCAAAATCAATGTGAATCTGAATGTGTCTAGATATCTTTCTACGAACAGATTCGTTGCGATTAGATGCTACCTACAGAATCCAGACATCGAAATGTCTAGAAATCAGATCATTCGTTTGAGTGATGTTGGTAGCGATTCAGTTATTGCTCTATCTGATTCTAACGAAGTAACACTGGAATTGGTCTAATGTCTCAAGTAACAACTGTTAGTCAATTCGTCCCTTCACAATTACCTCAACATGTGCTTGAGTCAGGTAGTCTTTTACCTGACTTTTTGGAAACGTACTATGAATATGTAGATCAGAGAACCAAGGGTGGTGGATTGATCTTCAATCATGAAGCCAACTTAGACATCGATAGAACGTTACCAGAATACATCAATAAGTTCTATGCGATGCATGGTGACAAGATTCCAGTTGACATCGCAATGGACCGTAGGAAATTTCTGAAACTTCTTAATCAGATCTACGATGCTAAGGGAACTGCTAAAGCATACAGATTGCTATTCAGAGGACTATTTGGCGAAGAGATCGACATCTCATATCCTGGTGAACGAGTTCTGAGATCATCTGATGGTAGATGGGTTCAGCAGAGCTTCGTTTCTGTTGAGGCGACTGGTGCATTCACAACAGCGTCAATACCATCTGCACCTTTTTCGATGATCGTTGAATCAGAAGACATCGACTATGAAGTCCGTGTGGATTCGGTTGAAATCTTGGACTCCACTCATGTAAGATTTTTCTTCGCATCATCATCTAAAATCAAAATCTCCGCGAACCAAGAAATCGTCATCTACAATAACAATGATGAGGCGATCTTCGGCGGACAAGCAAGATCCGTGCCATCCAAAATCAAGATCACCGATGGTGGTATGAATTGGAAACTTGGTCAAATCTTCAGACTAATCGGTAGCAATGTAGATACGTTATGCAAAGTTACTGCTGTAGACCCTGGTGGTGTCTGTTCAAGCGCAGAGATCATTGCATATGGCTGGTTCATGCAAGAGAACTGTACATTCGTGGTTAGCCCACACCGCGGCAAGCCGCCAGGCACCACGACTCAATTGGTGACCAACATCGTATCTGAATCTCCTTTAGTCTATGACTTTGATATGACTATCACTGATGGTACAAACTTTACATCGGAAGAGATTCTCGGCTATAAGTGGCAAAAGTACGGTGAAGGTACTGCATACTTTGAGACAGATTATCTCGTTCTTGGTTATCTGGGGTACAAAGTCATCTCAAACGCATCTCAGACATTCGACGTCCAGATTGCGAACATCGACTACGGATTGACCATTGAAGAATGGCGAGATTCTCTAATGAACCTGACTTTAGAGAACCAAGTCATTGTGAAAACAAAGGGATATTACAAGACAGAAGACGGTTTGATCTCTCATCAAAGTATCCGTTTGCAGGATAACTTCTACTACCAAGCGTTCTCGTACTTAATTGATACGACGGTTAGTATTGGAAACTACACGGCTACTCTGAATGTATTGCATCCAGCCGGCACGAAACGATTCGTCAATCTCAACAAGACGTTCACAGATACACTTTCATACACAACATCAACTGAAGTATCTGTTGGTTAAATTCAATCAAGGAGACTTGAATGTTAACGGATAGTGTAAAAGTTACTGGTGAACTACAAATCAGAAGATTGCGTGATGGCGTCATCACTCATGAATATGAAGGCAAAAATCTTGTTGTAACGACCGGGACCAATCTTATTGCGGCTAGATTGGCTGGTTATGGCACCGTCATTTCACATATGGGTGTCGGTATCGACCAAACCGCTCCGTCATCAACAAACACTGCATTGGCTTCTCAAGTCGGTAGAACAACCGTCGTCACTACATACAACAATACCAACGAAGTCGTCTATACCGCGACATTTGCACCAGGCATCGGTACTGGAGATCTAACTGAAGCCGGTCTGTTCAATGCCAGTACAGGTGGTACCATGTTGGCACGAACAATTTTTCCAGCCTTCGAAAAGTCGGTAGCCGACACGGTCACAATCCAATGGAAAATCAAGATAAACTAAAATGACACAAGCAATTCGTAAAGATTTTCATACAGACCTGGCATCGACTGTTGTAAGCGACATTCAGTTCAGAAGATCCAACCTCTATTACTTTATTGGTAAGATCGAGTCTTGGGGTGGTGCTGATACTGCACCCGGTACAATTCAAGCAGACTCTCCAAACCAAGATTTACTGATTCGTAGTAACGCGGTCTATTGCAAGAAGATCAATCAAAACGATGTGTCGCTAGTGACAACTAGACACGACTGGGTTACTGGGCAGCAGTGGGACAGATGGGATGACTCGGCTCAGATGTCTGCATCTAACTTCTATTGTGTCGTGAACAATAGCGGCGAATACAGTGTCTATAAGTGTCTGGATAACGGTAAAACATACGACGGTAATATACCACTCTCCACAGTCAAGCCCGCTGGAAAGAGTCTGAGTGCTGTTAGAACGGCTGATGGATATCTGTGGAAATTCATGTACGACATCCCATCGTTCAAATATTCACGATTCGCGAATTCGGTCTACATCCCAGTACAGAAATCTCTATCAGATAGTTTCTATGGCACTGGTGTTATCACTGGTGCAACAGTCATCTCTAATGGTACAGGTTACTCTAGCGATTCAGCCACCATCGTCAATGTGATTGGGACAACAACAGGATCCGGTGCAACAGCAACGGTTTCAGCAGTCAACATCAACGGAGCTATCACTGGTCTAACGATTGGTTCAGGTGGAACCGGTTACACACTGGGTGTAAACGTTGGTGTAGTTTCTGGTACTGGAGTCGGAGCATCAATTACGGCAACAAGGACTGCTGGTGTAGTAACTGGTCTAACGATCGTTGCGGGTGGTGTAGGTTATAGCATTGGTGATACACTATCATTCAGCGTCGGTGGAGCTGTCGTGATTCCATCTGTCAATTCCACAACAGGTTCTATTGAGAAGTTGACGATCGCGAATGCTGGCGTTGGTTACACTGGTGCATGCACATTGATGGTCGGTGTTGGTGTGGGGCAAACACCAGGAACAGGAAAATATGGAAATGCAACCGCGGTCTTTAGCGGTTTGTTTCATAACGGGCAATTGGTTACTGCGGCGATCATCGATCCTGGCATCAACTATCCGTACTCAGGAACAACAACAATCACCGTCACTGGTGATGGCACAGGTGCGATTCTTCGTCCAGTTGTTTACGGTGGAAGAATCATTGACGTCTATGTTGAATCTAGTGGTGAAGGATACACGACAGCAAATGCTATCGTCGTTGGGTCTGGTTCAAATGCAACAGTTTCAGTCAACTTTTCTGAAAACGATTTCAAATCAAATCAGTCTACAGTCGAACAGGTAGCCGTTCCTGGTGAGATCCATGCATGGAATATCAAGAAGCTGGTACAAACTACTTGTCCAACACTTTAATGGCTCCAACGAACACGGTGGTCACCGTCACTGGCGATGGTTCTGGTTGCACGGTTGAACCAATTGTTGTATCTGGTAAGATCATCAAACTGAATGTGCTAACACCTGGCCAGGGATACACTCATGCGACTGTTTCGGTATCATGTCCCGGTAGAATCACCGCGGGGGCAATCGATTTTCAAGCGACGCCGATTATGCCTCCAGTTGGTGGTCACGGTGCAGATGCAGTATCTGAATTGTATGCCGACACGCTGTCCATCAATAGTTACTTGAAATCTGATTATACGATCAATGGCTTAGGACAAGATTATAGACAGTTCGGGTTGCTAAACAATCCACGACACATCATCACGAAGGATGTCTTCAAAGAAAATTCGCAACTAATTACCCATAACGTGACTTTCTATGATACGACTGGGTTGATTGAGGACGAAATTCTATCCGTGGAGAACATCAGATTCAGAGTTGTGGATGTTAGCGGTCTTAATGTGAAACTACAAAGTCTTTCCATTAACCCTACACCACCAACAGGTACACTGCAAGCAATTGCATCGCCATCAAGAACTTACACTGTACATCAGATCATTTCTCAGCCAACCGTTGATAAATACTCTGGGAAACTCCTATATGTCTCGAACGAAGATCCTTTCGTTTTCACTGACGAACAAGCAATCGTCATCAAGACCTACATCAAATTCTGAAGAACATGAAAAATTACAACAAAACACCTTGGAATGATGATTTCGATTCGTCTAAGAACTATCATCAAATTCTGTTCAATCCAGGGTTGGCCGTTCAGTCACGAGAGTTGACTCAACTCCAGACGATTCTGCGAGATCAGATTGCGAAGTTTGGTAATCATATCTTCAAACATGGTTCAGTTGTAATCCCAGGAAATAGTTACTACGAACTGAAAGTTCCATACATCAAAGTTAATGCTACATTTGATGGTTTGCCAGTTTCAGCCGCGGCATTTGAAGGTAAAACGATCGTTGCCGGTTCAGTCAAAGCCGTTGTGAAGAAGACAGCCAATGCTGAGGATTCCGACCCAATCACATTGTACTTAACGTACATTTCTGGCTCGGCTGGTGGTTCAGACATCATCGATGCCAACACCGAATTCTATGCTCTTGACAATAGTTCATTAAGAGCCACCACAATTTCGTCTTCTCATTCTGGGTTCGGTTCACTTGCATACGTTAATGTGGGTGTCTACTATGTCAGTGGGACATTCGTCGAAGTCGCGAAGCAATCAGTCGTTGCTTCAAAATACACTAGCACACCTACATGTATTGTCTCTCTGAAGATTGATGAGACTGTCATTGATTATAACGAAGACGATACTCTATTGGATCCGGCACAAGGCTCATACAACTACGGAGCCCCGGGTGCAGATCGTGTAAAGATCACTCTGACTTTGGTTAAAAGATCTGCTAGCGATGCAGTCAGCGAAGACTACATCGATCTAATGAAGTTTGATTCCGGTACTCTATTGGAATATTCGAGATATTCTAAGTACTCTGAATTGGAGAAGTCGCTAGCAAGAAGAACGCATGACGAATCTGGTAACTACAGAGTCGATGGTCTTGCTCTTTCACTAAACGAAAATCTCAAGACTGCTTGGAATAACGGTCTATATACCAACGGTGACGAAGATAAGATCACTTATACAGTTTCTCCCGGTAAAGCATACATTCAAGGATTTGAAGTAGAGACGATCTCTGATAAACGAATCGACGTAGACAAAGCAAGAACTCCTGAGCATATCGCGGTGACATCGATGTCACACTATACCGATTATGCCAACTACATTTACATCACTGATGTTCATGGATTACCTTCGTTCAAATTACATGAACAAGTTCAACTAAAAGACCCGTCAAACGTAACCATCGGTACATGCAACGCAATTGCGCTGGATTACCATTCCGGTGATACAACAGACAACACTACAATCTATAAGTTGTATTATCATGATCTGAACCTCACTGTTGGACAATCAATTTCGATGGCGAAGACGGTCACTGGTACATCTTTCTCATCGAAAGTGCTAACGAGACTGAGTACGTACAATGCTTCAAATACTCTAACATCTGGTGATGTGCTGTCCGGTACAGGCAATCGAGAGGCGACGGTTTGGAAACACTACATCGCAACCGGTGATCTGTTCATTTACAGAAGCAATGCGGCTAAGTATGTACCGAAGACTGGTGATATCGTCACTGCGGCATCTGGTACAGCGATTGTGTCTGGGACTACAAACGGCAAAACATCTTCTGGCATCCCTCTGTTCCAAATTCCAGCTGAAGTCGTTGCTTCTGTGAAGAATGCCGGTGGGACTGCGGATATCGAATACACAATCTGGGATGTCTACACAATTACGTTAGATGGTGCTGGAGCCGGTTCAGTAACTACATCAATCGGAGAATTCGTGGTTCCAGAAGCCGGAACCGTTGTTGCATTGGATTCTGCTGGCCACAACTTCTTGCAGTACTTGACAAGACCGTCTAATAACGTTCTAAGCATCTCTGGTTCACCCATCGTGTCCACGACGGTAACTGTATTGGCTCAAGTTAAGCGAAGCACCCAGCCCGCGAAAACGAAAACTCTAGTGACCACAACAACTTCTGGTCTTGGAGTAGGAACGACCGTCAGTTTAGCACAAGCAGATATCTACAAGTTGATCTCAGTCACAACCAATGCTGGTGCAGATGTAACTTCACTATACACATTGGACAATGGACAGCGAGACTTCTATTATGACATCGGGTCAATTTCAAGATCCGCTGCTCTACCAGTCGGAACGACATCAATTTCGGTGCAGTTCTCTTACTTCGACCATTCAGGTTCTTCTGACTATTTCTCTGTAGATAGTTACACGACGCTGGGTGCTTCGTATCTGCAGCAGATTCCTTCATACACACCAAGCAACTCCAACCAAGCCATTAAGTTATCTCAAGTTCTTGATTTCAGACCGAAGAAAACCGTGGGTGGTTTCACTACTACCGCTGGATTGTATTCTGGATCGGCTGTCATTGATAACATCATAACCTCGTCCATCAAATACTACATGGGTAGGGTTGATACCGTCTACTTGAACAAGTCTGGTGAAGTACTTGTTGCTAAAGGCATCCCTTCATTGAATCCAGTCAAGGTCTCTGTCCCCGATGACGTGCTGCCATTGCATCATGTGACTCTGCCACCATACACGTCCAATTTAGACACTGTGATCCAAATTGCTGAGAAGAATCAGCGATATACGATGGCAGATATCCATAAGTTGGCTGATAGAATCTCCAATGTGGAATACTTTTCGACACTCAATGCAGTTGAGAACAGTCTTCTCCAATACGAAGTCATTGACGCAGCAACCGGTCTGAATAGATTCAAAACTGGATATCTGGTTGATAACTTTGAGAATCCTACAACAATCTGTGACTACTACAATGCACAGAATACCGTCAGTTTTACCGAACGGAACATGTCTTCCGCAGTGGATCCGCATGACACTGAATTGGCTCTATTGACACCGAGCAGTGGTTACAAAATCATCGACGGTAAAGTGATGTTGGATTACACAGAAACTCCTCTAATCAACCAACCGCTATCAACAAGAACGACCAATTTGAACCCATTCTTGGTCTTCTCATGGCGTGGTGAAATGACAATGACACCTGCGGTCGACAACTTCGTTGATGCGGAGATGCTACCGGAAATCGCTAGAAATGTTTCCGAGACAGTAACTGTTATCCACCAACAGAGAGTACCTGTTCCATACAACACGTCGAATTGGTGGGAATGGTTTACATCTGCCCCAGCAATTTCACCATCGGTGACGAACATTACGTCCGTTCAACAGACTGTTCTTAGTGTAAACCAGACCGGTGTCTGGGTTTCCCCAACCTAATACGAGTCAATAAATCAAAACATGGCTACACAAAGAATAGATAGAACTACACAACTGATTGACAAGTCAGCGGCGACTTTCATGCGCCCGCTGACGATTTCATTCAGAGCAACAAACCTAAAACCGAACACAACACTTCATGCTTTCTTTGATGGCGTGAATGTCGATAGATTCGTGACTCCATCAGGTGGAGTCTTGGGTGGGGCACTCATCACCAATTCTTCAGGGACGGTGAATGGTACATTTACGATCCCTGGTAAAACATTTACCGTTGGTACTAAGAAATTCGTTCTTCAGCAAAGCAGCGAATATGTAGTCATCGATACATTAGGTAATACTGATGTGTATGCCGTGGCGAATTTCTCTGCAACTGGAATCACTGAGCGGTATCAGACAACAGTCTCTAACGTATCGTCCACGACCATCGAACAGAATGTGCGGATTGAAGTACCTTATCCAGTGTTCGTTGCACCGGATGGCGGTGGAGATCCTTTAGCTCAGTCGTTCTTCACTTACGGCGTTCAGGGTGGCTGTTTCATTACTTCACTTGATCTGTATTTCGCGACCAAAGACACCGCAACTAATATGCCAGTGTGGGTGGAAGTCCGCGAAATGGAGAATGGGTATCCGTCGAAGAAATTCGTTGCACCGAATGCAGTGCTTAGTTTACCAGCAGCGAATGTAAATACATCTTCGACGGGAGCGGTAGCAACAAAATTCCAATTCAGCAGCCCAATCTATCTGAAACAAGATAGTGACTACTGCTTCGTCGTCAGATCAAACTCAGACAAGTACAGTCTATGGACTTCACGAATGGGCGAAGTCGCTAAAGAAACTGGTAAGGTCGTTTTCGATCAACCATATTCCGGTTCATTGTTTAAGTCAGAAAACAACATGACTTGGACTGCTGAGCAAAATGAAGATATCAAGTTCACACTAAACAAAGCAGTCTTCGTTGATCCACAAACTGCACCAGTGCTAAATATCGCTATGGCTGCATCTCCCGTTGCTATCAACTGCAACACAATTAGCACAACGACTGGATCAAGTGTCATCCGCGCCAAGTTACCTTTCAAACATTCTTTGGACGGCAACTCAAGAGTACAAATTGCATGTGATCCCAGCGCTACATATAACGGTATCACCGGTTCACTTATTCACAATGTCGTTCTAACGGTCAACTCAGTCATAGACGATTATACTGTGGATCTCAACGTCATCGGCGCTTCAGCGACATCTACAGGGTCTATCGTGACTGGTGGCCGCGTCGTAGACATCCAAGTAAAAGACGGTGGTAGCGGATATGCAGTGGCACCAACGCTAATCGTTTCACCACCCAGCAGTGGTGTCCAAGCAACAGTGACTGCAGTTGTATCCGGTGGAAAGATTGTTGATGTCATCGTCACAAATCATGGTTCCGGTTATACAAGCGCACCCGCGGTTACCGTATCAGGATCTGCTACATTCTACGTGCTGACTGACGAGAAATTCACCATCTCAACGAATAGACTCTATCATAGGTTCAACCCATCTGTTTCTGTGTTAACACCACCAGGAACGAACGTGAACGCATATCTGTCAACAACCAAGACAGACTATAGCCCAGGTAAAACATACAGCGTAGACTTGAAGAAGGACAATCAGATTGACGACGATCTGATGTTAGTATCACGTGCAAACGAAACGACTCTATTGGCTGGTTCCGCAGCAACTGCACTTGAAGTTACGTTCGCCGATACAGCAGCGCAGCATAATCCAAATGTCAGTCCTGTGATTGACTTCAACCATTCACGCGGTCTATTCATTGCAAATTACATCAACAATAGCACCGATGTAGGTTCTACTGAATTGACATCAGATACATCAGCGACAGTCAAGAAAGCCGAATCCAGATACGTCACTAAGCAAGAAACACTAAGTCAGACATCAAAAGGTGCACGGATCATCGCGACTGCATATAGCAACAGTTCTTCTGGATTCGATATCTACTTGAGAACATCCAATTCAAGTACTGGAACGATTCACAATACATTTGCTTGGCAGAAGATGAACTGTGATGTGACACGAAATAGATCAACCAAGAAGGGTGAATTTAAAGAGTACGAATTCTACTTGGATGATATTTCTGAATTCGATACATTCACTATCAAGTTCGTTCTCACGTCAGATACTCAATATGATCCACCAATCATATCTGATTACAGAGCAATCATGTTAAGCTAATGAAAACAGTAAAAGTTGTTGGCTTAGATGGAGTACCAATCCCAGGTCATTTCAGAACAGATACCGGGTTGGTGGTGGTAGACGACGATCATGCTAGATACACCCATGACATCAAAATGGCTAAAGCAATCCAACAACAAGAACTGCATTCCAAAGTGAATAAATTGGATGATAGATTAACAAAAATAGAATCAATGTTGCAAGCATTGATCAATAAGGTCTAAGATGGCTAACATTCTATACAGAGAAACGAATTCCGGGACGACTCCACCTGCACCAGATGCGGTGAAGGGTTTGCCGTTGACGAATGCCGAATTTGATGCCAATCTGAAGAGCATCAACGACGATATCCAAACTCGAGTAACTATGACAACGTTCTCGACGACTGCAACGACATTGGCTGACAATGCCTTGGCTTTAGCGGTAGCTCTTAGTTAAGGAAAATAAATGACAGCATTCAAACTAAAACCAACAGGTTCTATCGGGACATCTGGAGTAAGTGTCTTGGATGGCACTGCTGGTAATTCAACAACCATCATCGGACTGACTGTATCCAACATAACAAACGGCATCATCTTAGTTGACGTTTACATCACTAGAGCCGGTACCGATTACTATTTGCTAAAAGGTACAGATCTACTTCCTGGTAGATCTGTTGTACCATCGGGGGCAGATCAGAAATTGGTTTTGGAGTCTGGCGATTCACTTAAAGTAAAATCATCCGTAGCAGCCTCAGTTGATGTATTAGCTTCGTACATGTTGTACCCAATTTAAGATTGGATTCAAATGAGTGCAGCACTGATTAGGGAAGCACTTAGTCTAACCGCTAAAAACATCTTCAATTCCCATAAAGAACTGTTCAGCGAAAAACTGGCTGGTACAAAGGGCACGATTGAAGATATCATCAAGAAACCTACATTAGAGAGTGCATTCAAATCTCTAATGATGTCGCCGCTTGGTGACAGACTAGTGAACTCCATAGCAGATAGATCACCAGTCTTGGGAGATCTTGCCGCTCAGATTCTAGAAAACTACAGAGCTTTAGCAAAAGAGTCTCGGTTTGCAGATACCGAGACAAAATCGTCTACACCAGAAAAAGCAAACGAACGAAAATCCGAGATCGTTAAGATCCTCAGTTCTGGTAGGAAGATGAATGCAAAAGACTTTGCGGCACATCGAGAGCAGCACAAGGAAGTCTATGAAAAGTACGATGCTTTCCTAAAGCGCGATGGTCTATCCGTAAAACAAATTCAACAGACACAAAGTGCAACCGGTCAAGCCGAACTGAAGCAACTGACTAGTATCGCGACGAACACTAAAGAAGCATCGCTAACTCTGAAGACGATGTCAGGTCAACTGCAACAGTTAGATCAGTTGATGATTGAGATGGATGATACCATCGAAGAGCGCAACCCAGAATTGCGTTATGAACATCAAAGAGAGAAAATTGAATCTGGTTTGTTTGGAAAACAAGACGAAGTCTTAAAGACGCTGGCGTCTCGAACAAATAAAAATGACGTCACGGATGTGGTTGAGAAGCAACCAAAGAAAGACGACAAACCAACATTCGTTGATAAAATCGTTTCGTTAATAAAGACGAAGGCGAAAGGGACGAAAACCTATTCCGCCGGTAAAGCCATCGTGGACAGATCAATTGATATGGTCAACGATAGCATGATCAAACCCGCAAGAACGTTTGGTTCAGATGTCGTCGACTCTACCGTCGCAAAAACTCTAGAGAAGTTGCTACCGAAAGGGACGGCTGAAACCGGTATTGCTGCAGCAGAGGGGTCAACGATGGTGGGTGGAATAATGAGCACTCTATCATCAATAGCTCAGATCCCAGCAATCGGTTTAGGTGCCGCTGGAATGGCTGGCTTTGGTCTAGGATCTAGTGTTGTAGCACCAGGGTTGGATGCACTGTCGTCAGTGGTGTCTGGCAGACAGAATACATTTGGTGGAGCTATCTACGATCTGCTTAATGAAGATGCTGGACAAAAAGCAATCACTCCATCAAAAGGAAACTTTGTCCAGTCTATTGATAACCTGAACCAACAAAGAGATTCAGTTGTCATGAGACCAGCCACTCAGAATCAACAACCGATCATCGTGTCTAGTCCACCAACTATCGTTGGATCTAACGGATCATCAAGTCAACCAGATGGTATTCTGATGGTCAGAAACAACGAATCTTCATTCTCCAAAGTCCAGATGCAGGACTATTGGTCAAAGACGGCATAAACCGTAATCGATCACTTAGATTCGTTGACATCTCGAATCTGCGAGAAGCCTTGCTCACGATATACCTCGTAGGAGCCCTCGAATGCATCCTCTAGCACATCGCGATTCCTATGTGATATAACTATAATGTTTGACTGCCGGAGTTCTGGGGCATCAAATATCTTTAGCATAGATTCGATTCCAGCGGCATCCATCGATGCATCCATCAGTTCGTCTAAAAACAGCATGTTGCATTGAATGGAATTGCGGATGGCCGCAAGTTTCCTAAATGTAAACATCAGGGCCAAATCGATGCGCTGTTTCTCACCAGCTGAAAAGCTATCATATGAGAAGTTATCACGATGGCGCGACTTAATGACCTCAGAAAAATTCTCATCGAGTTCAAACGAGACGAAGAAGTCTAATTTGTCCAAGTATTCGTTGATAGTCTGATTGATGATAGGGATGTACTGTGAAACGATTTTGGATTTCACGCCAGTGTCCTTAAACAGTTCAATCATCGTGTCCAAATAATCAAAGTCCGTCTTGATTTCGGACTGTCTTGCTCTAAGATCTAACACTTCTTTAGCAACGATTCTCAGATCCGATTTCAGTTCAGCAATTTCGTTGATTTTTGAATTGATCTTGGATGAATCGGTATCCAATAGTTTCTGAATCTCTTCGTCTAATGAAATGACGGCCTCTTGGTTTAAGAAGATTTTAGATTCGGTAGATGAGATGACTTCTGATAGAGTCTTCACTCTAGCAAACACGTCGTCGCCATCCTTGATCGTTTCAGATAGATCAGACATCATCCGCTTCAGACGACTACGATTGTTCTCCATTTCTTCGAAGATTGGGGCATCGGAAATGTCCTGTTTGCATGTAGGACAGTTGCCCGTTTCGTGAAGAGATTCAATGTCGCTAGAAATTTTCTCAATTGCACCAACAATCTTATTGATCTTCGTCTGAGTATTGTTGATTTCAGATGCCCGCGACGAAAGGCTGCTAAGTTCCTTGGCTGACACGTCAACTTCACTGGACATACTAAGGACTAATGCTGCTTTTGAATCTCGTTGAGTAGTTAGTTCTTGCAACTTGGAACTCTGTTCTGCAGTTGATTCATCTACCAAGTTCTGCAAACGGTCTAAATGTTTCTTCTGCAGCATTGCCTTTTCTTTTGAAGAGGTTAGCTTGATGTCCAAGATTTTCAGTTCTTCTTTAGACTTCGTCAATCTTTGTTTCACAATCTGATTCATGAATGTGAAGACGCGGATGTCCAGAATATCTTCAACAAATTGGCGACGCTCATAAGCTCGCATTGACATGAACGGTTTGTAATTCTCAACTGATAGAACGGAAGTCTGAGAGAATGTCTTGAAGTTTGTCTTCAGGATCGTCTTCTCCAACATCTCTTGAAAATCAGTAGCAGCAGATTGATTCAGTGCAACACCATCTTCAATGATCTCAAAGACGTTTGGCTTCACCCCACGGCGAACTAAATATTCTTTACCATTGGCACTGAATTCAATCTCAACTAAACAGTTCTTACCATTTACTGAATTAACGATTTGTGGTTTCGTAACATTCTTGATTGTCTGATTGAATAGAGCAAACGTGATCATGTTCACCAAAGAACTTTTACCAGATCCGTTCTTGCCACCAACGACCGCTGTATGATGTTTTGCGATATCAAATTCAAGAAAGGCATTGCCGATGTTGAAAAAGTTCTTGCCACGCACTTTCTTTAAGATCATAGAGACACCATCTCCATGGCTTCACTATACACTTCTGTGATCATCGTTTTCAATTTCTGTTTGTCCACATTCATATCCATCTGATCCACAACATGGTTTATCATGTCAATCGTTGATTTGAATTCAGCCTTTGCAGCAAGAGCATCTTGAACTGCATTGGCTACATCAACATCTATAACTTGGATGTTATAGGGCTTCTTTGCTGAAAGGTTCGCGATGTAACTATCGAACTGATATTGGTCGTTCTTTGAGACGACATAGACTTTTACATATTTGTTCTCAACATCGACATCTGGTACTCCGTTCTCAATAGAATCGTCATACTGAATTTTGACGAACAGAGTATTCTTATTCTCAATGAATTTCGGTTTGTTCTTGGGCTTCGCCAAGTCAACCACCCAGAAGCCCTTAGGATCGTCGTAATCACCCCAAGTCAATTCATACGGAATCCCGGTGTAGACAATGTTGTCCTTAGTGGAAATTGTATGATAATGACCAGAATAAACCGAAGTGTATTTCTCAAACAGTTTGTGGTTCATACCAGCATCGGCCATGATACCGGGATACATTGGGAACGATGAGAATTCGAAATGTCCAACAGCAATCTTCGATGATGGCGACGATGCCTTCTCAAGCGTTTCTTTGATGTTCGATTCATTCACCCATGGAAAGAAATCAACCATTTGATCTCCAACCATAAGCGTCGCTGGATATTGAGTAACAGCGTACATCTGAGGTTTGTTGACCAGCAGATTCACCGAATTGATTGAATTGGTATTCTTATATGTACAATCGTGATTACCAGCAATCACATAAAGTGACATGCCCCTATCTTGCAAGGGTTTAAAGAACTGTTCGTTCGATCTCTGCAATGTCAAGAAATTGACTGCTTTGCGTTTGTCAAACAGATCACCGGTTTGAATGACGTGTTTGATTTTGTGGAGATCAACATATTCAAAAAGTTCTTTGTAGAACTTCTCAAAATGGGAGTGCATCACAGTTGAATCGTTGTTCGCACCCCAATGAGTGTCACCCAGAACGATAGCTTTCGTCATTCATCACTCCCCCATAGATCAACAATGTCATCATCGTCAATAACCGGAGGAACTACTTCAGTAACAACAGCTTCCTTCTTTTTATAAGGAGTTAGGTTACGATGGCGCAAAGACGGATGGAGTTGACCAGTGGAATTCTTTTCAGCTCTATTCTGCTTCGATTGTTCAATGTAATCGACATAGACATCGTTTTCCTTCAGGAACTCGACGAATGCATTACCACCCTCATCATCATGTTGAGCATGCTCTGCATAGACTGACATATCCGTATTGCGGAGCATCTTTGCTTTGATTGATGTCTCTTTTTGCTCTCGCTTGATCACTACAAGAAATTCGTTCCAGCATGTCTGCATATAGTACGCAAATGGATTCTGTGAAGCATCTGGATCAAACTTGTATGCCTTCTTGACGCACTTCAAGACCGCCTCAGCAATCATCTCATCCCTATATGGATAGTTCACGAAATTGTAACTATGCGATAGCTTGGTCGCAATCTTCGTGAACGATTCAGCAATGAATCTTGGAATTGGTGGTAGAGGTTCGCCGTTTGATTCAGCTTCTTTAATGTCGCGTTTGAATGCAACATAAGCTTCATATAGATCTTTGTTTTTTACGTACGACATTGATAAAGAGTTTCACAAATAATTCAATTATAACTACCACAAATTCAAATGTAAAATTTTAGTTCACAGTCTACCTTTAGCACGTCTCGATGGTCTTCTTGACAATGATGCAGCAGAGATGCGATGAACTGTAGCGGTGGATACTTTAGCGAAGTCCTCGTTAGGCAACATCAGAGCTGTCTTCCAGTCTTCTAACGGAACTTTGATGATTCGTGATCTGATGTGACCAAACAAGTACTGTTTGATTGCCGGTCTAACCTCAGGGAATCTCGACGCATTCAATAAGGTTTCCCAAGTCAATTGAAGAATCCTTTGCTGAGAATACTTCTTCATCTTCGACAGAGCATCAATCTTTTCATACAATTTGATTCTGATTGGTATTGGTAAGTAATGGAAATTGATACCAGAGAATCCCTTATCAGTAATCCCAATTATCAGAACCAACGGGAATTTGTCATAATAGGGCAATTTCTCTTTTGTCTTTGGATCATATACATAAAAGTTCATTGCACCAGGAAAAAGTCTGGATGTCTGAATGTCTTTCGTAGTCCTAAGTAAAGCTGCTTTATCGTAATCACCCAATTCTTTGATGATCTTCTTAAACCAATTGATGGCATTCTTCTGATGAAAATCTGGATTCTGCTTAATCTGTTCAAAGATCGACTGGTTTCTGTTTTGCTGATTCATACTATTCCAATATCTTCTTCATTTAGGACAATGAAAGTCACGTTTCTTTTTCTGCAATATTCGTCAGCAGCTTCCCATTTTGCTTTATTGACTGAATAGGTATTTGCTTCTGTGATCAAACGTTCAATCTTCTTTGCATCTCTGGGAATCTTTTTTGGTTGCTTTGGTTCCATCATTTCTTTTTTAGGTTTCAATTCAATTGCATAATTTTTCACTGAACCATCTTTTCTTTTCATTTGAGCCAAAAAGTCAACGAAATAACGATGTGGTCTGTTATCTACTGGACTGATGTATGGAACTACTAATGACTCAGATGCCCATAGAATGACTGATGGTTCTAAGTCTAAGTAAACCATGAACCGTTTCTCCCAGGATGATCTGTAGATGATTGGTACTGTACCTTGATACTTTTCTGGGTACTTTGGATTATAGACACCTTGTTTGTATCTGGACTTTCGTTTGACGGATTTCATGAATAAATTTAATCTACATCCATACTATCAGATGATATGGACTGTAGTAACATCTGGATGCATCTGGATTCACTTCAATAGTACTTGTCTGTTGGATACCATTGGTATGATCTTCTGGAGTGTCTGGAAACACTGGATCGTTGATTCTCTACGCGCATGCATGTACGCGTCTAGATATTCTTTAAGATATTCATAATTACAGATGAGATCTATGAATGTGCTACGCACATTTGCATGCTACGCATGCAATTTCATTAGTTATAGGTCTATTACGACATCTAGTACAGTTCTAGATATCATTCAAGTCTCATAGATTTAGAACACGATCTCTTTGAGCGCAGCGAAAATAGATCACTTTTAGGGCTTCTATATGAATATTATAACGAGTGCTTCAAGAAATGTAAAATTTTTTTAGCGAGCATCGAAAGTGAATCTGGATATGGCTTTGGATGATTTTGATGATAGTTTGTTACACTTAGTTACAAATATTTTCATGATTTGATGATGCTGGATGTGATTAAATTCATGGACTAGGAGTTGAACGATGGCAGAAGAGTACGAAGACGAAGAATCCACTGATGGGTACATCGAAATCCATGAAAACGTCAATAAGCAGTATCATGTCTTTCTGGACGAACCGATCGTCGGAGCCAGCCATTACAGACAGCTGAAGCATCTATTGAACACCGCCACAGAAAATGATGAGGTCATTTTCTACATCAATACAGAAGGTGGCAATGTATATGCTGCTTTGGGTATCATTGAGGCAATGAATAGGTCTAAAGCCAAAATTCATTCTATCATCGAAGGCGAATGTATGTCAGCTGGTACATTGATAATGTTGAATTCAGACAAAGTGACTATTACTGACTCTGCAGCGATAATGTGTCATTCTGCTCATTACAGTCCACCGGTTAGTCATGTGACTAATGTAAAGAAGAATGCCAATAGTTTTCATGAAATCTGGAGAAACATCGAAAGAAAGACTTATTCTGGTTTTCTAACAGACGAAGAGCTTGCTGATATTAGTAAAGGTGTAGAGATTTGGTTTTCGGCAGAAGAAACTAAATCAAGAATGAAGTCTTTGATAGAATACAGAAAAATGAATAAGGGAATTGCTGAACCGTTAGATTCAACAACCTTTATCCTTAACGAATAACTATGACAGAAAAGTTAAAAGATTTCGCTGCTTTAATCAAAAAAGCAAATGAAGAAAAAGCTGCAAAAGAAGCAGCGGAATTAGAGCGGAAGAAAGAAAGTGTAGGTCCTTTACTATCTGAGTTATTTGATACAGTAAAAGAAGCCAAGAAAGTAAAAGAAGCTTCTAAACCAATTGGTAAAGAAACTGTTGTCGAATTAGTAAAAACTCTAGAATCTCAACTTGAAGAAGCTGTCGCGGATGTTCAGGAAAAACTTGAAAAGACAGCCAATGAAACCGATGCTATCGCCAACGATAGTGTAAAGAAACTGAAGGATGAACTTGAGGTTCTTCGCCGTCAACTTCAGATGATTGAACGAGACGTGAAGTCGATACCCACCATGATATCCGGTGTAGGTTCTGGTGAAGTCCAGATCACACGAATGGATGATGTTGTAGGTAATCCAATGGACGGTCAGACTTTGGTCTGGTCGTCATCTAAACGAAAGTTCATCTACCAAACACCAGGATCATCTACATCAGAGGAAGAAATGTTATATTCAAAGAGAATTGATACTGTGAGCGACGAACTGCTTTATAAAGGAGAAGCTGCTCCCGGAACAGCCGAGGGTTCCCCTTCATGGAGAATTCGCAAAATCCTGATAAATGCCGAAGGTGATGTAACAGAAACATGGGCGAACGGCTCATCTGACTTCTTATGCCGTTGGACCGATAGATCGTCGTACACATATTCATAATCCCTTGATTAAATTCAATTGTAATCAACAGGGAGGTTGAATGAACATTGTAAGTAATAATTATGCAATAGTTGGGAAGTATTTTTACTGGAAAGGTAAGGTGCTTCCTGGGGTAACATCAATAAAGTACAAGTCGACTGCAAAGGGTGTAGAACTTTCTCTATCTCTGGAAAATCCAGATTCACTGCTGCTCACTGAGCTGCGTTCGTATGGCATTTATGCGAGGGTTGAGAAATGAGTGACATTCTGTTAGTTTTTCCAGACGGTTGGATTCAATTGGATTGGTCGTATATCACATCAAGCATCACTGATATGAACGAGACGAATGTCAATAATTGGATTCAGACGAGTCAGTTCTCATACATCGAAGAGTTCTTAAAGGAACTGTCTTTGATCGACCAATCTGCTATACTTATTGATGCTAAACTCATAGATCAAAATTTCGCGATTCTTTTAGGTTAATTAGATGACTGCTTTTACCATGGCCGGCAACGGTACCCTACGAGATGTAGGTAATGCCGCAATTTGGGGTGTCGCTACTGCTAGAACTGGCGGTGACACTATTGATACGAACGGTTGGACTGTCACTCAAGATCAGGATAGCCGGTATGGTTTAGGCGGCACTACTTCAACAACATGGGGGAACATTACCATCAATGCATCAAAGGGTGGTAAGTTTATCATCGATGCAACGAAGGTCTGGTTGATCCCATTCACTGCTGGTTCTGGTTCATTGACCGCAGGTGCGCCAATTACTTTATCCACGACAACTGCAAACACAATCGGTTTATATTCAGCCGTCAACGTTGCTCCAGTTTTAACAGGTGTGGCAACAGGTTTCCTTAAAGTCACCAATGTTTCTGGCACATTGCCATCAAGTGGCACATTCACACAGGCAGGTTTCACATTCACTATTTCTGGTGCACCCACAATTGGATTCATTGAAGTAAATGGTGATGAGTCGGCTGGGTTCATAGTGAACCGCCTCGGTTCAGTTGAGATCTATGGTGCATGGTATTCAGCCGGTACGACATCTGGTCTATCAACAACAACATATCAATTACCGACTAACGGTGGTATTCAGTATTACCCAGCCGTCTATGTCGATTCAGATGTGGTCACTATCACTGGTGCTTCATATTCCGGTGGTTCCATCACATACCAGTGTTCAAGCAACACATTCTTAGTCGGAGACGAAGTCACCGTGACTGGTGCTTCACCATCTGGGTACAACGTAGCTGATTTAGAAATCACCGCAGTGACATCTACATCATTCACCGTCACCAGTGCAAATCCAGGCACATATGTTTCCGGCGGTTCAGCTGTTGTGCCTGAAGCATACCCATGTGCAGGTTCTCTTTTGGCTGCTGCGTCTACACCAACGGATGCGGTTCGTGGAAAAGTCTGTTGGGTATCTACCGCTGGCGTTCTGAGATTTGGTTCCGACGGTACAAACACTGTTGGTTATGTACCTACATCGGGTAGAAGAGTTAGAATCCCTAACATCATTACGGCAAATAATACGACGGCTGCTAGAACCGCTAACGTTTTACCGAACGCAACATTAGCGACGCGATTTGACTTTACTACTACCGGTGGTGGAGTGACTAAGATGAACAAGGTACTATTGAATTGGTATCCGTCATTCAGCCAGTCGTACTCAGTAGAGATGAGATTTGCTGCAGTGGCTACACAATTGTCTCTATCTGAGATCGCTCAGCCAATGAAGATATATCGTGTTGCTGTTGGACAAGAAGCAGCTAATGCTCAATTCGGTTTACTGATGTCTCTGTGTTTCGCTGGTGGTGATTTTAATGGCTGCGTCTTCACGTCAGCTACACTTGCACTTGCTGGTAGATACGTGTCATCCTTATCCGACATGACGGGGTTTAACTTCAATTCGTGTAAAGAATTCTCATTTGTCATTAGAGCCAATGCGACGACTGGTTGCGCAACGCTAACTCGTGTGGGATCGTGCACTTGGACGAAGCCAGTGATAGGTCATGGAAGATATCTATTAACGGCATGTAATAATCTAAAGTTCACTAATGCAGTGTATTACGATTCCGGTGTAGCAACAGCAATAACAAACCCAATGTCAGTATGGGAGACTGCCTTAGCTACGTCAGATTGCATGTTTGATGGCTTAACTTTCGGTGGTTTAGCTGATGCTCATCCTTATACCGCCATTCTATCAATCAACGCTGCTGGTTGCACTAGGATCAAATTACGCAATATTGGGACTTCCCCATTGTCTCAATTATCTTTGGGTTCTGTGAATCAGACTGGTACTGTTTGCGCCATCGGCGCTGGTGCCGCTGCTTCATATATCTATATGCAAAGGTTGTTCTGTTCAGGGACGAGGACGAATTTATATTCTGGTGACAACTCATCAACATTTATCTTCTCGGATAATTGTATGGGTGATTATGCTGATGCCCCGGTTAATAGTATGTTGAATATGACGACGCGCGGTTGTGGTTCTACACCTACATACGCTGCACAAACTGCCGTGTACGGGACACATTGGTTTGATCATTTCACCGCAACCACAACTGGTAGAATTGCGATTCTAATGAATGAGGCGACAACGGCGACTGCTTCGCAAGTTGCGTTGACAAATGGTTCTGCGTTCACTGCAGCTGGCGGTCTATACATGCCAACCATCGGGCAAACTGCAACCTTTGAAATGCTGTACTATGCCCTCGGTCATACACAATTCACCAACTCAGCAGCGGTCATGGCTGGTGGTACTGCAACTAACTATAACTACAACTTCTCTGTAGATAAAAACGATGGCGTTGGTTGGTCAACAATGACTACAGCCAACTACACAGCAACGACACTTGGTACAGCACTCAACGGCTTGGGTGTATTAGATCCAACAAAAGGCGTGAAGTTGCGTCTAAAGATAACAACGACCGTCACCAATACCACGGCGATCACATCGTTCTATGTCAATACCATTTCAACGGCAACCGCGCAAGCTAATTACTATGCGCTTGACTCCAACACAGTAACGTTCACTGGTTTACCAACTGGGTGCGATGTCGTGATCTTATCAAGTGGCACGACAACAATTCTTGCGAGCGTGGATGCAAATTCAACGTCTTCGTATACATATACATATTCTGGTACTCAGAACATCGATGTAGGTTTCATTAAAGCCGGGTATGTACCTTACTATATTCGCAACCTGGCCCTCACGACAACAAATTCAACGATACCAGTTAGTTTAGTTGTCGATAGAAACTATTCGTAAATAAATACTTGAAATTAGAGGATTGAAACATGGCAAAAATTACAAATAAGTCCCTGCTAAACGTCGGCACAGAGATCATCATCGACGAAACTGCAAAGACGATTAGATTAGTCGCAACTGGCAACTTGGTTGCGAAAGACGGCGTTACACTGCAGGCCGTCTATTCGAAATTGGTGGACTCGTGGGCGACTGTAACGTATCAAGATTCACCGTTCCCGATGTATGCGATTGACGCATTGTCAGGTCAGTTTCAGTTGGGTACTGATGGTGCAACGTATTCAGGTTGGACTTGGTTTGATGATACCACTCGCAATATGTTACGTGATGGTGGTTGGTCAGAGTATTCGTCTGCTGGTTTGCTGCAACGTCAATATGCCGGTTTCATTGGCTTGGGTTCTATCAACGTTGGTGCTCAACCGTATTACCACCTAGGTGCCACTGATTCCCCAATCAACTTCCCATTCACTGACCAATTCAACGTCGGTGTTCAAGTGTTTGGTGATGCAACGAACGGCAACCTAGATAAACGAACATACGCCAAGACATTCGTTCGTGAATATGGTAAAAAGTACAAGTCATCTATCTTGGCTGATACCGGTGCGACTGGTACAGGTGCTTACAAAGTTAACTTCTTGATCGCCAACGAAGATGACTTGAAGATTCAAGCTGCCGACGGGGCAATGACGGGTTCACCGTATTCAGGTATCACTGTGTCATATTACACGGCAAACCAATCAAGGACGATTGGTGGTACTTCGTATAATTTCAAGATCATCATCAATGGCAATGGTGCATCTTTGGAACAGATTTACACGAAGATTCAGTATCTGCTGAGACAGTCATCAGATATCAATTCTTCCGGTACAGCTGGTGCAAAGATTGGTAAGATTCAACCAGACTTGCTAACATTCGTTGGTGATACGTTGGTCACTAGCCAATCGGTCTACATTGATAACGTTGCCTCTGCTGATAGTAACAGAGTTGAGTTCTACGACGATTCAAATACAAAGCGCACTAACCCATACAGTTCTTCTGGTGTGATTAGTGCTAATTCACCTCTGATTGGTGCAGGTTCGTCATATCGTCTGATGTTCACATCTCCTCCCGGCACTGGTAATGATTACGGCGAATCCGGTGCAATCACAGTTAATGATGCATCCGGTACACCTATCACTGGTACAATTTCTTCAGGTTCTATCTCGTTTACATATGACTACGATGGCAATACGCAGGGCGGATTTACTGGTGGAACGGATAGAGCAGTTACTCTGATTGGTATTAAGCCAGGTTCCGGAAAGTTTGTGGTGACAACAGGAACACTAACAAGATCTAAAACAATTACGTTATCTCTAGTCGCTGAGCAGGACAGGGTTTACTCGTAAGCACAATAGAGGGTTAAATCCCTTTATTGTTTTCATGAACGATTAGTGATGGCCATTCTTTTCGACCCAGCATCTAAAAGAATTGTCTTGGATAGCGCAACAGTCAGCGCCGCTGAAATATATTCTAGGTGGGTTGATTGGATAACTATTGGCGACAATTCTAAATACTTACCTGCATTCAAGACGGTGGGTGGTGATGACTTGGGTGGTGGCATCTCAATTCCTCCGTATTACTTTCTTCAGAATGGTTGGCGTGTTCGCCCGATGGAAGCATCGCATACACTGACGATTACCGGCAATCTATTCGTTGATGGCGGTGGAGATCCGTTAGTCCCAACTTTGGGTACCTACAATGTTCTAATAAGATCTGTTGTTCCCGTGCAAGCACAGACAGTAAATACCTCTGGTGGTTCAGGTGCAACATTGGCCGAAATTGAAAATTCGTCAATTATCGCAAAACAAGCATCTATCTTAGAGACAAAATTGGCCGTCGAAACAATCTGGGACAAACCGATATCTAGCATGACCGATTCAACTACTGTCGGTGGATACATCGCCAAGAAACTTCTATCGGTATCCAAATTCATTGGATTGAAATAACTACATGATCGATGGTTGGATAAAATTCATCCATCGACAAACAAAATGTAGTTTTCAAAATGAATCAATATCATGACAAGTGTATTGCTTTAGCCAATGAATTACTAAAGCGCTATTCTCAAACTGCAGATTTCACCGTTCAGCTGTCTTACATGAATCGTAAACATGTAGTCGGTCGTGCTTTCTTTGATGATCATTTGATTGATAAGAAGATCTGTAAGATTCAGATCAACGAAACCAGACTCAAACTCTACGGTGAACCGTTCTTAGACGAAATTGTGCGTCATGAAGTCGCTCATGTAATTACTGCTTGTCTACATCCAGAAGCAAAACAGTCGCATGGTAAAGAATGGAAGCGCATTGTTGCGTCTATTGGTGGTAAACCATCTCGGTTTATTTCTCGAGAGTTTAGTTCAAATACTAATTCAAATCGTCAGCGGGCTGAATGCCATTGCTGTATTCAACCGGTTGGACCTATCGTCGCTAAACGAATCGCTGAGGGTAAGAGGTATTCTTGCCTTCGTTGTGGCGTTACATTGAGACTTTGTTTGCCTGTTGAGGATAAGCATGCATATAGTATCTGAGAATATTCCAGCTGAGCACTTCACCAAGTTTCATTCTATTCTGTGTGAGACTGGTGGCCGTTACATTTGGCCAGGTGCAATCAATCATGGCCATTACTACAGAGTTCATTATATGCCGGGTGATTGGAAGAAGCAGTGTTCTGAATTCAAACGACAGACAGCGAGCATCACTGAAGTCCGTCGTGATCAATGGTATCGTCGCCTCGCCCGCCGTTTGATGTTTTGGAGATCGCTATGATTCACTCTCCACTTGTATCTGAAGATTTTGCAAAGTCGATTTGGTCGAAATTTGACCAATGTACTTATGAAGTAAATTCATTTAGCGGCCCTTTGATGGAGTTCTCTGAATTACCGAAAGAACTTCAATGCTTCATCATTGAGTCCGTGTCGGATGATGGGTTTGAATTGGTTGGTGATGACTACAACAAGAATCGAAAGTACATCGATCACATACCTTCAGGTTGTGTAGAATTTCAGATGCACACAATATCGGTTACTCCGCATACCGATGATATTCATCCGAAAATCCATTTCTTCGTACTACCGATTGCAGTTGTCAATGAAGAGCGAAACTCAAAAACTATCTACTGCGATCTACCAAGATTTCAGTATTACGATTCAGTGACAAGTAAGAAGAGTTATGGTGCTCTTTATGAAAGAGCGCTTATCTTCAATCCTCGGAAAGAACACTCTGTGTATTGGTGTGGTTCAGACTACATCGTCATGATGCTTTCAGTAGTAAGGAAATGATATGGGTGGCACTGCATTGGGCTTTCAAGCCAAACGAATGAACAAAGAACAGTTCATCACGATCTCTGCTGATGTTGTAGAGAAAATCCGTTCTTTGGGGTATACAGCCGATGTTATTCCTGCATACCGAGACAAGGATGACTTTGGTGATATCGACATTGTCGTGATGCTCGACGAGACGGTGGATTCTACGACTCAAATTGATAGAGAACTTGGTGCAATTGAACATTCGCAGTTTGCTTGGGCAGACAAGAAATCTAAAATCATTTCATTGGGTATTCCTTTGGATGATGGTGTCGTACAGGTTGATCTGATTCATATCGCTCGTCAATCATACGACTTCGCTCTGCGGTACTTCTCCTACAATGATTGTGGTAACCTCCTTGGTAGAATTTTCCATAAGCTTGGGTTGAAGTTTGGACATGACGGTCTATGGATGCCAGTTAACGCAGGTACTGACAGAATCGGAAACATCGTCGTCACGAGAGATTTCTCCGCGGCTTTGCGGTTAATCGGTTACGATCCTGAAGTGCATCTAGAAGGATTCCAGACGCTCGAGGAGATGTTCAAATACGTAGCCGACAACGATCTGTTCAATCCGTCCATCTATTTACTGGAGAATCGGAATTCAATTGCCCGCGTTCGTGATAAGAAGCGCAAAACATACACGGCATTCTTGAAGTGGTGCGAATCGCTGGGAGAAAAAGATTGGTATGTATTCCCTGAAGACAAGCGTATCTGGAACGGTCTGATCTTCACTGAATTCCCACATGCTGCTCAAGATCATTTCGAGATCCATCGCCGTCATAGTCTTCAATTGATGGCTAGAGAGAAATTCAATGGAGATATCGTTGGTCGTCTGACTGGTCTATCCGGAAAGCAATTGGGTGAGTTCATTAGATATCTGACGAATGGTACAAAATATCATCAGTCTGCTATTATCGCTAGAACGGCGGAAGTAACAGAACAGTTGATCAAAGACGACTTCGAACATTGGCAGAAACATCGTCATGAACTGTTTGTAGACCATGTCTACAAACATCTGTGAGAAAAATTTTACATTCTCTAGAGTCTGTGTAAAATAAATTCTATCATCATATATCTGAGGAGTTCAGGTGAAGAAAACTGTAGGAGTTGTTATTGGGCGGTTTCAATCTGGAAAACCGCATGCTGGCCATATGCACTTGTTGGGTGTAGCCGCATCTCAAGTGGATCGTTTACTGGTTTTGGTTGGTTCAGCTAACCAATGCCGCTCGATCAAAAATCCATGGACGTATAGCGAACGTGTACAAGCACTAATCGTCGCTATGCGAAACAGCAAAATCGATCTCTCTAGAGTGGAATTTGCTCCGCTGAACGACTATCGTTATTCGGATGGGCAATGGCTCACCGATGTTAGGATGACGATTGGTTCGTTAGCAAAACCTGACGAAAAAGTCATTCTGTTCGGTCATTACAAGATCGGGAATGATTATTTGAATTGGTTCCCGGAATTTGAATTCCGTAGCGTAGAATCATCTCATGCTATAGATGCAACAACGATCCGCAACAAGTTGTTTGCTGAACGAGATCGGTCTGTACCAGAAACGGTACTAGGTGATTACCTTTTCTATGAACGTGAGAAGGTTGCATTCGCTAAATACCCATACCCAGATACACTCAATTTCAATTGTGGTGATGCTATCTTGGAATGCAATGGCCACATCCTTCTGATCGAACGAAAGTTTGCACCCGGCGCAGGAACGATGGCTTTACCAGGCGGCTTCAAAAATCGCGACGAAACCTTCTTGGACTGCGCTATCCGCGAACTCAATGAAGAAACGAATGTTCGTGTCCCAGAAAAAGTTCTCCGTGGTTCGATTGTAGGAACGCGTCTATTTGACGATCCTACACGCTGCATGGGGATCCCAAGAAGCACCCTTGCTGTTCATATTAGAATTCAACCTGATAAGGATGGTTCTCTGCCGAGAGCAAATGGGCGTGATGATGCTGCTAGTTGCCGATGGGTGCCTTTATCCGAAGCACTCAACAGTATCGCTATGTTTGATGATCATAAAGACATCATCTCAGTAATGACCGGTGTGGTTCAAGAACCGGCTTACAAATCTCAAGTGTGTTAAACCGAACATCTATAGGAGTTAAAAATGTTCAAGAAAAATGTAGTTCTCAGTGCAGATTCGTACAAATACAGTCAGACTTTAGCAGTCTATCCAAACGGAACCGAATCGATGTATTCGTACATTGAACCGCGTGTTTCTGGTAAACGAATCGTCCCCTTAGGTCTAAGTGTCTATATCAAGGACTGGCTGGAAACACCAATCACAAAAGCTGACATTGACGAAGCGGAAGAACTGATCGTTCCACACGGTGAACCGTTTGACCGAGCGATGTGGGAACATGTCCTCAACAAACACGGCGGATTCCTACCTCTTCGTGTTCGTGGTATTCCTGAGGGTCAAGTTGTCCCTTCAAACACCGCAATTGTGTCTGTTGTTTCCACGGATCCAAAGTGCCCAACCCTGGCATCGTTCATCGAGACTGCGATGCAGCGATCTGTCTGGTATCCCACCACGATCGCATCTCAGGGTCTAGAACTCTACAAGTCGCTGAAGTGGTTCTATGATATTGCATCAGACAATCCAGGAAATCTTCCATTTGCTTTGAATGACTTCGGTTCTCGTGGCGCCACCTCGTTCGAATCTTCAGGTGTCGGCGGTCTTGGCCATTTGGTTTTCTTTAGCGGTACAGACAATGTCGCTGCTCTGCAGTACGCTAAACACTATTACGGAGCAAAGGGTCCGATCGGATTCTCAGTTCCTGCATCTGAACACAGCGTCCAATGTTCGTACGGTGAAGGCGGTCAACATGAATATCTCAAGCGAATGCTTGATGTCTATGCGAAACCTGGTTCTATTGTTTCCATCGTGATTGATGGTTACAATACTTTCCGCGAAGCTGCTCTCCTATGTACGACGTTCAAAGAACAGATCGTGAATTCTGGAGCCAAGGTCGTGTTCCGTCCAGATTCAGGTGATATGTTCGAAGTCGTGCCTGCTCTGCTTGAAATGCAAAGTAATGCGTTTGGTTACAAGATCAATAGCAAAGGCAAGAAAGTGATCAACAATGTCGGTATCATTCAAGGCGATGGCATCAACCCAACCACTGCTTTGATGCTAATGCAGAAAGTGGTTGACCTCGGGTATGCTCCCGAATGTGTCGTGCTAGGCTCAGGTGGTGGCTTGCTGCAATCCGTTACACGTGACACATCCAAGTTTGCTCAGAAAACATCTGAGATGATCATTGGTGGCAAGGCTGTCAAAACAGTGAAGAATCCTATCACGGATCCTGGTAAGAAATCGAAGGGCGGAAATCAAGATTCTGCTGACTTCGTTACTTACTACGAAAACGGTAAGGTTCTTTACAGGCCAACGTTTGACGAGATCCGTGAACGTGCCTTCGCTGGTGTTAACACTTGGTTCGATACGGTAGCAAAATGAAAGAACATATCATGAAGAACATTGCCTCATTTGTCTCTGGCGTAACACTGGTTGGAATGGGTATGGTCGGTGTCTATTTCAAAGTACCGAATTCTGATGTGATCATTCTATGCGGGTTGGTTCTGGTTACGTTACCGGCGCTCAGCTAAGAAAAATTTTACATGGCGATTTTGCTGTGTAAAATAAACTGTAGATGGTGCAGTTATCCACCATCATTTTTCTTTAACATGAAAGGTATGAAATGAAGAAAACCAAAACTCAACTGGAAAAACTGGCTGCTCTGTTCGAGGCTGGCCGTTCTGTGACCAAAGCTCAAGCTGAGAAGATGGGCATCCAGCGTCTGTCTGCTCGAATCTATGATCTGCGTTACGAACATGGCATGGCAATCCAAACCAGTCAGACACGCACCGGTCTGACCTGCTATTCTCTGTAACTAGAGAATCTTGAATGGAGACCGCGAAATACTGCGGTCTCCATTTGTCTTTCTAGACAGAGATAAATAGATAGTCAGTTGCCGATCTGACAATAACAAATCGGATTCACTAAACTTCAAAAAGGAAATCAAAATGGACTTTTCAAAACTGCTTCAACAATTTGACACAATTTCACAAAAGAAAACCTACGATAATAATGAAGGGGATTCAGAATACTGGAGACCTACACCTGACAAGGTTGGTAATGCCTCTGCTGTGATCCGTATCTTGCCTGACAAGAACATCGACGAGATCCCATTCCAACGCAAATTCTCTTTTGCATTCAAAGATGCCAATACCAATCGTTGGTATATTGAAGATAGTCCTTCAACTATCGGTCTGCCAGATCCTGTCTCCGAAGCCAATCGTGAACTTTGGGAAACTGAAGTAGAAGCGAACAAGGAGATCGTTCGCGGCCGCAAACGCAAAGAAACTTACACAGTCAACATCTTGGTGATTAAGGACACTAACAATCCTGAAGCTGAGGGTGGTGTGTTTAAGTACAAGATGCCCAAGAAGATGTTTGCCAAGATCGTTGCTGCTGCTAAACCTGATGCAGATTTGGGTGCAGAACCAATCAACGCATTCGATCCAATGACTGGTGCAGACTTCAAGCTGGTTAGAACAATCGTTAGCAAGTTCCCCAACTACGACACTTCTACATTCGGTGCCGCTAAACCCCTGTTTGGTGGTGATAAGAAGAAGATTGATGCCGTCTTGGCCAAGTGCTATGATCTGAAGGCTGATGTTGCTCCTGAGAAGTTCAAATCGTATGACGAATTGAAGAAGAAGTTCGAATGGGTCACTGGGGTTAGTAAATCCAATGGCGCTGCTCGTGCTCAACAGGCTGCTCAAGATCCTGAATTGGATGCACTCGCCGAGTTGGCTGCTTCTGAGAAACCTAAAGCAACAAATCCCGCTAAACGTGTCGCGGCTGTCCCTACACCTAGTATGCCTGAAGATGACGATGATGCATTCTTCTCCAGTCTCGTTAACGACGATTGATTGGTCGTAGAATCGTTTAGATTCGTCTAGATCCATGCCCGATATTGGATACCACATCTAATTGTGTTATTTCATTATCGGGCATTTTAACGAACTACTACATTTCGTTAAATGTGCAATAATGGATCAAATCATTGAAAGGATTTGTATGTTCAAGAAATTTTTGATTGCTCTGACTATTTTCACATGTACATTCGCTCACGCTAGATTGAGTGAAGGTGAAGCAGCCATTGTTGGTGCAGGCGTCTATCGTCTATTCACACAAGTCACGAAGACTCCAGAACCAGCCGTCATCTATGCACCCGGTGTACCAATCGGAATCCCTGTGCCAGTTCAAGTCAACCGACAACCGCCGTCCTATGGACCCTATGTTGATTACTGTGGAGCATATGTGAATGATTCCGTGGCTCTTGCATACTGCAAAGGTCGAGTTGACCGTATGCTTGAGATTCAGCGTGCAGCAGAAGCAGATGCATATCAACGTGGTCGAAATGGTCAATAAGTTTAAGCATTGGCTCTCACATCTAATGAAGACGAATACCGGTGACGTCATTACTTGGCGTGATCGAAATTATGTTTTCGTCGGCTTCAGATGTCATGTCTGTGGTGAAGTTGATAAATCCAGTGTGGTTATTGTAGACACCGCAGAAGAGGACTCAGTTGGAAAAGAAATTCAGTAGAGAAGAAATTCAGTCTGTTCATTTAGATCTAAAAGATCAACTCGTTGTGTCTGTTTTAGCCATCGGTTTAACATTCTTTCATTTCTTCATGAACACGATTAGATTGGGATTTGCATTCATTAGAATGTTCTTTGTTCTACCGAATGCCATCGTCGATGACTTGATGTTCTCAGCAAAATTAGTAAAGCTCACGGAGAAACAAGATGGCGCTGTATGATTATGCTTGTTCCAAATGCGGAACAAGAACTGAATTATCCAAAAGGATTTCAGATAGAGATGAGGTGGCTACAGATGTATGTCCATCATGTAATGAAGTTGGGTCGCTGACCCGTTGTGTTTCTTCGGCCGCAATTTCGTACTCAGCAGTTACTTCTGGGTATGGGCGAATTGATAATGGCTTCCGCGATGTTCTCAAGAAGATACATGCCGAAGCACCCGGCTCACGGTTGAACAAAACTTCAAGCCATCCATTTTAAACAACTACATTATCGCTGATAGTGTACAATTGATTTGTGATAGTGCCCGGATGGTGAAATTGGTAGACACAGCGGACTTAAAATCCGCCGCTACGATCAGATGGCGTACCGGTTCAAGTCCGGTTTCGGGTACCACATTGAATTTTAGATATGTCTGCACCAAAAGTAAAACAACGAAATTATGTCGCGAAACATTCTCGGCAATATAATCGGTGTGGTGTACATAAAAATCGGAAGAAATATTTGGAAAAGTCTCGAAATCAGAAACATAGAAAGAAGGTAGATCATGAATGAAAGTGACTTCAAAAGTGCCGCATATGACACTGAATATGAAACATCTTCAGTACGGTATGTGCATGCAAAGTCTTGGTGGCAACCAAGATCAAAGTCGTTGCCAATTGAAAAATGGGAAGTGACGCAAGAAGCATCATACCCAAGATTCACGATTGCTTATGCACGCTGTGATGATTCTATTATCTTTGCATACGCAAAGATGCATAGTGCAGATCTTCGTCTGCCTTACGATAAGAAGGTTGGTCGCGCTACCGCTCTTGAGCGTTTGGTTGCATACGTGACTGGAAAGAAAGCTCCGAGGAATCAATGTGGTGTGATTCAACTATCTGAATTCAAACAATTGGTTTTGGAAAATTCTTCTATCGGCTTTGTTCTATCCAAGAACGTCGTCGATAATATGAATATGTACGACTTCTCTCATGCATTCATCTCCAAAATTCTGGAGAAAGAAGTCAACTCTTTGCTGGTAAAATGACGACCGAAGAATTCAAGGTATTATCTGACCGTGAGCATGCGCTTGCTAGATCTGGTGTTTACATCGGATCTATCACTGCAGAACCATATGAAGGCATCATTGATTGTGTCTGGCAGAAAAAGATCGTAGTCCCTGGTCTATTGAAGATCATCGACGAAATCATTCAGAATTCTATTGATGAGCATATTCGTACTTCTGGTGAATTCTCTACAGAAATTGGTCTAGAGATTGCGGATACCTATAACGGTACGATGATCACTGTATCAGATAATGGACGTGGCATTCCTCAAGAGATCATTGATGGTAAACCACGTCCAGTTTGGGCATGGACTGAGTTGCGTGCTGGTTCTAACTTCGATGATTCAAAACGAATCACCGGTGGAACGAACGGGATGGGGGCGGCGCTGACGAATATCTTCTCTACTGAATTTAGAGGAGAGACTCGTGACGGTAAAAAGAAACTCGTCCTTCTTTGTAAGAACAATCGGGCAGAGATGGATTGGAAAATCGAAAGCGGTGGAAAAGAACGTGGTACCATCGTATCGTTCATTCCAGATTTGGCTAGATTCGGTCTAAAGGAATTCACTGAGGATCATATTGACATGATTCGTGATCGTCTGGTGAATGCAGCCATTATGTATCCAAAGATCACGTTCAAACTGACGATCGGTTCAGAGACAACCAAGATTCAGTTCAAGAACATCAAACAGATTGCGAAGAAATTCCACGATGATGCCATCTATCACGAAGATTCTGGACTAGCATTTGTCTTGGCTCCATCAGGTGCTAATGAAGAATTCCGAGTTCACAGTTATCTGAACGGTATTCATGTGAAGCTGGGTGGTTCTCATGTGGACTATGGCTTGCAACAAATCATCGAATCTCTTCGTGCTTTTATCAAGAAGAAGCACAAGATTGATGTTCTTCCGAATCAGATCAAACAGCATTTACTTTTTGCGATCTGGGTTCGGAATTTCAATGCTCCTCGTTTTGAATCTCAGACGAAGGAGCGCATCACAAATTCTTGGGGTGAAGTCAGTCCTATCTTTGCGTCGGTTGATTTTGAATCGATTTCCAAAAAGATTGTTTCCACACCGTCAATCATTGATCCGATGATTGAGGCTATCCTATATAAGAAGGACTTGGCTGAACGTAGGGAACTCGCGGCAAAACAGAAACAATCTAAACGAATTACTGTCGTCAACCACATTGCCGCTACAGATAAGAATCCTGAAAACAGAATCCTTTGCATCGCTGAGGGTCTATCTGCTATCGGTCCATTGATTGCCGTTCGCGATCCGAAGAAGATTGGCGGCTACCCACTTAAGGGTAAGATCATGAATGTCCGTGGGATGCGCCCTCTAAAAATCATGGAGAACAAAGAAATCTCTGAATTGCTATCGATCATTGGTTTGGAATTCGGGAAGAAGGCAACTGATTTGAATTACGGCAAGATCGCTATCATCACAGATAGCGATACCGATGGAGCCGCGATCTTCTGTTTGCTACTCAATCTGTTTAGCAATTGGCCAGAATTGTTCACTGAGAAACGAATCTGTAGAATGTTAGCTCCTCTGTATGATTGCCGAAAAGGTAAGCAGATGAAGATCTTCTATACGCATGAAGAGTATGCTGCTTTCAATTCAAAAGGTTGGGACGTCAGTTATTACAAAGGTCTCGGCACAATGCCGAAAGAAGTCTACAAGGAATTCATTAACAACCCAGTCATCATGGAAGTTACTGCGGACGACTTCGCTCCATTGGAAATGGCATTCGGCGAATCTTCATTACCTAGAAAAGAATGGCTTGTTGGTGAAGGTTTGTCTTCTGCCTGTGAAATGATCAAGAAATGAACAAATCAATCTCAGAAATTATCAACGATGAGTACCGACAGTACTCAATGTATGTGCTTGAGAATAGAGCGATCCCTCATGTCATCGATGGACTGAAAGCCGTCACTAGGAAATTGCTATATGCATCTATTGATGGTTACGGTGGTAAGAAGACTAAATGCGCTGACTTAGGCTCAATCTCTAGGTATAATTACAATCACGGAGAAGCGTCCGCGATTGGTGCTGTCATTGGTATGGCCGCCGAATGGTCAAACAATGCACCAATCTTTCAAGCCCACGGCAACTTCGGCAGTCGTTTGATTCAAGATGCAGCTGCTCCACGTTACATCTATGTTTCTCTATCAGAAAACTACAAACGGTGGTTCAGAGATATCGAAGTTGCTCCCAAGGCTTTGGATCAAGACAATCCAGAACCAGCTCACTATCTCCCAATCATCCCTTGGATTTTGATCAATGGTACATCAGGGATCGCGGTTGGTTTCGCATCCACAATTTTACCTCATTCCACCAATGATGTTGTTGATGCCGTCAAGAAATGTATCAAGAACCCCGATGCATACTTAGCGGCCAATAAACCAATCAAACCAACATTCCCTCATTTCAGAGGAGAGGTTGTTGATAATGAAGACGGTTCTTGGAGAACTAGAGGCATCATTGAGTATGTCGGTAAATACACATACGAAATCACTGAGTTGCCTATCGGATATGACCGTGAAAAATATGTTGAGTTCTTGAACGAACTTGAGAACGAAGGTCTAATTCGCGATTACACCGACAATTGTTCCGGTGAAGGATTTGGGTTTACAGTCAGAGTCTCTGGTGAACAGAAGTCAAAGATTGAAAAGAACCCGCATAAGTACTTCAAACTTGAAAAGAACCATTCAGAGAATCTAACAACACTCGATGTTGATGGGAAACTGAAGATCTTCAATTCTGTCGCTGAACTCGTTCACTATTTCGTGCAATACAGAACAAAGAAAGTTTCTGAGAAACTTGAATATGAACTGAAGAACCTTAGTGACCGTTCGGCATTCTTGAAGGACAAAATCAAATTCATTGAGGCAGTGATCGCCAATAAGATTGATTTTAGGAAGACGTCCAAGAGCCAGCTTCTTGAATACATTCAAGAAAACATTACTACTCAAGAATACGGAAGTAAGTTCACTGGCATTCCGTTATATAACTGTACGACCGATGAGGTGGAGAGTCTTAGACTTGAAATCAAGAAATGCGAATCGGAATTCGCTGCTTTATCAAAGGTAACACCAACTGAAAGATATTTGGAGATGCTTAATGAGTGATTCCTTTGAACAGATGTACGTCAATCCGCAATTGATTATCACGGACACATCTCTACCGCTTCTAGTTCGTCACGCAGCCAAGATGCTACAGGATCGTACATACTATACGGTGCAAGACCTTCTAGACTCATTATCTACATCCGACATTGGGTGGTTCGTCTTCTTTAGTGAGGGTACTATCGATGTTATCCTCAACGTCAAGAATATCGAACAGTACACACTACCTGAAAAGGAAGCCGCTAAGAATCTGTCTCTATTGAGTGCAATTGTTTCTCAAGCAGAGTCCTTAGTCATGGAAAAAGAAGAAGATATCTTGGATAACGTCTTCAAACTATCCATCTGTAGCACCATCTACTTGAGTGCCCGCGTCAAGAATGCGGACATTGGAACAAGATTGTCGATGTCTCTATCGTTTACTGAATTGAACGATATCATGGAAAGACTTGCACCAGAGGTTCTGAAATGAAATTTGTGTCTAATACCGAAGAACTGATAGAGTTTAAGAGGTGTGCTGAAGACCCGATCTATTTCATTAGCAACTATTGTTATGTTTGGAATGGTACAGACGAGTCTAACATTTACGATCGCGCAAACTCTAAAGTTCTTTTGAAACTATCCGATGAGCAACAGAATGTTATCAAGAGCTTTGTTACCGAAAAGAAAGTTGTTTGGCAAGCCGAACGTTCGACCGGTGAGACGACTACTATTTTAGCGGCATATGTATATTGGTTTGCTAGATTCAAACAAGACGTAATATGCATGTGCGCTACACCGAATCGAAAGATGGGTGATGCCATCAGATCGATAATCTGGTACATGCATCAGAATATGCCAGATTTCATGAAGCTCGAATTGGATGTAAATTGCGCATCTTGTATGGGGTTTGATAATCATTCAAAGATTTTCTATAACACTATTGGAATATCGGCCACCAGAGGCATGAGACTTGATCTGTTGGCTATTGACGAACCTTCAATAGCATCTGATAGAGATTTGCGTGAAATGATGGACTTCGTTCATTTTTCAATCGGAACGAACGGAGGTTCTTTGATCATTGTTGGAGACAAGTCACTATCTCTTAGCACCATCAGCGATGACATTAGATTTGCTTTCCGTGTTTGATAGATAACTACCACATGAAAGATTCTTGATACAATCATCCCGTGGACAAAAAATTAACATCATGAAGGAGTATGTGAATGGAAGATGAAATCAAACGAAAACTTGCGAAGATTGTGAATATCGATTCAGTCAATGTTCACTCAAATGCGGATTCCCTCGAACTTGCGATGATTGGTGGTTGGCAAGTCGTCATCCGAAAAGGCGAATTCAAAGCTGGTGATGTCGCGGTCTACTTTGAAGTCGATTCGTGGGTCCCAACTGAATTGGCACCGTTCCTCTCTAAAGGAAAAGAACCGCGTGAATACTGTGGTGTGAAAGGTGAAAAACTGCGGACAATTCGTCTCCGCGGTGAACTGTCACAGGGATTGCTGTTGCCTATCACCATCAAGCAAGAATTGTCGCTCCTTGAACCTGGTTCCGATGTAACTGAGCTTCTAGGTGTCCTCAAATACGAACCACCGATTCCAGCTTGTTTGGCTGGAGTTCAGAAGGGCAATTTCCCCGCCACTATCCGTAAAACAGATTGCGAACGAATTCAGAACCTCAATCGTTCATTGGAACAATGGATTGAATCTGAAATGACTTGGGAAGTGTCTGAAAAGATCGACGGAACGTCTGTCACGTTTGCTCTGATCGATGGCGAATTCATTGTCTGTTCACGTAACATCAATCTCGTTGAAGACAAACAGAATCTCTACTGGAAGACTGCTCGTGAATATGAGATTGAACAGCGGATGCGTGCATACAATCTGGATGGTTATGCTCTCCAGGGTGAAATCTACGGCAACAGTGTACAAGGCAACAAATACAATCTCAATCAGACTTATCTAGCTCTGTTTACAGTGCAATCGAATGGAAATTTCCTGACACCAATCGAACGCCAAGATTTGTTGACAAAGATGGCTCTACCGCAAGCACCGATTTTCAATTATGTGTCGTTCAAGTTCAAACCCGGCGATACAATCAAGAAGATTCTTGAAGCGGCGGATGGTAAATCTGTTTTGGGTACAACGGGAACTCTACGTGAAGGCTTGGTGTTCAAATCAACCGATGGTAAGGAAATTGTGAAAGCTGTTTCCAATGCATGGTTGGAAAAATTCAAAGACTAAGATGTCCTACATTTGGTTTTTGATTTTGTATTACGTTTCGTGGAAGTGTTGGTTGCATTTCGCGGCTAAACTTCCAGAGACGACACATCCTGTCATTAGATCACCAAAATGGTGGCAGTTCTTTATTGTGTTTTGGTTGATCTGTAAGGTATTTTCACGATGATCATCGTAGACTTTTCTCAAATCTTCTTGGCTCCCATTCATACGGATGGAGTTCTGAAGTCGGCGGCAATGAATCCGTGTGAAGAATCGAAGAACATTCTAACTCACACTGTCTTGAATTCGTTGCGTTTCAATTTCGTCAAACACAAACCAACATATGGGACGGAGATGGTGATTGCATGCGACAACAGTTCATGGCGCCGTGACTATTTTCCGAACTATAAGTACCGCCGTCGTTTGAATCGTGGTTCGGACGAAAGCGGCATCGATTGGAAGTTCATTGGAGAAGTTCAGAATTCAATCATCGAAGATCTGAAAAACTTCTATCCTTTCACTGTGGTGAAATATCCTAAAGCGGAAGGTGATGACATCATCGGTGCTTTAGTGAAACGTGTTTCTGAACGTGTTAGCGAAGACACCAACATCTTTGGCGATCCAGAAGTAGAAGAAATCCTCATCATCAGTTCCGACACAGATCACTATCAATTGCAGACATACAAAAATGTCAAGCAATGGCATCCGGTCAAGAAGAAGATGGTGAAAGGCGATTGCTCAGCCGACATCTATCTACTGAAGAAGATTATTGGTGGTGACGGGGGTGACGACATCCCCAACATCCGAATGGGAGATAATACATTCGTCAACAACGACCGTCAGAAACCAATTACCGAGAAATTTTGTGCATCATTCATTACCGCTCATAAAGCAGGTCGTGAGCCACATGAAGGGCAGCCTGACGACATCAGAGCTGGATTCGATAGAAACAGAACTCTCATTGACTATCGAAGGATCCCAAAAGAAATTTACACGGGCATCGTTGAATGTTATAATGAATCAACCAATCAAAGAAATTTCAACAAAATGAAACTCTTGAACCACCTTTCGTCTCGAGGGATGAAAGAACTATACACCAAAATCGGAGATTTTTTCTAATGATCAAGATTGCATACGATATGTTGGACGAGGTACTTGCTAAAGCAAATGAAAGCGCCGATCCAGCTGAATTCCTTAAGAATGCTTCCAAAGAGGCTCACTATCTTAAGTTCTACATTGAATTGGCCACCGATGACCGTTGGTTGGATTTCGATATCGCCACCGTGAAAGGTGTTGAATATCCTCGCGGTACCGAAGGTGCTATCCTTTTCAATAAGCAGACATCAATGACTATTGAGAATCTGTTTGAAATGAAAATCACCAAACACGTTCGTGCAAATCGTCTGGGTTGGTTGATGCAGATTCTCCACAAAGATGAGAGCGATGCACTAGCCCTCGTACTGAAGAAAGATCTGGCTTCAAAATACTCGAAGCTGACTCATGAAGTGTTGTGTTCATTTTTGGATTCGATCAAGAAATGACCGCAACTAAACAGATGACGATTAAGGAAAAAGAGAAATTCGTTCTGTCCTCTCTAAAGAATGCCGTTATTGAAGACAGTTCGGATTTCGTGCAAGTTGCTTGTGAAATCAATCAAGTGATCTATCCGAGCTTGGCTCAGCACCTCAGTCCTATTCTGACCATTGAAAAATTCAACGATGGCGAAGATTGGGCAGAGAATGCATGTAATAGTCAAGCAATGATCGCTCCATTGAAATTGAATCAAGTGGAAGCTTGCATGAATGGTTACAGAGCCGCTCTGAATTTCATGTTACTCGACGAAGAAGTTTCTGAAGTATTTCCAATGGATGAAATTGACTTCACTGGCTGGAGAATCTGGCGAGAACTTGATGCCAAATACAGATATGCAAAGAAGTTGTTTGAAATTCTGACATATAGGAAAGAACATGGAATTGATTGAGCAGCCTTTGGACAAAAACATCTTTCTATCTAAAGCGAATTTTTCGTTGAAGATTGAGGAGATGGTTCTGACTGGGATGTCTTACTTTGATGCTGTGTTGGCGTTCGCCGACGAGGCTGATAAAGATCCCGATGAGCTGGTTGAATTCATGACGCCAGTTCTTGTTGAGAAATTGAAAGCATGTGCAATTGAATCTGGTCTAGCAAAAAGTCAAAATAACGCAATTGATGATCTATGAACCGCTTTCAAGCATTCAAGTATTGGTATGCAACTCATTTGCATTTCAAGAACTTTTCCTATCAAATGGCGAAGTATGGATGCAACACTGCTAACATCAATAAGAAACTTGAATCCATGTCAGAGGCACAGATGTTCAAGTTTGAATGGTTTGCGAATGAGTACAAAACAAAAGAGATGTTGGTGTTGACTTCGGTTGAGTGCGAACTATCTGATGTAGATGTGCGATATGCTTCCAAGGAATCTGTACGAGAATGCAGTAATCGCATGATTGGTAGAAGAGATTCGGCTTCATATCTCATTAGGGAAATGAACGAATTGCACCGCGAGTCCAACATGCAGAATCTGATTCTTGGATTCATGGCAAATAGGATTCCGCCTGAATATATTTTATGCAGGGATCCTGATTGCAAAGAGTTGACAGAGATGCGGAACGATTTAGATGTTCTGTATCTCAAACGACCAATTGAAAAGATCATTAAGTACCGTGCATTTTTCAATCCTTCTAAATACAGAGATTTAGTTCATGAAGAAGTTCAGTCATCGTGAAGACGACAAAAGAGACTTTGACAACCAGAGTCACGTAGAACACAAGACAATCGCTCAGATCGTTAGAAAGAAACGGTATGTCGATAACCTAGAGGAATTTGGGTTTGACGACGAAGAAGAAGCAAACGAATATTATAGGTATGTGAGGTAATCATGATTATTACTATTCCAACTGATTATGAAATGGCTGGTGTGACGGTCTATTTGACGAATTTTACCACTCGTGAAGCCGCGGATGGGGATACATATCTGGATTTCAATTACGAAATCTCAGAGATCCCATTCTTTCCGCATGATTCGTTTCAAGAGATGCTAGAGGCCGACATTTCAAAATTCATCCTGTCTGCATTGTCTGAAGCAGTCCTTAGAGAACATTGGTTGACAGATGAGACAGAATGATCTTTTGTTGATTGCTGACTTTGCTTCACGAATAGCTCAGGAATCGAAGGCTCAGCGATTGAAAGTTGGTGCCGTTGCATTGACTAGCGACGGTGATATCATCTGCTATGGTTACAATGGTACACGCCGTGGATCTAACAATGAATGCGAAGTTCTTGTTGATGGTGAACTTGTAACCAAACGAGGCGTCATTCATGCTGAAGAGAATCTGATCGCACACGCAGCTAGAAGAGGTGTCTCTTTGAAGAACGGCATCGTTGTCTGTACACATAGTCCGTGCGAGCATTGCGCAAACCTTTTAATCCAATGTGGAGTAAAGGACTTCTATTTCTTGGAAAAGTTCAGAATCTACGACGAAGTTATCGCTTCAATTGGAAATGATCTATCAATCAAACAAATCGTAAAGTAACATGTCACCTTCATTGATCATTATCACTGGTCTCATCTATGCATACATCGCGGCTGAGCAACTCTTCATGAAGTCATCGGTCCCTATGGCCATCGTCTATTCTGGATATGCATTCTCTAATGTTGGGTTGTGGTGGTTGGCTAAGAACGGTGTCGGCCATTGAATGCCTTCACGCAAAGACTTCGGTTCTTGGCTGGATGACTCTTTCAAGAAACATTCATACCGGATCGGTTATGCCAAGTCTGGTACGATCGGTCTAGATGGGTCTACAAGAGAGTATCGGATCCATCCAATAGATACTAACACACCACCGCTAGTAAATGTACTGGATGTCATTCCAGATGTCCTGGTGTCGTATCCAGGATCTATCTCAAGAATCAAGTTCAACGAGATCTCTGTAAACAGTTCAAAATTCCCAAGTTTCAGTTTTACGATAGAAGACGTTGACTATGATTTGGTGATTGCTTCTAATGGTAACGGTGGTCATAAGTTCGAGAAGCAGATCATCGATTCTCTACGTAAAGCAATCTTCGACGGCGAACAGGGAACAAAGGGATCTGATTTGTTTACCAAGCTGGTTGACTTAGGGTTACCGGATAAGCAAAACATCGCTAATGTATCTGAACGTAAAGGTTCCACTAGAAAATCTGATGTACCAATTGAACATCTTGGGTCTGTAGTTGGTGATGCCGTCGTGACAACGAAAACTGGTGAGAAACATTACATCTCATTGAAGTCGGCACACGGCGATACGTTTTCGTCATATAGCGGGGCGAAGTCGTTATTTGATGGTACTACCTTAGACCAGCATTCGTTTGGTGCAAAGTTTCTGCAATCCTTTGGTGTTAACTTGAATACACTCCAAGAGTCGTTCGATACCAGGAATGGGATAATACTGGATAGACAGAAAATCCCAGCCACCGGTCACAACAAATACGAAACGACAGACATCATGCGCCGAGCTTGGGGTTGCAATTACTATTATGCAAGAGATCGCAAAGACGGTTGGGAAACTTTCTTCATAGACGACAATAAATTGAAGACATTGGCTGATGTGGAAGTCGAACGGATAGTTTATCCATCAGAAACATCCAAACAGTTAACGATAAATTGCTCATCACCCATTAAGGATTATCGAATAGAGATCCGAAATTCAAAGGGTGGTGAATATCCAAATGACATTAAGTTTAGAGTGAGGTGAATCATGGCTCATGAAGCAGGTAAGGGTTCTAAACAGAGACCTACTGATTACAGTACGTTCGCAACAAATTACGATGCGATCTTCCGCAAGAATCCTGATGCACATGTATCCGAAGGCGCAGATGGTCTTTTCGAGATCAAGACTCCTGAAGATGCAAAACGCTATCAGACTCAAGAACAGTTGAATGGCTGATCGAGATCCCAGAGTTCTGAAGGTGATCGCAACTGGATGTGATGTTGCAGTCTGCTCGGAATGGGATAAAACGATCGGTGATGCTATGGAAAAAATCTGGTGGTTGATTGGAGAGGATGCAGTCAAGTTCACACAGATCAAATCGAAATTTGGGTTCTTGTGCATTTACTATCATGTAGATAGCAATAAGGTGGCATTAGAAGAAGGTGGCCCGTTATTCACCGAACTGATTTCTCAAGTTGATTCAACCATTGAATGGGCAATGAGAGAATGCAGGCAAATGAAAACAACCACATGAATGAGTCTTGTATAAAATTCATCCATCGACAAACAAACAGTCGAAAACAAATGGCGGTTACCGCTGTATGTAATGTTCATTAAAAATTAAGTTGATTCCTTTGGCTCTAGAAATAGAGCCAATTCAAAAGAACGATGCGGACTCTTTTCCAAGATGTTGCCGCCACCAACATGGCTTTGATGTGCCTGATGCATTGAAGAGACGTTATTGTTCTTTTGAATTGTGGGTTATATGAGCGCCAGTATCACAACGCTCTTCTAAAGCGTAGCAGTGTAATGGAATCAATGCTGGTTCGAGTCCAGTCTGGCGCTCATATAATCTACTGAAAAACTTTTACATTCGTTCAAAGACGTAATGCATATCAATTTCACAGAATTGGAAATGATCGTTATCTTTTCCAATTGTTGTTTCATGACGAAACTGTTTTTCGGGTCTAGATAAACATCGTAATCTGGTAAAAAGAAGTCTGGGAAATAGTGGTGTTGTTTACCATTCAGGATATATGGTATCGGTTCATGCGGTCTTGTCCATTCGATATCTAGTTCATCTAATCGTGTTGCTAGTGCATCTTCCCATGAAGAATCGAATTTATAAACACGCCCTCTTTTATCAACGAACTGGTGTGTTCTTTTGCAAATTCTTCTGTGTTTCGATTCTCTAGCAATCTTTGATAATTTTGCTTTAGTTTCTATTGAGTGTGAATGTCTGGGTTTGTTCTTCTTTCTGATATTGGATGCATCGTATCGCCCACTAGCGTGGGCTGCTTTTATACCAAGAACTGCTTTTGATCTAGCAGCGGGTGTGTTCATTTGATTGCAGATGGCTTGTCTTGAACCATTCATGAAGCCGCGTTCTGGGTTTTCTTTGCACCATTTTACGTGATTTCCACGTTCTTTGTTTTCTATTTCTGCCATGCGCAAATTGCAAAATCTACAATGTCCGTTTATGATATTTGGTTGTTTGTATGTTTGACACGATTTGCTAGACACATGTGTGGTTAATAAATTAGCAGAAATCAGTCTTTTACATGACAAACAGGATGACTTCAATCTTTGGTATGACATGACAACAGTGGTGTAATAAAGTTTGATGATATTTATGGAGTTCGAATCTCTCCAGGCGCACCAACAAAGCATTCATGGAGTGGCTGTAACTCAGTTGGTAGAGTTATGAGCTGAATAATGCACAGCCGACATGTTAATGAGATGTACATTTCCTAACATGGGCGAGTCGTGGGTTCGAATCCCTCCAGCCACTCCATGAATGTTATTGATAGTCAAGATCTCTAAGTCCATATGCGGAGTGAACCGCAGTAATCAAACTCGAGTGTGGGTAGTGGAACCCCACTGCTATCAATTCTGCCTTGGTTCGTTACCAGCAACGCGGAGCACCAGAGTGACTGGTAGGCAGAATTGATAGTAAATGCGTAGGCTGATACGCATCACAGACGCGAACTAAACGATGCAAAAGATGGAACGGCAATACTTAATTTGCAAGTTTACGAGTAGCAATGCAGATTAGTTTGTGGTTGTGATGGTGAATGCCGGAAATTACAGTGGCAACTACTATCAATGGAATATTTCGACTTCAGTGTTTCGATGCATGGACAAAAGCAGTCATCGGATAGGGCAGTTTTGCTTCTTTCACTCACACGAATACTTCGTGTTTTGTAGGAAAGATTGGTGGTGAAACGCCACAGCAATCGGGTCGCTCCCGTCAGCTACAATCAGTAACGTCTTGGAAAGCCGATCTTAGCATGCATCGAAACACTGAAGTTGAGATATAGAATATCATTTCAGTGGCGGCATGGATAGGACATGCAGTAGGTGAGTTGCGATACGGTTCGAGACGTACTTGTGATCTTCTCAAGTACGTATCAAGTCGTACCCATTGAAGTGATTTTAATAGATGATGTTCATCACTGATAGCAGACCGATAAACTTGGCTGGTACCCGAGTCTCGGTATGAAGCAGCCTAACCAGCGCGGTGAAAAAGACTCCAGAGGTCAGAGCATCATCTGTTAAAATTGATTTTTCACCAAAGATCAATCGAGAGACTGATAAATAGTCATCAAACGAAATGTTTCTCGGATTAGCTCAGTGAGTAGAGCGCATGGTTTGGGACCATGAGGCCGGGGGTGCAAATCCTCCATCCGAGACCAATTCAATGCTCAGTTCGTCTAGCTGGCCTAGGACACCGCCCTTTCACGGCGGTAACACGGGTTCGAATCCCGTACTGAGTACCATTGTTGAAACATGTTAATTAGCTTGGGGAGGATGACCGATGCCCCTATAGCGTGGTCCCATAGCATGTTTCAACAATGGTACCGCATGTCGGTCTTTATACACCTGGTGATTTGTTGTAGATGTTGAGAAAGTGCGGCTTCGAAACCCGTGCGAACGAGTGAATCTCTGCGAATGAGGCTAAACTAGTAAACTCCGCTATCAACTAAATTCTACGTACCACAATCCGAGCAGCTGCTTCATCGTATCGGTAAAATGGTCACGAATAAAACTGGCGTGACGAATGAGTCGTCAGGTGTATAAAGTTCATTGGGTGTGTTGATGCTATGGTGTGTGCATCGGCGGGCTGTAAACCCGTCCCCTCGTGGTAAACATTGTTGGTTCAACTCCAACCACACCCACCACATTTGATAGGACGATCTCGTTTATGAAAACAGTAGAGCAATTGGTTGAAAAGTGGAAATCTGTGTTCCTCCATCATGGAAATGCTGTTTTGATAGAGAGTAAATCTAAAAAGATTTGAATATTCCACTCGTGCTGGCTAGGCGAAGGCACCCGGCTGTTAACCGGAGGTTCTGAATTAAGTAGGAGCGAGGTTCGAATCCTCGGAGTGGAGCCAATACGATGTTAGCTCAGCGGTAGAGCAGCGGACTCATAATCCGTCGGTCGCATGTTCAAATCATGCACGTCGTACCAATTTTGTTGGGGAGTAGCCAAATGGTAAGGCATCGGGTTTTGATCCCGACATTCGTAGGTTCGATTCCTACCTCCTCTGCCAGACAATGGCGCGGAGGCTGCAGCGCGTCTATATAAATTCTGCAGTCGGATTTCCTGAGGATTGTATATGCAATCTTCAATGGTTCGTTAGCTCAGTTGGTTAGAGCGCCACCCTGTCACGGTGGAGGTCATGGGTTCGAGTCCCATACGAGCCGCCATGTTTATGGTGTAGTTAGTTTAGTGGTAGAATAATTGGTTGTGACCCAATTGGCCAGGGTTCGATTCCCGACTACACCCCAGTGCGCCGATGGCAGAGTGGTCTAATGCGATGGATTGCAAATCCATTTTTCGAGAGTTCAAATCTCTCTCGGCGTTCCATGAAATGAAGGGTTTGTGATGTGGAGAATTTGGGCAAAGGCTCTTGGAGAAAAATCTGGTTCATCTAACAATGAAGCCGATAGAGTCGCAATCATTAGATCAATTTTGGTCTTGAGCGCGGTGATTACTAACATTTTTATCATCGCTGGTGTTATCAGACATTGGTGATTTGGAGAATCGCATGAGTTTGGATGGAGTTTTTGTTTGTCTAAATCCTGATGAGGAATCTAAGGATAAGTTGGACGCTTTCGTTGAAAAGTTTGGTCTATCTGAACGATTGGACCCGGATACGTATCACGTCACAGTGATCTATTCGCAGACACCTATCGACGATATACCGATCAAGAAACCGTTTACTTTAGCAACACCAAATTCATGCACGGGAACTCCAGTTGAATGGGAAGTCTTTCCGACAAAGACGGAAGGTAAATGTCTCGTTCTGAGGATAGATAGTCGTTATGCCGCTGCATTGAATAGGGTACTATTGAATAACGGCGCAACGAGCACGTATCCTTCATATAAGTGTCATATGACTGTTGCCTACAACATCAAAGACGTGATTGAACCGTCTGAGTTACCGATTCCAGATTTCGATCTGAATTTCACAACGATTACTTGGAAACCGTTGGACGAAACGTTCGTTCCCAAGAATAAAACAACATAAGTCTGTAGCTCAATTGGCAGAGCGTCGGTCTCCAAAACCGAAGGTCGTAGGTTCGAATCCTACCAGATTTGCCGCGGAATAGCTCAGTTGGTAGAGCAGTGGCTTCATACGTCATGTGTCGAGGGTTCAAGTCCCTCTTCCGCGTCCAACATCGGCGAGATGGATGAGCTGGTTTAAATCAGCGGCTTGCTAAGCCGTCGGGTGTTGAATAGACGCCCCGTGGGTTCGAATCCCACTTTCGCCACCAAAACAACCACATGTTGAGCGTATGATATAATTGCATTCAACAATGAGGATATCATGAAATACAATGGAACTCGTGATCAATGGATAGAAGAAGTCGTTCACACAGTTGGTCTTGAGTTTAAGGATTCTGAGAAATGAATGAGAAAGAAATTGCAAGTCTTGGTGAATTGCTGGAAGAAGATGCTCGACTTCGTGCAGAAGCAGAAACTTTGCATCGATTGTTCTTTCAGCGTCGTGAAGCAGCTGAAGCTGAATACAAAAAGAAGTTTTTCGTTCGGTTATTTGGTTTGGAATGGTATGGCTCCGTTCATTGGCTCAAGACTTATCCGGACGATGTACTGAGTTTGCTGCAAGAGAATCTTTCCAATACCGTAGCAAATTCGTACAAGATCACTCAGTACATAAGAGAACATGCTTCGGTAACTCAGTTGGTAGAGTATCATCTTGATAAGGTGAAGGTCGCTGGTTCGAATCCAGCTCGAGGCACCACAAATTGTGAATAAATGATAAACAGTGCGAGAATGGCGAAATTGGTAGACGCACCAGATTTAGGTTCTGGCGGGAGTTAAATACCGTGAGAGTTCGAGTCTCTCTTTTCGCACCAGATCCATCTTAACTCAGCTGGAAGAGTATCCGCCTTGTAAGCGGGAGGTCGTTGGTTCGAATCCAACAGATGGAACCGTTGAATTGTAGGTTTTGATGCGGGGTGGAGCAGTTTGGTAGCTCGTCGGGCTCATAACCCGAAGGTCATGGGTTCGAATCCCATCCCCGCTACCAGTTTGGAATCAACTTAATTATCGGAGACGTGGCAGAGTCCGGCTGATTGCAACGATCTTGAAAATCGTCGGCTTAGAAATAGGTCCGTGAGTTCAAATCTCACCGTCTCCACCAATCAACTACATGATCGAATTTGAAATAAAATTGATCTTGAAGTTATTTAAAATCATGCGGGTGTAGCTCAGTTGGTCAGAGCACTTGCCTTCCAAGCAAGCGGCGAATAGTTTACGCAGGTTCGAATCCTGTCACCCGCTCCATTTCGTTCATTATTTTGGAGTGATCTATGTCTCAATCTATCATCGTCTATCGCAACCCATTGGAACAAGCATTCTGGGAATCCCCTTACATTCTCCCGGCAATCCTTATCGTCATTCTTTGGATCGGCATCTTTCTTCTAATTGACGCGGCCCTTCATTCAAAGTCGTTCTATCGTAAGAACAAGAAGTGGATCGTCAGATTGCAATTGGTCATGTCTGGTCTATTCGCGGTTCTTATCGGTAAGGCCGTCTCGTCTTGGATCGGATACTGATTCATGATGCTTCATGTAGTCAAGACGATAGACAATTCAAATTTTGTCTATTGGCCAATCCTCAAAAAGAAATTCCTCGAACATCTGGTTGCACTGTCGGAAGATGATCGACGCATGCGGTTCTTCGCCAATCTGAAAGACGAAGCTCTGTCGGATTACATCGATAGGATCAACATCCATAACGATCATGTCTGCTACATCGAAGATGGTACGAATGTGATTGGGTTCCTTCACGCAGCCAAAGTATCTCATGGTGTCTATGAGATTGGTGTTTCGGTTTCTAGCGATCGTCGTCATTCTGGTGTAGGTTCTGCATTGTTTAACAACCTCATCCTCTGGGCACAATCAACTGGTGTAGAGAAGTTGCAGATCAATTGTCTGTCTTCTAATGTTTGGATGAACAAGCTTGCTCGAAAATATTGTGATAGAGTTAATATTGTAGACTATTCAGAACGCTCTGGATTCATTGAGTTCCCTGGTACGGTAGATCCATATTATGCAATGGGCAATTATGTAATCAACGGCATTCTGGTGTGCGATTCGGCCATCAAGACTGCTTTGACAGAAACACAAGAGAAAATCCAACAATTCCTGGCAGCACCACGGGCAAGTCTGGTACCTTGGTGGGTTCGTCCAACATCGAAAGGCGAAAAATGAGAAGTTGTGGTGGGTGTGAATGGTTGTCCAACAATAAGTACACTGGCAAACATGTGTGCGAGTTCTACGACATTCCCGTAAACACTGGTGATTCGGCTGATGCATGCCAGAAATTCAAACCAATTCAATGGTCTAAAATCAAGACAGATGTGTATTCTGATTCTGACGTAAACCAATTCAACAAGGAACACGAATGATTACTTATCGTCAAGGTGATATCACCCAAGTGAAATCTGGTGTGATCGTTCATGGATGTAATTGTCAAGGCGTCATGGGTTCTGGTGTAGCGAAAGCACTACGAAATATGCACCCAGAGATCTTTACACCATACAGTGATAAGTGCAAAGCATACAACGATGCATACTGTTTAGTTGAGACCGACGATCTTCTAGGTCAAGTCGTTCTTGTTGAAGTGGCTCCGACGCTAATGATCGCGAACGCGATTACTCAAAAGTACTATGGCAACGATGGGCGGAAATATGTGTCGTATGATGCAGTCGATGCTGCATTGGATGTAGTGGGAAAATTTGTACGAGCAACGAAGCAGCAAATTCATATGCCAAAGATTGGTGCAGGTTTGGGTGGAGGTGATTGGAGAATCATTTCGTCCATTGTTGAAACAAGACTGAGTGATCGTGATGTCACTGTCTGGAGTATCTGATGTCAATGATCGAAAATCTGTTTAGAGAAATTGATGATTGGGAAGAGCATTACAGAGATGTCTGTAAGAACCATGAAGACGTCAGAAACTCACTAAGGTCGAAACACGCAGCATCGTTCTGGTTTAAGTGGTTTTTCATTCCATGGGAACGGACTAGAGAGTACAAAACAGTCATCAAGGAACATCTTCAGATTGAGGATGAACTGTATGAACGTTTGACTTGGGCATATGCTTTATGCGGCCAACTAGTTAAGGAACGCGGCATTGATGCTTTTTCCGCTCCACAGAATCCAATCATCGATTCTATAGTGAAAAGATTGGAGTCTGGGAAATGACAAAGTTCACGGTGACACGACATGTCAATGAAGTTGATGATGGTCCAAATTACTGGAGAAAAGCAATGACGATCGTGAAGAAGCTCCAGAGTAGGAAGAATTCGCCATTCGTTGAATCCATTGATGTACGCTACACAACAATTGGCGTAATCATAGAAATTGAATTCAGATCAACTCGTACCATCGTGGCTGAGAAATTGGAGCGATACAAGAAGCGTCTAATGAAAAATGCTACATTAGAACTGCGGTGATACAATTTCATCATCGCATTTAAGGAAACACCATGAAATACATTACACCGGAAGATCATGAAGAAATCGCTAAGCTCCGTACTGGAGAGATCAGTGAATTGAGTGAAGGGTGTATGGGTCGACTGTTTGAGCACTATCTCTCTACTGGAGAAATGCCTTACGGTACCGCGAAAGCTCGCACGGGTGATCCAGATGAGTGGATCTATCAACAACTTGAAAAGGAAAGCGTCTAAATGACGGTAGCAACAAAATTTGTGAATCATCTTGGTCAAGAGATCGAACCTGGTGAATCTGTGCTTTGTATCTGTCGGGGTTATAGAAGTACCAAAGTCAAATCTGGTACATACATTGGGATGTCGCCTAGTGGTTATCCACAAGCTCGCGTGAAGAGCGTCAATTACCTCGGTCGTACCACAGAGACCTTAGCGACATTGGTTTTGGGTAGAGTCTATAAATATCACAAGTAAAGGATGATATATGGACGAAACCACAAAATACGACAAATCGCGCGGCTCATTCTACGATCGTGGTAAAGCAGATAGTTACTATCGCCGCCGCCCGAATCCACATAAAATGACTGCTCCGGACTTCAAACGTGTTGCTGCAAGTACACCAGAAGAGCATGCTGCGTATCATGCTGGTTACAACTTCAATGAACATCTGGGTAACTTCAAAGACTATGGTGATTAACCACATGATCGTTGGTTTGTTACAATAGTTTCATCATACTTAATCATTCAAAGTGAAATATGCAAGTCAAAGACGTTGTTAGTGCCATCGCAGCTGTTGGTTCCAAGAAAGTCAAAGTGCAGTTGCTTGAAGAAAATTCCTCAAATCTCGTTCTTAAACGTTGGTTTGAATTGTGTCTGAATCCACGTATCAACTTCTATCAGAAGAAACGGATTGATGCACCAACAGGTGCCGAGAGTGGTGATGGTGCATTGCAATGGGCGATGGATTGCTTGGTTGCAGATATCGCATCCCGTAAATACACAGGGAATGCCGCTCGCGAACGAATCACGCAGATTCTGTCTATGTTGGACGTAGAAACTCAGAAACTCGTTCACGCAATCTTGCAGAAAAAACCAGATTGCGGTGTAGATTCTTCTGTGGATAAAGTTTGGCCAGGTTTGGTGCCATCTTTACCTTGCATGCTTGCTAAACCATTCTCATCCAAATTGGCTGAGCAATTCAATTGGCAGAAAGGTGTCTGGTCTGAACTGAAATCTGATGGATGCCGCACCCACATTGCAATTAAGAAAACCGGTGAAGTGGAACTGTACACTCGCGGTTTCAATGATATGACCGTCCATGGAAAATTCGATTTCCTCGGTTCAATCCCAGAACTTCGCGGTCATGTAATTGATGGAGAACTTCTGTCGGTTGATGCAAAGGGTAAATTCCTCGATCGCAAAACCGCCAATGGTATTGCTAACAAAGCAGTGAAAGGTACTATCTCCGAAGAAGAGGCTGCACGACTCCACCTTGTTGCTTGGGACGTCATTCCAATTGATGATTTCTGGAAACGCGGATATGCTTCGCCTTATACCGCTCGTCGTCAGAAAACATCAGAGTTTGTGAAACTCGCTACAGCAGTTTCTCCATATTCATTGTCGCACATTCCTGGAAAGCTTGTTTATAGCATCGAGGATGCTCAGAAGCACTTCCAAGAACTTCGAGATCTTGGGCAGGAGGGATCTATGTTGAAAGAGCAGGATGAACCTTGGGCCGATATCCGGAGCACCAAAATTCTGAAGCTGAAGGAAGGTGACGAAGATCCAGCGGATATGCGCTGTGTTGGCTTCAATCCAGGAAATGGTAAATACGAAGGAATGATCGGTTCTCTGGTTTTTGAGACTGACGATGGTAAAGTTCGAGTCAATTGTTCCGGTATGACAGACAAGATGCGCAATGAAGATCCCGGTGAGTTCGTTGGGCGAATCGCAGAGATTCAATACAACGAACTGATTCGTGCTAGAAATTCCGCAACAGCAAGTCTGTTTCTTCCTCGATTCAATAAGTGGCGGGATGACAAGAACACCACGACCGCCGCTGAAGATTTCCGCACAATTTCTGGAGAATGAAAATGAAACAAATTGAATCAAAGTATCAAAGTGAATTCGTTGAGGAACTGACGAATTCGTATGCAGCCAAACGTGAATTGCATAAAGAGTTCACTGATATGATGATGGTTCGTGGTTTCGATTACACTAAGAAAGTATTCGTCAGTGAGAAGTTTCCAAAGTTTCCAAAGCGTCTCCGCGAAGTCATTGAAACAAACATCTAAGGTATCGTATGTCCAAAAAAGAAAAAATTGTCGTTGCTGTGTACCAAATGATGGTCAATAGTCTGCTTGCTGGCAAACCGAAAGTTGAATGAAATGTTTAGTGATCGCTTATCATCTGTTGAATTTTACATTGATGATCTAATCATCAAGACATTCAAGATGGTGACTCCACGAGTTGCCTTATTTGAATTCGGTGAACGCGACAGGATTCTAAAGGAATCTTCTAAGGTAGGGTATGCTCTACTGAAAGTCAATACAGCATTCTGGGATGTTATCCGATTCCCAGAAAAGACTTATCGTGGTCTATCTGCTAATATCCGTTGCCGTCGAAACAAGACGCATGTCCTTAGAACTAGAGAAGGTAGACCGGGTGAATGGTACGACCTATGTGAACGCATTCCGGATGCACTATTGACTGCTGTTGTTGACTTCGTTGAAGTTGAATGCAGCCACATGACGGTGTGGTGTGCCAATGAAAGCCTTCGCAAAGAGTACAAAGCAATGATCAAAGCAGATCCTTCTGTTAGAGCCAAGCTGGGTATTGATTGGTTGTCGTTCCAAGCTACTTCCGATATTAGAGACGAAGAGGGTAGAACCGCTCACGAACGGATCATTGGAGTCTACAAGTTCGCGAAAGAAACGAAACCTTTCTGGGATAGCGCATATGATTACAAAGACTATCAAGAAATTACTCGTCTTGAAAAAGAGTACGACGAGAAGATGACGCATTTCTTGAAAGAAATCATTGAACTCAGAAAGTATCTATGGACTTGATCAAACGTTTCTTTTGGACAGCAATTAGAAGATTGGCTGCAATTTTGGATCTTTTGCTCCAAGCAGTACTCTCGGCCGTTTTCGTTGTAGTGATTTTCATCGTATTGATTACAATCGCTATCTTCGGTGGTTTTGATGATGCAGGTGCTCCAAGTGTCATCAGAAAAATTAGTGGAGCTGCACAGGATGGGTTTGAATGAAAACGCCTGAAGAACAGATTCATGATCTCCAAGACAGAGTGAAGAAGCTGGAAGAAATTGTTTTGGAGTTGGCGCTGCTTCTCGATCGTGGTCCAGAATATGTGCCACCTTATCAAGCACCGATGTATCCAAGCTATCCTGCCACCAATCCACTGTGGATCGTTACTTGTGATTCAACCACAAAATAAGCATTGCATTACAATAACACCATCGTCAACTGAAAAGGTGAAATTGTTATGGAACTTAAGATAAAACACGCTACAGAATTGCGGGCTATCAAAGAGCGTGCTGTTACTGAGAATACTGCCGCTCTTCATGCAGTCTGTACTGGTGTCGTTGAGATCATCATCAAGGGAATGGAAGAGATGGTGGTTTTGCTAAGAAAGTCAGAACCACGTACATACGGTTTCTACGTGAAGCATCATTTCAACGATATAAGGGATATGCTTGCAGATGTTTCGGATGACAACAAAGTCATCTTTGAGAGAATTAAAGATCTCCATGAATGGGAAACTGACGTCTTGCCAACAATCCTCTTCATCCTCAACGGCTTCGGATATGATGCTGAGGGTGTAACTGATTGCTCGTGGACCATCTACATCAAGTTCTAATCCTATGAAAAGAAAACTCAGAGTCATCTCTGACATCCATTTGGATATGTCATTCACGGCAAAATTCAAACACGGGATGCGAGAGTTTGACATCATCTGGTCGCCAACACCACACAAAGATGATGCAGAATCAATTTTGGTGATCGCTGGCGACATTTGGGTCGCGGATGAAGCATTCAAACGGCGACATGATCAAGATTCTTGGATTAAGAATGTCGCTAAGACGTTCCATGCTGTTGTGATCGTTCTGGGTAACCATGACTATTGGGATGCTTCGATAGACACGATCGTTGAGAAATGTAGAGCACATTTGGTTGAGCAAGAAGTCACTAATGTTCAGATTCTGCACAACTCCACGATCACGATTGACGACATCAAGTTTGTCGGCGGTACTCTTTGGACCAGTTTCAACAACATGAACCCTCTAGTCGTTTATGGTGTCATGAATGGTATGAATGACAGTCGGTATATGCGTACTGATGGCAATTCTCGTAAAGTTCAAGCAATGGACTTTTTCAATGAGCACAAGAAAACATTGGCTTGTATTGAGGCTAACGCTAAACGTGATTATCCAGAGCAATCCGTCGTCGTGGTGACACACCATGCCCCATCATATAGATCCGTACACTCCAAGTATCGAAATTTTCAATACACGGACTTGAATTTCGGATATTACACCGAACTATCTGATATGATGTACGATCCAGATTTTGCGGCTGATTACTGGATCCACGGACATATGCATGATGCGATGGATTACGAAATCAATAACACAAATATTATCTGCAACCCAAGAGGGTATGGTGGTTTATCTCAACAGAATACAGGATTCAATGAGTTCTTGTTTTTGGATTTTGAGAACAAAACGACTACATGATTGATGGTTGTATAAAATTCATCCAACGACAAAGAAATTAAGGTTTATGATGTCCGACCCTCAAATCAAACATTTTCGGTACAATGCAACGGAATTCAAAGTTGCGTTTTATCATGCGATGTATGTCTACGCCAAAGCTCAAGCAGAAGGTGTTGACCTTTCCGGCGATCCTCACGATGATTGGGAATGGTCTTACGACGGTGAAATTTGGGGTGACGGAGGTGGAGAAGTTCCGTCGTTTTCATATGGGACGATCTATCGGTGGAAATTCTAATCATGAAAACCTTTTTGATCTTCTTCGTCATCATGTCCGTCCTTTCGTGGATTTGGTTCGCATTGGAATACACTGGGTATACTGCCGAGATCAAACGTGGTAATGTGTTCTGTACATATTCCGCGACACCATTCAAAACTGCGATTGTTTTCACGGTGGCGAGTATTGCGATCTACTTCGGAAACTAACATGCCTACGATTTACACAAATGACGTGAATGTCAGAATCACAACTTTCAACAGTCTTCCTAAGATTGATGATCTATTAGATCTCGATGCGATCTTCATGCGTGGTGCACCGGGATCTGGTAAGTCAACGATGGCCAAGGAAATTTCCGATGAGTTCGGCGATCGTGAAGGTCTATCTATCGATGATTATGCGGTGGTTTTAGAAACTGATGATTATTGGATTCGTCCAGATGGTTTCTATGATTTCCAAGCAAAACATCTTGGGCGAGCTCATGATTGGTGTTTCGAGACATTCGTTCATCATATCGCTATCGGTCGTCGTGTCATTCTCTGTAACACCAACATTGAATTGCTTCACATGGCTCGGTACATTGAAGCAATCATCAACGATCGCGGTAAAGCAGATGTCGCCTTCATTCAACTGAATTCCGATTACGGGAATGTCCACGGAGTTCCGAACGAAGTGGTTGATCGAATGCGCAATCGTCTTGCTATTGAGAGCACACCAGAGCGAATTCAAGAGTTCGCTAATACATTCAAGAATTGCGTTTCAATCTAAAGGAAAATCATTATGAATCAAAAAGTGTTTCGTGGTCTATTTGCGGCTGGGGCAGTTCTTCTGCTAGCGGTTATTGCACCAGTCATCTGGGCTGCTGTTAGTGCAGGAGTTGGCCTTCTTGCTTTGGGTGTAATCGGTTTGGTTGGAATGGGCGTCATTCAATTGATTCCGTTCCTAGGTCAGAAGATGGAAAACTGGGTTCTTTCGTTGCGAAAAGCAGAAGCGCGAAACAATCCAATCGAACAATTACAGAACTATCTGATGCAGAAGACTCGGCAAGTGAATGAATTCAAACAAGCAGTCGCTGCAATTGGTGCACAGATTACTTCTCTGAAAGACATGGTCGCTCAGCGAAAACGAGAACGAAAAGATTACGATGCATCTGCACAAGAACGTGCTATCATCGCAATGACGGATGCACATCAGAATCTGGTTGGGAAGTATCAAGCAGCACTAACTGCATTGGACGAACTTCGTTTGGCTGTGGAGGATCGCGAATTCCAATGGAAGTTCAAAACTGCTGGCGATGCCGCTCTCAATAGTTTGAATTCCGCATCTGGTAAACAGATCATGGATACGCTGCTTGCCGATGAAGCATTTACTTCCGTAGCAGACAACTTCAATCGAGTGTTCGCTGAACTTGAAATGGAATCCGTGAAACTGACGGATGCCAAACAACTCAAGTTTGATGCAGGCATGACGATTGATGTGTCCGCAATCAACCTTACAGCAAAAGTCTAAGGAGTACGACTGATGTTCTACAAGATTCTTAAATATACGCTGATGGTCGTGTTGGTTGCCATCATCGTCATCGGGTACCTCTCGGCACCTGATGCAAATCAACCAACTAACACAATCCAACAACCTCAATCTCAATCCAAGTTCAATTTTTAAGGAACAACTGAAATGAAAAAAGTTATTATGATGCTGTTGAGCGCCAGCGTGGCACTCTCCGCGATTGCTGCAAAGGTAGACGATGCCCCTGCAGCAGAATGTGAAGGTCTGACCGTCGCAACGGGTCCTGCCGGCAAAGGGTATTCGAACCTCTTCGCTGATGTGAAGAAGGTCTGTGGTCGAAAGGTCAATCTCTGTGAACTAACCACGGGCGGCGGTCTTGACAATCTGAATGCTCTGTCCACCAAGAAAGCAGATGTTGGCTTCGTTCAAGTGGATACGTGGAAAGTGATGAAGAATGGTGACGACACCATCGCTGCTCTCCAAAACTTGATGGCGGTGAACAGCAATTACTTGCACATCGTGGTCGCTGCTGGTGGTTTCAATGTTGAAGGTCCAAAGAAACTGGGATTCATGAAGGGTGATCAGAAAACAGTAGTGATCCAATCATTCTCGCAACTCCGCGGACAGACTGTCGCTGTTGTTGGTACTGCGCAGATCCTTGGTCGCCAATTGGATAAGCAGTATGGTTACGGAATCCAATTCGTCGATGTGAAGTCTGACAATGAAGCATTCGCTCTCGTCAAGAACGGCAAAGTCGCCGCGGCATTCACTGTCTCTGGTTGGCCTTCAGGTACAGTCAGTGCACTGTCTCAATCTTCTGGGTTGACATTGGTTCCGTTTGATGCTCCTGCTTCCGACCCCTATCGTGTTAAAGCTCTGAACTACAAAAACATTGCTGTCTACAACATGAATTCATTGGGTGTTCAGAACATGATCGTGACTCGTCAATTCACTGGAGCTCGTCAAGCAACAGTCGCTGCATTCCGTCAATGTATCACTGCAAACATGGACGAACTGAAACAAGGTCGATATGAACCTGGTTGGAACGAAGCGAATCCCAATTCTCAAGTATCTGAGATCACTCCATTCAAATCAAAGTAATCTGACTTTGAACTAAAGATGAAGGACTGCAATGCAGTCCTTCGGTTGTTTCTACTACATAAAGCAGTCTTGTATAAAATTCATCCATCGACAAAACAAATTGAGGTACGGCATGAAAATGTATTACACAGTTAGAGAACTGACAGAAAAGAAACACCCTGTTAGTTTTGCAGTCAAACAAGCAGCTTATATTCTTCGTGAAAAACATGGCATCACTGCTATCGATACAACCGCGGTATCGAAGTTGTCTTCCGCTGATTTGTTGACAACCGCAGAAGTAGACGATCTCGTCACTGAAATGTGTTTGATTCACGCGGCTTTTGACGAAGGACTTTGAAATGGAAAACACAATGAAACAGAATGGCGAAATGCTCAATACGATGATCGTGATTGCAACCAATGCTCACAATGGTCAATTTGATAAAGGTGGATACCCATACATCCTCCATCCAATGACGGTCATGAACATTTACCGCACGAACTACGGAATCACCAATGCCAGTGTAGAAGCACTCTGCATGTGCATCGGTCACGATCTCTTTGAAGATACTTCAGTCACTGCTCATGATCTTCGTAGCGCTGGTGTTTCGGAAGCCGTCATTCAAGGTATCTTCAAGCTGACGAAGATGCCTGGTCAAACTCATGAAGAATACGTGAAGCAAGTGATCTCTGGTGGCATCGATGTTATCCGTGTAAAGAAGTGCGACATTGAACATAATTCAGATATCACACGTCTGAAGGGTGTCCGTGAAAAGGACATTGCTCGTATGGAAAAATACAATCGCACGTTCTTGCAGCTGACTGTTGCTGAGAATGCCATCATCGATTCGTTGAACTCAGGAATGTGAACATGTTCATTAAGGTCAATCACAAAATACCAACTTTGGCTGAATGTCGAGCAATCGCGGCAGCCAAACCGGAATTCATTGAAATCGCGAAGTCTGACTATATCGTCTTTGATTATGCGATCAACGATAGTCATACCTTTGATTTTCCGTCTTCATTGGAAATGCGTGGAATTGCTTTCAATGCAGAAACCGGAGAACTCGTCGGTCTTGGTCTACACAAGTTCTTCAATCTTGGCGAAAAACCAGATCAGAAACTCGTTCTTTCAAGTGAAGCAGAAGCATTGGAGAAAATTGACGGTTCAATGATCCGCGTCATTCGGACCAATACAAATCCACGTGGTTGGGTTCTCGGTACTCGTGCTGGAGAAACGACTCATTCGCAGTATGCTGAGGATTTCATTGCCGACAAACCAAAGTATGTTGCTTTCATTGACGCATGCATCGCTGGTGGTATTCATCCGATCTTTGAATACTGGTCTCCATTGAATTCAGTAGTCATTCGTTACGCTGAACCGTTTCTCCATTTGATCGCGATGCGGAATCGTCTCGGTGATTATCTGTCGTATAAGGACATGAAGCACATCGCGGATTCGTTCGGCTACATCGACATAGCGAATTCCTACACGGCGGATATCAAATCAATTATCAGTTCTTATCACCAACTGAAGGGCATCGAAGGATTCGTCATTCGTTCCAACAGCGGCTGGGTTAAATTGAAAACTGACGAATATTGTCAACTACATAAAGCCGTCTCAAAATGTCAGTTTGACAAAGACATCGCAGAGATGGTTCTTTCCGGTACAATTGACGATGCTATCGCATTGCTGCCGTCACCACGGAAAGAGGAAGTATCTGACCTTCGTGATAAGATCGTCCATTTCATGACGACCACGAAACACGACATCAGTTCATCTCTACCAAACCTGATTGCCGAAACGAATGGCGATCGGAAATCAATTGCGCTGAAGATTGTGGACGATAAGTTCCGTGCGGAAATCTTCGCTGCATTGGACGGTAAGTTGGAATCCACAATCAAGAAACGAATCTTTACAGCATCTCGGACTCTAAGTTCGTGGGAAACCTTTGCTAAAGATTTTCTGTAACACCAGAATGGAGTATTTGATATGAAGAAGACTTTGATTGGTATAACTCGTGCATTTAGTAAAATGCCACAAGTGAAACTGAAGTTCTCAAAAGACGGTACCTACAAAGTAGTCAACCGGTTTGGGTGGTTGAAGGTTTGCGCCGCAGTGATGGCTGCAATCATTGCAATTGGAGCATTCAAATACACTTCAGTCATCGTCGGAGAAACTTACCGTAGAATCTCCTATCTGTCCAATGATATTCGTTCTAGCGTCACTGGAAGTGCTCTATCAAACGCGATTGCATCTATCATCCATCGTGACGGCGGAATCGATATGAAATTGGCGAATACCTATGCCAAATGGATCATGGATTCGGCAACGAAGTGGTCTATCGACCCAATGACGATTCTTGCTGTGATGGCCGTTGAATCAAAGTTTGACTATACGGTCGTCAGTAGCGGCAATGCAGTTGGTTTGATGCAGATCATCCACACTTGGCACAAAGAGAAGGCCGAGAAGGGCCAACTGTTAGACCCTCAAGTGAATATCGACGTTGGGGCCCAGATCTTATCAGAGTACAAGAAAATCAGTAGCACTGAAGCCGAAGCACTATTGCGGTACAATGGCAGTCTTGGTGGTGCAGGTGGTTATGCAGCCAAAGTTCTAATGAAGAAAGCGATCTATAAAAAGCAGATCGTCGATCAGATCACCACATAAGTGGAACCATCTGCTACCGTCACGGTAGCATTGATAGTCATAGGGCCTGCTGATAGAGCATTGAATCCAGCGGGCACTGTGAAGTTTGTATTGATCGTCTTCTCGTTGATGAACATCACTCTCTCAGTGCCGCCGCCTGTGGCTGAACTTTCTCTAATCGTATTAAGAGCATCGGTTACCGTTGAACCAGGAACATTCGAAATGTTCTGTACCTGATCGCTAAACAAATTTGTAGCCATTTTAGAATTCCTTTATGTCTATAATCGTCGAGATCTCGACGGACATTGATACACCAACCACATCAATTAACTGATCGGCACGTCTCAAACCAATTTGTGCCATCGTGGATAAAACTGATTGTCGTGTTAATCGCACCAGTCAGATTACCAGCCATACGAAGGTTTGTACCATCAACTAAGGTCGTGTTTGCATTGCCGAACATTACCGTCAAGCGTTGACCAGTTTTCCCACCAGCGATGCTGGTGACATTGGTTGCCGATGAATTGTTGAACAACACCAAATCTTGAAGACCGGGAAGCGTTGGTGATGCGCTGTTGTCGCTAATCATCGTCGGGAATGCTGTATAGTAAAGTAGCGTGTTCTGTAGAAAGTTTTTCTGATATGTACCAGAAATATCACCACCAATTAAGTTAACAATACACCCAGCATTCTGTGTGAGAGCGGAATACCTTACACAGAAGAGATTTGCTACAGTACTAGCGCCTATCGTGATCGCATTCACTTCACTTTGAGCGATGCTGAAGTTCCGTACCGTACCTGATGTCAGAATCGAACCACCCTGGATGCCATTCAGGGAGCAGTTGACTGATGTTCCATTCAAGACGAAATCGGCACCATCCGTAGGTGCCACGTTGGTGTTCTCAAAGTGAGCGCCGAAGAACTTTGGATTACACCCAGTAGAATACACAAGAGACTTCGTGAAATACCCTTGGAAGGTGACTCCATAGAAGTTGGCTTCGAATGACTGCGTGCCACCCGTACTGGATGTAGTGTCAATCTCAAGCGCCCGTTGAATTGTCCCTGTACCAGATGACCCAACGACTTCGACATTTCGCCAATTGACGGCATTGCACCCATACTCTATATGGATACCGACCGTTGCTGACTGATAGATTCTCAGACTCTCAACACGTGATGTCTGAAAGTTTGTGCCCCAAAGTCCATATGCCCAACGCCCCGAGCCAGTCGCAGTAATGTTGACGCTCTCAATTTCGTCATTGCTAGCTCCCAGAGTTTTATTACTAACGTTAATAGCCTTGCCCGCTGATGCGTTTGTGGTCTGTAACTGAATGTCCATCAAGCGATACTGAGCATAGTTAGCTGAAATAACAACTCCATCTGTAGCACATGTGAACTGAATGATGCTTGCTTCTCTGCCTTGCCCTTTTAATGTGCAGTTATCTGGAATAGTAATTGCAGCAGAACTTAAAGAAGTTCCCGCCAATGATGTTACAACACCGCCATTTGTAGATATTGCAGTCAAACATGCAGCAATTGCTGCGTAATCATCAGTGATTCCGTCTATCTTTGCCCCGCCCATTGTGGTGTCAAGATTTGACGAATCAACGCGAACCCAAACACCATTCGTGCCGGAGGCTGTTTCACCTGTTCCAATGAGAAAGCCCGAAAGTGTCTGTCCGCCACTGTCAACGGCTGGAACGGTCGGGCTTATTACTGTGATGCCGTTGTGGCTGGACTTCGGCTTGTTCGCATTCCAAACAAACAAGCCACCGCCCTGAGCGCCACGCGTTGTTGCTGCAAATCCGTTGTAGAATGAAACGCAGTTATATTGCACTCCATCTGTTGTTGGGACCGACCCATAGAGGTTCTGAATTGTGTTACCACTAGATTTCCCGAAGTCAGAAGCCGAGACAGTGATTGCCTTTAGAGCAGACTTTGATTGGATATCTAAAACGGGGACTGATGAACCGCCATCAATTGGCGTCAGTGTTCGTAGGACTAGTTCTGATGACATTGTATTTCTTTAGAATTCTATTGATGGATTTAATGACGCTCATCAAGTCATTGCATTAAGTTCAAGTTCGTACTGCAATTCAATGGTCCTAGGTGTACTTGGTAAAGAGAACGTCACATCAAAACCTACAAAATGTCCAAATCTGCTAGCACCAACCTGTGTCACACCTGCATGTGATATGTTTGAAATAGTGACGGTGGATGGATTGGCTGAAGCCGGGAATGCTTCATTTGTTATTGGTGTAACATCGAACGCAATAGCACTAGTACTAACGATGGTGTGAGCGAATCCATATTTAAGTCTACGTGAACCTGTAATGTCTTTCACGATGATCACTAATGAACCGCTTACGTATCTCAGATACCCAGCAGGGCCATACCCAAAGTCATCATAAATTTTACAACTGATGATAGATCCGTTTGTTGTTGACGCACTGGGATATAGTAAGCCCCGGCACTTCGCGGAATAACCAACAGTATCTATGAACGATTTAGGTGTCTGAATTTCGTAAACGCTTGAATTTAAAACGGCATCCAATTTCTGCTGATTCCCATTCACGCTGGATACATAAATTCTGGTATTACCTTGAGCCGCGAACACACAATTGCTATCAATTTTCGCAGATGATGCATTAAGAGCAGTGCCACCGCTAACAGATAATGTAATGCCGGGCCAATAACAATTCTGGAGTCTGATGTTTTTACCAGCGACAATGTCCAAATTGGCTGTGCTAGGACCCTGTATCCTAAAATCGTCTATTTCTAAATCAAATGATTGATTCAGACTTGAATACGATGGCGTCAAGAAATTATCATGTAATTGCGGTGAACCGGACAGGGCCACTATGTGTTCTGATTGCATGTTCTGGATGGTTACACCAAGTGCTCTTAATGCAAACCACTCAGAAGAATTATACTCTCTCACATTTCTATATGAAATGTTAAACGCAACGTGACCATCCAGTGCACATGCGCAATTATGAGTCGTGACACCGTCCACTTCTATATTACTTGCACCAAAAGACGGAACGACTGGATGACGCCCATTGTACATCGTAGCACCGCGAATATTGAATTGACGGCCACCGATTATGCTTATCCCGTAAAGCGGGCCATTGGAGTAAAATTTGTTGACTTCCAGTCCGTAACATTGCTGAACATATACCGCATTGTTGAGTGTAACTTTCTGAGCACTGGTCTCGAAGAATCTACAATCAGAGATCGTTGGATTTACCAACCCAGAATAGACTAAACAATACAGATTGGACCCAGGTACATTGGGCATATAGAAATCAATGCCGCTAACGTTCGCGCTTGCGGCCGCTCGAGACGTCACTGTTGCACCAGAGAAAAGAGGATACACTAACGGATCTTTTAAATTGATGGTCGTGCCGACCACTGAAGTTATTAAAGCCGTAGTGTAACTACCTCTATTGTAAGCCGAATCCATGACCGTTGGGTCGTACACAACGAGTAGTTGCCCAGCAGCGAAATTGGTAGCAGAAGAAACTGTGACAGATTGTGTCCCAACACTAGAGCCAGCGGAGAGTGTAGAATTTCCTAAGATGTTGTTGTCGGTCTGAAATTGAAAACGGCCAGTTAGGATGATCTTTGGCCGATCTACACCTATCATAGTAATCGGCAGCGAATATAAATTACCGGTATAGTTATATGTCCCTGACGGGATCGTTAAAGATTTGCCACTGATTTGACAATTAGAAACCGCTAAATTGAATGCAGCTGTGGAATCAGATACACCAGTTGGATCTGCACCAAAGTCTAGTACTGAGACAGTATCTTTTAATTTGGCTCGTACGTCACGTTCAACAGCTCCTGTGCCAGTTTGGGTAAACTTGACGTCTTGGCTATTGATGTTAGATAATTGGAAATTACCATAAGCAACGACATTGATTTCGTCACTGGTGCTTGCGCTAACCGCTAAGACAATCGAAGTACCTGTGCTAGCAGTAAAGTCAGTTTGGTCTAAACGAATACCATTCAGATAAACATCAACGAAACCGACGTCGTATGACATCGTCTTTCCGTTATAATCAGATCCACTGAAAGAAGTTTGTCCTGCTGTGGCGACGTATCTAAAGCGTCTGGATGTACCATTTACAACAGATAGCTGAACGACCGAGAAGTCAACGACTTCTCCACCAGTCATCCCAGAACTGAATGTGATTCGCGTAGAATTGTTCTCAGTGTAAAGCGCTGGAGATTTATAGACACCGTTGACGAAAACCGATAGATTCTTCGCACCTGGTGTATAAGTGATTGTTGCTAAGTCAAATTGCGTTTGCCCGGGGGATGCAGTTTGTGTTTCTTTTGCCAAACCAACGATCCCACTTGCAACACCTGGCGTTAGTTCTCTGACTAAACTGGCGGTTGCGGTAACGATGTCACCAGCCGCCAAAGAATTTAGCATGACAATAGATGATGTAGACGGCTCAACGAATTGAGTTTCGCGTAGACCATTCACATAAACATGCAAGTTTCCAGAATTAGGTGTATACCTTAAAGTTTGGAAAGTGATTGCCGTCTGACCTTCAACCACAGTCACTGATTCTGTTGATGACGTCACGATATCGTGAATGTCGGAGATCTTGGCCAATTGATTGACTTGGATGTCTGGACCACCGACCGTTGAGATGATATCTGCTTTTATCCTGGATGACATAGTTCTTCTTCGTTGAGATTATTGATGGATTTAATGACTCTCTTAAATGCTCAATCATGGATTATTAGGCAAACTGACGAATGTTACGAGTGCACCTACATATCTCCACTTAGCAGTCCCATCAGATATCCCGTCCCAACTCGATGTAGTTCCGGTAGGACCGCCTGAACTAGATGAAGTACCGGGTGTAGTCAGTTCGTAAATCTTACCAGTGTCGTTAGTTACGAGCATCCCGGGGACTTGGTAATTTGTTGATAATACCCATGTAGGTGCTAAATATCCAGAACTACTACACTGCCAACCAGCCGGTTGCCCCGATGCAGCACTACGGTTATACACAATAGAACCGCGTTGATAATACCCAAAAGTACCAGCTGTATCTGGTTTAGCCGTCGCCATTCTTTCTAGACCATCTTCATCAGAAAGAGAAAATACTCGTAGAGACCCACGCCCAGAAGAAAGTGGTCTAGCTTCACCAACCAAATTAGGTGAAGAAAAACTTCTAACAGAAATGCTTTTCACTAAGGCTTGAGTTGACGCACCAACAACACCAAAAATCAAAGTCTTCACTTCTGGTCGTACAGTAACACGTACTGTCTTATTGACACTAGAGTCTGCAGACGGTGAATACATTGGGGTACCTATGGTCAACATCTGCCCCGCGTCTCCTATATAAGAAACCGCCTTTACATATTGTTCATTTGAGTACATGGTACCAGAGACCGGATTCGCAAATGTCTCTGTAGCACTACCAGAAAGTATTTGACCTTGCGAATCAAGAGCAATGAATGTTGGTCTACCAACAAACCCATCTAAGCTATTATACGAACACTCGAAATCTTTGATATTGCTGCTATCTATAGCAACACATAATCTAACATATCCACCGGAATCCAATTGGATTCCGTTCCTATTCATCTTGATTGCATTCGCAAATACAGATTCCAATCTCCTAACATCAGCTAGCGTGGGTGTTCCGTTATTGAGGAAAAACAATTCCTTTCCTCGTAGATAAGATACTCCAGCAGCACCACCAGATGTGATTAGCTTTTGAAGGTCTCCACTGTTCCAATAATCCGAAACGCTACCAGCACCAGTTATGACATTACCGGCGGCCCCATTGACCTGTCTAACAGAAATTTCTTGACCTGTATAGGAAATGTAATCGAGGTTAATTGTTGTTCCGTATGCCCTAGATCCACCACCACCATCGAAAAGACCGACTGGCCCCTTACATCCCTCTACTCGCACATGATCAAAAGAATTGATGCCACCAACACCATCAAACCAAATCGGCATTTGGTATGTCCCAGCACCATTGCTTTCGAGGCATGGAGCTATAAACCGATTAGCATTGTGCCCTCTATAACTAGAGATCTTATCCCAAGTGAATACGATCATGTATGCATTACCGAGACCGGATGAAGAAGACGATCCACCTATTTTACCGCCGATTCTAGTGTTTTCATTAGCGAAACTATAATCGGCGGTAGATCCTTCTGTTGTATAGACTAAACCGAATTTAGAATCGCTAATGTGTTTACCATTCATGGTATTGTATGCACAGCCACTATATACAATTCCGTTGGTGAACCCATATATAAAATTTTCATGAATTCGACATCTGATTGCTTGTCTAATTCTAACACCGATGTCTGATGTAGCCAACGATCCTGGCCATTGGACAGTCCCATATGCACTCAGCCTAGGTAAGAAAATGTCAGTTTCTGTAAAATATCCAGAAGCACCAGGTGCTTCTCCGATATCAATCACGATATCTGTTCGACTGCCCGTGTATGAAAAATCCACATTTCTTAAATCTATTGGCAGACATTTTGGTGCACCATTGTACGTGACTGTGACTCTTGGGAATGTCAATTTACTTGAAATTTTAGAGTTGATGGTTTCGTTACAAATGAAACCTAATTTATTGGTTGCACAATAATCAATCCAAGCTAACCACCCAGCGGTATCGTCCGCTACGCCATCACCCACGACACCGAACGTCTTCACTGAGACGATACTATCAAGTTTCTTTTTTGTTATTAGTGATTTTGACATCTATTGTCCTTTAATGTTTACAGTACTGAGTTAGCTGGTGGTTGACGAACGAAGAGTGCCAATCGACGACGAGTTTCTGATCTTGCAGCAGTTCCTGAGATCGTGATAGTTCCTGCTGTATGATCTCTAGCAGTGATCTGTGCCGTATTCGGTCCAGTGATCCGATCCATAGTATCCATCACAACCATATGATCATTGACGGCGATATCACCATTGTACCAAGCAGCATATCCATCATCACGGGCACAGTTCGTAATCGAACCAGAACCAGAAGTGGTGTCGCCGCGTAGATAGTATTGTGGTGTATAGATTCTACAGTTTGCCGACCATAGATTACCAGACGTTGTTGAGAATGCAGTGACTTGGTTGAAACCACCCGCACCGTTCGATTTGTAATTGTTCTGCAGGATGGCGGTGACAGCAGTTCCTGTACGAGATTGAACGAAGAAGACGCTTCCGGATTGATCGTCATAGATCACATCACCGACATCAAAACCACGAGTATTGAATGCCCAATCTGGCTGGCCTGTGTAAGTGAACGTCAGCGTCTTATTAGTCAATGTCACTGAAGCCAATGAAGTTTTAGCCACAGCCCAAACCGCTCTTGGTGTTTTTACATTGTCCCCGTACGATTCAGATTTTGCTTGAGCGAATGCTACATAGATTGGTATGCAGGTTGTCCTATCGGAAAATTTGTACCCATCTTGAGCAAAAGTAGTACCACCTTGTGCTAGTGTGTCGAGATTATATCGCTTGAACTTAATCTTCTGATTTCTCGGTACATGGAAACCAACACCATACCCGAGCTGGTCAATCACAACCCCACCGCAAGTCGCGTTATGAGCAACACCATAATATTCTGCCAAGATCGACACATCTCTGGTTAACGGCTTCATCATCGTACCATCAAATGTACATGCTTGGTGGTTTGTTGTCCAGACTGAGATGTAATCGCCTTGCGCTCCGCCGGTAAATTTGATGTCGCAAAGAGAACCACCACCATCTAAAATATACGCAGGAACACCGCGAGTCGCGTCTTGACCAGTGTATGACATCAAGCAATTGACGAAGTGAACTGACTGGTCATTTGACGACGTCGCTGAGATTGTACCAAGACTATACTGAGATTCGCAATATAGGTTCGTAACCGTTAGTGATCCTCCATATGCAGTCGCCACATCGAAGATTTTGATACCAGCGCCACACGACACATTCTTGATATCACCACCAAATTCACCAATCTGTTTACCATGTTGACGATTGGTGAATAAGCAGTAATATTGTCCTGCCACCAAGTTATCAACTGATACGTTTCTGGATTGTGAATTGCCGATCGATACACCATACTGCACCATCTCTATCTGGCAACCAATCAACTTCGTGTAATCTCCATTACCATCAGCGTTCGACGGTTGGTTGGCCAAACCGACCACCCAACCAGATATCTGGACATCTTCAAGACGGCAATCGCTAGAGAACGATTTGCCATACTGAGAAACCGCGCCAAAGAATGATGGATACGATACATCAGGATATGATGTACCCGGTCTCGTGCCAGAATATGCATCAACTGTCACTGCGGCATATGGTGCATATCTTGAAGTTGTGATTGTTGGATCTACCCAATTGGATGCTACCGTATCATCATTCAGAGCACCGCCATAGACACCCATATTGTTACTCTGAATTTGAGTCGTGTTAAGACCGATGATAGACATCGCTTTCAGTCTACTTCCGCGACCACCTTGAAAGTTAAACGCTGGGCGATCTTTTCTAGTTGTTACGATAGATGTCCCGTTGAATGCAGTCGAACCGCGATATGCATACCCAGAACCAATCAAACTAACCGAAGTAAAACCACCGACACCATAACCTAGGTGGACGACATCATCGATTGTAAAAATACCACCCCCAAGTCTAACCGAAGCATGACGACCTTGTGAACCGCTATTATTCTTATTGTAGATTGCATAATCAATTGCACCTTGGATCGCTACCGTGGAGATGATAGATCCGGTTGGATCTGCACCGAACCACTCTACCCAAATCTCTTCAGTTGGCATCACCCGGACCCAACAACCATTTGTTCCGGTTGCAGTTTCTCCAGTCCCATTTAAGAAACCAGCAAGAGTTTGAGATGTACCATTGTATGCTGGGACTGTTGGGCTGATGATTGTTCCACCATTATGTTTGCTTTTCGCCAATGTAGCATTCCAAACAAACGTACCACCACCGCACGGTCCTCTTGTCGTAGATGCGAAGCCGTTGTACCATGAAACGCAATGATAGATCGTTCCATCAATGGTTGGTGTCATCCCAGATAGATTCTGAACTGTATTACCACCGGTCTTACTGAAATCAGAAGCGGCAACTGAAATTGAAGTTAGATAGGATTTCTTCGCAATATCGCCAACGGTGACGGATGAGCTATCGTCTAGCGAAGAAATTGTGTTTACGTTAATCTTTGACATGTAGTTCCTACACAAGAGTCATTTGTTATTGTCAATTTAATGGACAGAAATCCTGGAAACAAAACAGTCAAGAATCTAAAATGACTACATGATTGATGGTGTTATAAAATTCAACCATCGACAAACAAACCGGAGAATTCAAATGATTGACAAGAACCGTATTGAAAAATTGCGCAACGAACTGAAAATCGTTCTGGCCAATTTCGCAAAAGAAAACGATTTGAAAGTTTCGCCATTCAATGTTACGTACTCCGAAACACAATTCAAATTCACCTGCACGATGGGTGAAGCTGAAGTCTACGGAAACGACGTTAACCCAGAACATGCATTGAAAACCAATCGTTATGGCTGGGTCTACGGTCTCACCCAAGCAGATTGCGGAAAAGAATTCATCTACAGAGGAAAGAAAGTGATCTTCTGTGGCATGACTTCCAGTACAAAAGCCGTCTACAAACTTGGCGATCAGAAATTCAAATGTGACTTGGACTTCTTTGCAAAAGAAATCGGTAAAGAAAAAGTCACAAATTACAGCTTCGGTGCATAATGAATACTGCTCAATTCGCAACCAAACTTTTCAAGTTTACTTGGAAGGAAGGTTACATCAATACGAACGACCAGATTCATGATCTGTCTTGGATGTCCGATCTACTCGGATTCTCTCAGAACGATCGCGAATCTGCATCAAAACTGCGGATAGGCGAATCTGCGAATTTGCCTAAAGTATCTAACCCACTAACCGTAACGAGGATTCTATGAAGCACGATACTCATTGCAAGCTTAACGTGATCTTGGATCGTACTGAGATGACATTATTTCTATTGAGTGTCGGCGCAAGCTTACTTACGTTAGTTTTCTCGGCGGGATCCTTATTGCAGTTTCTACAACCTAGCAACGAAGCTGAATATAAATTCTTCGCGTCTTTGTTAGTGTCTTACATACTGTTGAATTTCTCCACATTGTGTGGGATTGGGTTCATTTGGATCGTGAAATCTGCAATCAACAAACCAAAACTTGAAATAACCAGGAACATTCAATCATGAAGTACATCTCATTGGATTCGATCAATGACTGTCTAACGACTTTCGCTGGATTTCTGATCATCTTGATTGCCGTTTCGATTGGACTATCTTCGGTTTCATTCATCTGGTTCCTCATCACTTTCTTTGTTGGTGATGAAGCGTTACATGAACTTTTCAAATCTCTATCGATTTTGTATCTGATTGTGATTGGTGTGTCGGTTAATTGGCTGGCGATCGTCGCGATCACGAAGGACATGATCAACAAACCCAAATTTGAAACAGATCCGGACATTCGTTAATATGAACACAAATATTTGGTACCCAGACTCAAGCCCACTCTGGATTGAAACACATGGAAAACAACCGCACTCTATCTACTTAGGTAGCAAGTTTTGTATTCTCCATGCATGGCAGCGAAAACATCGTTACCCAGTTGAACACATGACGGTCTATTCAGCAAGTCAAGCGGATTCAATCCAATGGGAAAATGTTGTTGCATTCTGTCAAGTACTGCAAACAACCACATAAAGGTACCGCGAATACAATTCATCCATCGACAAAGGAAACTATCATGGATTACATTGATTGTGCAGTAATTTTCATTTCTCTGCTTGCTATCGGATATCTGATCGCTGAAAGGAAATCATGTCTTACGAAGTAATGAATGGTGATGCTATCGACTTGAAACCTCGCGACTTCCTCGCGATCACTACGGCAGATACATTCCCAGAAACAGTCTTCTACAAAATCAAGAGCATCACTACACAATACGGTAAAGTGAATGTTGTGATTCAGTACTACAACACAGAGATGGAAATTGTGTTGGGTTCCAATTCTTTCGTCAGCTTCCGTCGAAAAACCAATAACTCCTAAAAAGGAATTTTCATTATGAATTTTGTGAATTTGAAAAATGCAGTTGCTAAGCAATTTGCAGAAATGATCAAGAGCGAGAATGCTTTTGAAACTAGCATTAGTGGAGATGATCTTTGGAACACATATCTGAAGTCATTCCCTGAAGGTTCAAATCCAATCTATCGTGAACGCACTCAGCACGATTGTTCTTGCTGCAAGCATTTTATTCGCACGATCGGTGGCATGGTTTCTATCGTCAATGGAAAAATTCAGACGATTTGGGATGGTGCAGCGGAATCCGACATTGGGTTCTACAAAGAAGTCGCACAAGCAATGGCGGATCTTGTCCGTTCTGGCACGATCGTTGGTAAGTTTCTCCATTTCGAGAAGACTGTTGGTACCGACAAATCATTTGAAGCAACTGTTTCTGGTGAACCTAAACGTTGGGACCACTTTCATCTGAATCTGCCACCTTTCATGGTTGCACCATCTAGCAGCATCGGTACATTGTCTGGTGAATTCAAATCTACCTTCGATGTATTCTATCGTGGTCTGACAGAACTTACACCAGACTCACTGGATACATTCATTGAATTGACCAATCAAGGTTCTCTGTACCGCGGTGATGAATATCTTGGTGCGGTCAAAGCATTCCGCGATCTGCAGAAAGCAGCGAACAAATCCGAAGATCTGAAGATCTTTGCATGGATGAAAGTCGGGAAACTAATTCCCGCAGTTACACGTCTTCGTAACACTGCAGTTGGTACATTCCTGATTGACGTTTCTAACGACGTCGATTTGGAAGTCGCTGTGCGAAAATACGAAGCAGTAATGGCTCCTGCGAACTACAAACGACCAGTCGCCATCGTGACCAAAAAGCAGATTGATGCTGCAAAGAAAGTCGTGAACGATCTCGGAATCGCAACTGCTTTTGATCGCCGTCTCGCTATTGAGAGTGACTTGTCTGTCAATGACGTTATTTGGCGTGCATCACGGGCCGCGAAGAAGATCTCTCAGAATGCTTTCGATGACTTGGCTCCAACCAAAGCAGTCAAGGCAAAGGCAACCGTGTCTGGTATCGAAACCATCTCGATTGAGAAATTCATTGAGAATGTCCTACCCGGAACGAAATCCTTGGAAGTTCTTATCGAGAACAAACAAGCGGCCAATCTGATGACATTGGTTGCACCATCCGATCCAACCGCTGGGAATATCTTCAAGTGGGACAATAAATTCAGCTGGGCATACAAAGGCGATGTCACGGACTCGATCAAAGAACGTGTCAAAGCCGCTGGTGGTGCAGTTGAAGGAGATCTGATGTGTCGCCTTGCATGGTTCAATGAAGACGACTTGGACTTCCACATGTATGAAGAAGTCAATGGAAATGCGAAACGCAATTACGACTACGGTCACGTCTATTTCGGTAATCGCCGTGCACTATCTGCGAATGGCGGCATGCTTGATGTAGATGCGAATGGCATCGATGGTATCAGAAAAGATCCATGCGAAAATATCGTCTACAAAAACAGTTCAAGAATGCGCCCAGGTGAATATAAGTTGGTCGTCAATCAGTACCACCGCCGCAGCAACCAAGACATTGGTTTCGTCGTTGAAATTGAAATTGGCGGCCAAGTGACAACGTTTACCCATGACCAACGTGTACATGGTGATATCCATGTCGCCAATATCATCAAAGATCAATCTGGAAACTTGACGGTAAAACCAGTCTTGAAGAGTTCATCTTCAGTCAAGACGGTCTGGGGAATCAACACAAATCAGTTCGTTCCTGTGAAATTTGTTCTGAATTCGCCTAACCATTGGAAAGATGGCGGTGGGATCGGTAATAAACACACATTCTTGATGGATGCAAGACAGATGAACCTGTCCGTGGATTCTATAACGAGTACGTCCGAGAGGATTTGAATCAGCACCGCCGAGTATTCGAATTACTTGGCGCTAATAACAAGATCAACCCAGAGGGTGATCAATTATCTGGTGTAGGCTTCTCGTCTACACAACGCAATACCCTTCGGGTCCGGGTCAATGGAACCATCACACGTGAACTTAATGTAACTTTCTAAGGAGTTTATCATGAATGTATTTTTGCAAGCAGCCCGTTTGAAACTTCGCTTTGCGACAACCAAAGGCATCTTGACCGTTGAAGATCTGTTTGATCTGCCGTTGACTGCTTCAGGTGGTCGTGTCAGTTTGGATTCCATTGCAATGGAAATCTTCAAGAAGCGCAAAGACGCTGAGGTTCCTTCGTTCGTCACTGGTGAACCGACGAAAGTTGACCGTGAATCGGCTATCGCTCTTGATGTCTTGAAAGAGATCATCGAGATCAAGAAAGCCGAGAAAGTCACTGCTGAACGTCGTGCCCATCGCAATGCTTCTGCACAGAAGATCATGGAATTGATCGAAACCAAACGCAATGAATCGCTGGGTACCAAAACCATCGATGAGTTGCAGGCCGAACTGGCTGCATTGATGGCTGAAGAAACTACAGCCTAAACCAAGTTAGGGTACTCGTTACCCTAACAACCAATCTTTCATTGGGTCAGGTGTTCGCATCTGATCCAAGTGTGTCACTGGATCTGCACTTTCTTCCGTCCCATCAGTAATGTATCCAAACGGAATCAGACTTTCCAGAATAGAATCCTCATACTTTCTATTCAGAACTGCTCTGATGTTCGTATTGGTGATGTCAGCAAACATCGGTTGCTTTGTCAGCCACGCAAATAACCAAAGACACGTCATCAAGTCATCATTGATCTGAGTATCGTCGGCTGCATACGATGCACCCTTGGCAATGAAGTTGTTCATTTCATTGATGATGTCATATGAATTCACGATCAATTGGTTCTGTTCCACCAATTCTTTCAAGACTGAACAACCGACGCCCTTTACACGTTTCGTGGAACGAACTCCAGGGTATCCAAGACCTTCTACCAAGTCGTCCTTATGAGTCCAATAGACATTGGCATATTCACTATCGTAGAAGATGGAATTGGCGACTTCACCACCAGCATCATTGATCTCAACCAGACAGTAGGCATCGTTGTATGCTTTACATGTATTGATGATCATGAACGGGTAAGTCAGTGTGGATATCGTATTATTCTTGAACGTAGCAACGATCTTATATGGCATCACCGTCACATCATAGATAATGAACGCTGAACTATCTAAGTGTTGACCTCTAGAGACGTCAACCGCACAGACATACGAATGACCTTGGATTGACGCCTCATACATCTTCAAGTTGTCGGTCGTTTCATGTAAAGGTTCAATGAATGGGATCTGAGCAATCTTGTCACCATCAATCAGTGTCTTCGACGAACCGACGAAACTGCAATTGTGGTTAACAACACAATCCGCAATATACGCATTGCCATCAGCGACGTTAACCGGGTCGTAGACGCTCATCGATTCATCAATGGGCACGACTTCATGAACAACACGCCCGTTCATCTCCTTACCGGTTTGCACTTTAGCGGCTTGTATGAATTTGCCATCAATAAAGAATCGGTGATCACGAGTGCACACTAATGGTGCCCCATCTTCAAAAACTATTTTTAATAAAGACGAAGACTTCTTTCTTCGAATCCCATCGAACTTGCACCAACCACGCGGGCCATGAATTTCAAACCGTGAATTTCGTTTCATCGATGACTTTCAATCGTTTTCCGTTTTGATCTTTAACCCAATGCGTTTTACCTGTTGCATCTTGAAATCCTGGTGGAATTTCGTCTGTTAGCTTAAATCTACGAAATTCCTTTGTTTCTATGTTATAGAAAAATTTACTTCCCGTGTTTATGTTAGAGAACATTTCACTCATTTTTGATCTATAATCATCATTACCCCAGCGCTTTCTCATCCGAGCAGAAATTTTATCTCTCGCCTCCATAGATGATGATGGGTTATTTTTAATGAACATGTTACGGCGGTATTCTCTAAACTCAGATGTCTTTAAGTGTGAACCGCTGGAATTTGCATATTTGCTTTGCGCCAAACTTTTTCTAATTCTAGTCTCATCCGAGTCCTTTGTCCCTAATTTACTGTCTGCTAGTTTCATTCTTGTTGCTTCGGTGCGGCCAAATTGCCAACCAGCATTTATGTAATCGTTTAATTCAACATCCTGCACCATCTTATCTTCGATGTAGTTATGAACCCAAATACGTTTTACATATTCTCTCTTGACACCCTTTTGTGCAATGGACATTTTCAATTTGGTCTCTAGCGAACGTTTTGAGCCAATGTTAGGGTTTCTCTCGCTATTCATGAATAGCGAGTATTCATATTTTCTCAATGATCGGTAATATATCCAGCAATTCAGCATCAGTTCTTGGAAACGCGCAACTATTGCCAAGAGTAAACACCATCGCCGCGGCAAATTCTGCAGCACGTGTTGCTTTATACAACAAATAGTGAGCGTGAACGTGATCAGCGAATCGTAAGTGAACTAAATTCCACTTTGCTTTTCTAAATTCAGGAAATGCCCTATTGCATTTAGGTAGAATGTGGTGGCATTCCGTTTCAAATCTAATCTTTGTTGGTAGAGCCTTTGATAAACACAAATCAACATATTCATTTAGATACGATTCATCGACTATAATATATCTACTACGAAGCAAATTTCCAATGTAAGTATGTTCTCTCATATGATCTTTTTGTTTGTATTTAACAAATTAGATCATATGCTTCTTCTAAAGACACATTCAAGATTTCCCCTGTCACAACATCTCTTAATGTTATTTTGGATTTTCCCCAAAGACATTCCACTTCTTGCTTGTACTTGACGGGCCCGAGAATTGCTAATTGCTCATCCGCCCATTTCTGGTTTCTCTTGGGATGTTCTCTCCACTTACCCTCAACCGTTATGAAGCCATTCTTCCCATTCTCAGCATCTACCCACAGTTTGTAAAACTGATTCATACCCTTTGGCGTGGATACGATAATCAGCTTCGATTCCATTGACGACGAGATCGTCGGGAAAACCGATGCAATAAACTCTTCTGCTAATTTTGGAGCCAAGTGGGCAAATTCGTCGCAATTATGTGACAGAACATCATTCGTAAAATACCTAGAATTCTTCTTTACACCGACTAAATCGAAAGTCTCACCTTCGCCACCATCATTTATTGAAATGACATCGATGAAGCCATCTATGGACTTTACATTATCACCAACATTGATGTTTTTTGCAGCAACCCACCCATCAGCCGTCATCAACAAATGATCGGCGGTGACTCTTATGCTTTCTTGATTGGAGAAAGATATTGATACGAATGCACCCCGACCTATCTTCAGAGCCGAAAAATCGGACCACCCTTCATCCGTCAAAACTTCCCATTCATTATTTTCTAAGAACATATTCAAATCCATTGGGTAATGTTTCCGTTTGACAGACATACAATCTATCACCATTCATGTTCGTCGCCAATCTTACTGCTTCATCAGTTAGATTCAAATTCTCTTTCATTGAATTGGAGACTTCATTCGCAGGTACATATACGAACTTCTTAGATAATTTGTTGAACAATCTTTTCGTACCAGCAGTCGAAGCTTTGCCCCCGTTCGCGATAAACTTTCTTCTCCCAAGACTCATTTTTAATTTCTGACTTTCTGTGCGAGTAGTGCCGCGATTTTTATCAGCTGTCTTCTTTATCTTGGATGGATTTTTATTGATCTCAATTACGTGAGGTTGTGGTCTACCTCTACGTTTACTTGCCGCCATTCTAAGATTATCCAAATGAGACTGCGAAAAATTGAGCCCTAACACAAACCCACTGGGTATTTCATCACTGATCTTTAGACGTCTATTTTCACCAGTCTCTAGCGACTTTATGTGTTTGGTGCCACTCCATTCATGCTCATCTCCACGGCGAACCCATTCGTAAGTTAGATTATGTGAGGATTCCTTGGCTGAGTATGATCTGTGCAGACGCTCTTCATCTGATGTATATCTACCAAGAACCCATTCATCTGAAATGTTGTTAAGATCGTTTTCAGATACTCTACGATTCTCTCTAGTCTCAACATTCGTGACCCAAATGACCTTTTTATTTTGTAGAGATTTGAGGACTTCGCTTAGACGTTTTTTCTTCTCATTTGTCCAAAATTTCATTGAATTACGTGTCTTCTTTGTATTCAGTATTTTCTCAATAGTTTCCGGCGAATGGGATTTACCATAAAAAGGATTGTTTTCGCCGTTTGAAGATTTAGAGTTTTCAATTTTCGCTTCCTCAAATAGACACCCTAACACAGTGATGTCATCATCCGAATACGATGATATTTCAGATAACCGATATTCATTGCAGCGAATGAAAGAAAAGAATGCTTTTGACATCTTCAAGTATTCAGATTTCATCCCAGCGGCTTCATATAGCTTAACCAACAAATAATGAGCAAAGAAGTGATCTTTATATGACAGCTTCTTTATGAAGGAATTGTCACCAAATATCGATTTTGGATATATGTGATGTTTTTCACAATGTTCGTTTGGTTCTATACATTCTTCTATGAATCTTAGATAATCGTCAGTTTCTTTAATTGAGGGAAATTGAAAATCCTTCATCATCTTCCTCCTCTCTTCTAAGCAAACCCTTCAAGTCAGATATAGGTACTTCAACAATTTCGCCAGTTAGTTTATTTCGAAGATGAACTTTTGTCTCACCAGCGACGCAAAAAAGTAGATTGATCGACTTACCCCTAACAGAAGAAGGCGAACTTGCTGCACAAAAGCACTTGGAACCGTTCTCTAATTCCAACGATGTCTTGTTCCATTCCAAGACACCTTGCTGCAACCAAAAAGGAAGGTTCTCGAGAATGACTTGAATCCTACTGAAGATCTCCCTAGCAATCGATGCTTTGTTTGCTAAGATGGCCGCTGTCTTGTGTCCATTGAACGTGATATACCAAGAAATGTATGCAGCGCAGATCGCGGATTTACCAGCCTGTCTAAAGATCTTACCCACGACCTTTCGACCATGGTGCATCGCACGAATCATTCGTTTCTGATACGGATACATCTTGAATAGAACAAGACCTTCGTCCAGCGAAACGATCCTTACATAGTTCTCAATGAAGTAGACCGGATCACGGGCGCACTTAGCATATTCCTTAGCTTGCTCCATGGTAAATTGGAGCGGCTGTCTAGCGGCTTTTAATAAAGGATTGCCTAGGTAATGTTGGATACCTTCAGCCAGTTCGTTTCTTTTCATCTACTACCCTGAGAACACATTTGGCGAACCGTTCGCGACGGTTGACCCGCATGCTATAGTATCACCCACACGTCCAAGTGGACGGCTATTAACGAAAACAGTAGACGAACCACCAGAAAGTTCAGATGTATGTAGACAGTGCTGTCCCCACAGATCATGTTGTCTGTGTACTGGTTTTGAATTCGCAAAGACGTCTGGAGAACCAGACGTTGATGGTCTAGGTGAACAAACTCCGTGACCAGAGCATAAATCACCCAATCTTGTTACTGCTGTCATGCATATATTTAACCGACAGCATCGCGATAGTTACTGGAGAGCTGGATATGTCCTTCTAAGCTCTATCAATTTGTTCAGCCAATAACCGACTGTCTCGGCGTATTCATATGCATTGGGGTCACCATCTACCGCCATGATAACGACTAAATGCTTGACTCGAATCCCATACATCTCGTATGCCATTGCAGCATACGCAGCCATCTGAAGAAAGTACCCATCAATCTCATCTTTGTACTTGATTCTACCAGATGTTTTGAAGTCAATGATTGAGATCTCATTGTCCCAGGAAGCCAGCAAGTCCGTCGTACCAGCCAGCTTAAGACGTTTCGAGTACATCCGCAACTCAGATCCAATTACTTTAGACAGTTTTGCATCCAAGAGTTTCTTGATTGATAGAAAGTCTGCTTTGCAGAACATCGAGATGTCCTGCCATCGCAACCCAGCGATGTACTGTTCGCATGCAAGGTGGACTGCAGTACCCTTTGTTGCTGCTGCTTCTGATATCGCATTAGCCTCTTCCAACCCAACTGCATTCTTCCAAGCTTGGAGACTGGCTTCTTTAGAAGGATCTGAGCGACCAATGAACGATGTCACTGACTCATATTTGTTTCCTTCTTCGTCAATGTAAATGCGATAGGGACCAGAATCATCCCTATCAAGATTCACTTCTTGAATCTCTACATCACCTTTAGTGAATGGCCCATCTAGAAAGTTCATGCGGTCACCTTGACATCGAATCTATCGGCCCACAGATTCTGATCTGATTCGAACAGTGTCTGGGACGATTTGTCTAAAAAGTATGTAGTTGCTGTGTCTGTTTCTGAACGAATTGATCTTCCTACACCTTGGATGATCTTATACAAACCGATTTCTCTATAGACATGACCGTAGACATCACAGATGTATTTCATCCGTTTATCACCAAGACTTGGGTATGGCGTCTTCATGATAATCTGATACCTCGAATGGTCATCTTTGAAATCAAGGCCTTCAAAGATGCTAGGGCTAATGAGAATCGCTGAACCCTTATATGATTTGAACTGATCAATGATCTCGGATACTTTCGTGCCTGACTTGTGTTCGAACACCTTCGTCCCTTTCAGATTCCTACACAGCTTCTCGGTCGCTGAGAACGACGGAGTCAGCATGATGCCTTTCTCATTTTTATGATGAGAGATGATCGCATTCGTCAGTTCGCTCAATCGCGTGAAAGTATCTTCATTCTGCATCGTCGTGTAATTCAGATTCCGCTTACCCAAAAAGAACAATGGTCTATTCTGTGGAGAAAATACAGTACCTGCATCGATGTAAGCCGTGTCCTTCGCTGGTAGAGACATCGTATCCTTGGCATAGGCCATCGACATCGTCGCGGTCATGAAGAGATTCTTTTCTCCCAAAAGATCTGAGATGGAATCAGATACGAAGATTGGTTTGATGGTGATTTCGTTAGGATTCTTATCTTCAAACACATGTTCATATCCTGGATTGAAGAACGCTTTCATCCTACACCCCATCTTATCGTACTTGGATGCTGCTTTCTGCATCTTCTTTCGTACCATCAAATCCGGAATCATGGAAGATAACCACATCATTTTCGAATGTATTCCGATGAACTGATCTCGAAGTTCCGAAATAAACTTCACATAGTTAGTTTCTTTGATCTGCTTCGCAGCAATACGATCTCTCATTTCTGTTAGAGTATCTGCATAAGAATTCATTTTACCGTTCTGATTTTTCAGTTCGGCGATGTAACGGTTCAGAGTTTCGACTGAAATGTGAATGGAGAACTGTTCGCAGAACTGATCGTTTAGCAAATGAGCTTCGTCGAAGACGTGTAATCTACGAGCTGTGTTGCGCAAATGATGCGTTGTGACGTTTCCCACCATGAAGTATGAATAATTGGTGATGAGGTTCTGTGTCGTATAGATCGCTGCTTTCGCTGACTTATAAGTACAGTTACTGCAGAACTTCTGACGTTCTTGTTCTGTAATGTCTTTAATGACGCAGTCTTCACCAGTTGACTGCAGATTTCCTTTTTCTCTGAAGTAGACACATGGATAATTGGAAGCACCTTTGATACGATGCCAATCACTTATCGGCTCATCCTTGAACGTATTCGCATACTGATCAACCAACGAGTTCGTCGAACTGACATAAATACCCTTCTTGGCATCAGAAGGAATCTCTGTTGATAGAACTTCTGCAGTAACTGCTGCAATAATTGACTTACCGATTCCAGTATCTGCACATAGAATCACGTTTCGTTTATTCTGATCTACAAATTCATGGATGATTCTGTTGACGATATCGACTTGGTTGTTTCTTGGTTCGAAACGAAGTTTCTTGAAGGCTTCGTTGATTTGGTTAGTTCTGTTCATTCAGTTATAGTAATCTGACTATATGTTTCTGTAAAATTTTCTAAAGATTGTCCAGGATGCATCTAAAGCCCTGGATTGATGTCTGTATAGATGGAACGATAGATTCCTAATCGACAGATAGAAATGAAGAGTGCAGTGTTTAAACACTGCACCGCGAAGCGGTTCATTGAGGATTCTTGAACTTACGTTCTGGATTCTCCGATCTAGAGATATCTAGTAGAATTCTCTATTACAGATCCAGATTATCGTAATGGATGAGACGGTGGCTAGCCACCGGCATGTTACACATGCAATATTTCATCTATACAGTTCTAGATATCATTCAAGTCTCATAGATTTAGAACACGATCTCTTTGAGCGCAGCGAAAAAGTAGATCACTTTTAGGGCTTCTATATGAATATTATAACGAGTGCTTCAGGAAATGTAAAATTTTTTTAGCGAGCGAAAAATCTCTCTGGATGCCATATCCAGATTTGCTTTGTGAGTTTTGCACACAGTGTTTACAAAACTTTACATATCAAAACTGAGGATAATCAAGAAAATTTTACATCAGTGATGGTGTTTGATATGATAATCTGATTGTGAAAGGATTAGTATGACTGAGAAACAACATAGTCATTATTTCAAGGATGTCACTCATTATGACCATGTGGATATCTATAGGATCTTACGTTTATATGACGTGACAGATCCATGCATCGCTCACGCAATTAAGAAATTGCTTGTTGCTGGCGGCCGTGGAGCAAAAGATACAGAAAAAGATGTTAAAGAAGCGGCAGATTCTTGCTTGCGGTATTTAGAGATGGTAAAAGAGGACCGTAAAAATCACACTGCAAAACGCGGTGCGCTTCGTAGCGAACAATCAAGGGATGAATCGTGAGTGATGTAAATGTAATGATTGACTTGGAGACACTGTCTTCCAAAAAGACCGCAGCCATCATTTCGATTGGGGCCGTCAAGTTCAACGATACAGAGATTGTAGATAAGTTCTACATCAATTTGGATTATCGTTCACAGTCGACGGAATATGGCCTCCACATTTCAAAGTCTACGGTTGATTGGTGGAAAGAACAGAAGCAAGCTGCTTGGGAGGCCACCAAGAACAATAGAGTTCAGATCGAAGATGGCTTGACTAAATTCAGAGAATGGTACGGCCCTAAATCATATCCAACATGGTCATGCGGTGTTGATTTCGACATCGTGATCCTAGAGAACGTTTTCGATACTGTTGAAGGAAACTCTACTTCAACAAAGCGTAGTCATTCTGATACCGTGATCTTGGAGAATGTTTTTGATGCCGTTGAAGGAAACTCCCCTCCATGGAAATGGAGTCATTCCCGCTGCTTTAGGACATTCAAGGAATTGTTTAAGATTGAACATCCTCGTGATGGCGTCCATCACAATGCTTTAGACGATGCAATTTACCAAGCACAGTATATGCAGAAAGTACTTAAAAAATGAAACCGAAGTTTGTTATCATCGAGGGCCCAGACCGCTGCGGTAAATCCACACTGACGGCAAATCTAGCCCATGAGTTGGGGCCATATGTTTTCTGTAATCATTCCAGTTCTCCACCCAAATGCGATGATCCGTTAGCATGGGAGATTTCCCATTATGGAGCGATCGTGACCGCGTACACAACGTTAGCTCATGAAGATGCTGCATTCAATTTCATTTCAGATAGATTCCACATCGGTGTTCCTGTTTACGGTCAGCGATATAGAAACTATTCGAACACGGTTACATCAGCCTCGATTGAAGAAAAGATCTTCAGCGGTTACAACAAAGACATTTTCAGACTCGCTGATGTCTATCTAATTCTCGTAACAGATTCGGTTGAGTCAATCATGGCTCGTGATGATGGTATGAGTTTGGAAACAGATCCGAAGCAGATGACAGAGACTCTTGAAAATTTTACAAAGCAGTTCGATCTCAGTACAATTGAGAAAAAGGCTAAATACAATGTATCGCAGATTGGTTTCGCGAATCTGCTACCACAAGTCAAAGGATTCATTGGACTATGATCAGTAAAACTTTACCTCACACATTCGAAATCAGGAATCAGTTAATCGAACTCTTAGAGAAAAAGGAATTCGTTGAAGACAAGACTGGTGTCAAAACGATTGAGATTGTTGGCGCTTCGTTTGTTGCAGACGAGCCAACTATTTTCGGTGCAGTGAACGAGGATTGGAACCGTCGTGAGTTTGAATGGTACAAATCTCTATCTCTAAATGTTAATGACATCCCACCACCCATTCCCCAGATCTGGAAATCGGTTGCATCCGAGGATGGTGGAATCAATTCAAACTATGGGTGGTGTATTTGGTCAGCCCAGAACAGTTTTCAGTATTTGAGTTGCTTAGAAACTCTTCGGAGAGATCCGACTTCTCGCCGTGCTTGTATGATTTACAATCGCCCGTCGATGCAATTCGACTTCGACAAAGATGGTATGTCAGATTTCATGTGTACGTATTCAACACAACACATGATTCGTGATGGGAAATTGGTTAGTTTGGTCTACATGCGATCGAACGACGCCGTCTTCGGATACAAAGGTGATTTTGCATGGCAAAACAAAATTCATAGGATGCTAGCCGAAAGTTTGAGTATCGAACCCGGTGAGATCATCTGGAATGCAGCGAGCTTACATGTATATGAGCGTCATTTTGGTTTAGTCTGTGACTTTAACTTGGCGAAGTAAATGAACTATCACAAACGAATCATTTTAGACTTTGATGATACCTTAGCGTTCGCTGAAGGTAGAAATTGGGATGATGCTGTACCAAACAGATCACTGATCACGAAAACAAATGGGCTGTTTGATAATGGTTGGCAAATCGACATTTTTACTGCTAGAGGTTCGATTTCATGCCAGACTCGTGCTCAGGCTCGATTGAAGTATGAACGCGGCATGAAGACTTGGCTTGAGAAGCACGGTGTCAAGTATCATTCAATCTCATTCGAGAAACCTTTAGCGGCATACTACATCGATGATAAAGGAATGAGTCCAGAAGAATTCATTATGCAAGACATTCGTCAGTTGCATGGTGGTCTATCTGGCTCGGATATCTATACCGATGGTGCTATGGTCCATAAGCAAGACAAGAATGCACATCAAACCAAGGAATGGTATAAGACTGCCTGCTATTCGCTCAATGTGCCTTGTGTAGATAGAATCGTTGGTGATACAATCACAATGAGATACATTGATCATGATGTGGACTTCTTCAGAAACAATACATTCATTGCTCTTGGGTTGATTCAGGATGCTTTAGCAAAGATGTCCGCGATTCCATTCATGGACGGTGGACTGACCTTCTCATCGTACATCGATAGAATCAAAGACCATGCTAAGAATTCTGGTGTTCAAGCGGCAATTGATAATGCAAGTAAGCTTGAATTGATCAAGCCACCAGTCAGAACATTTGCTCATGGTGATTTCGGTATCACTAATATGCTGTTCGGTGATGGGAAGCTGCATCTCATTGATCCTATCACTAGTGTCTATGGTTCCACTGAATTGGATATAGCGAAGTTCATTGCTTCTCTGTACATCAATGAATACCCACAGAAAATGATAGATACATCTCTTCGGTCATTGGTTGCATTCAATAACCTATATCATTCAACGATGATAGTTTTGGTTTGTGCCGAGATCACTCGTGTCTACAAATATCACCCAAATAAAGAACATATTAGAAAGTGCATTGAGAATGTTTTTCAACAAGGTTGAACTAGCGAAGAAACTTGGGAAAGATATCAACGACATTCGTGTAGGTTTTACATGCTCGACCTTTGATCTGTTTCACGCAGGTCATGTCGTGATGTTACAAGAAGCAAAGACGCTGTGCGATTACTTGGTAGTCGGTCTTCTGATAGATCCCACATTGGATAGACAAGAGACAAAGAACAGACCAGTGCAGTCTGCGTTTGAACGATATGTTCAAATTGCCGCTTGTAAGTATGTCGACGAAGTCATCCCATTCACCACGGAACAAGAAATCGTTGATATCATTCTGACACTCCAACCCGATATCAGAATCGTTGGTGAAGAATACAAAGGCACAGATCATACAGGAATTGGTCTATGCCCTATCCATTACAATAAACGGCGACACTCATTCTCAACAACAGATTTGAGATCACGAGTCGCCGCAGCAGAATCAAATCGAGTACAAACGAAAGGTACAGCATGATCTCTTATACATTCAGCATTGAATTCAATTCAGTAGTCTATGGCGGCGAATATCATCGCTACATGAGAGGTTACTCATACAATGGGTAATGTCCTTTTGTATTCAACTCGTGGCTTGACTAGTAAGTTCGTCACGAGTCTGATCCAGCAGTTCTTGGTGTCAGAGACACTGGGCGTTTGCGATATCATGCTTAATCAGAAAACCACAAAGGTTTCAAAGTACATCATGGATGTTTCTGGTTTGCAGATCAATGAAGTAGTGATGCCCTATCATGAGTTCTATCACACAAAAGTGTTCAAGATGTCTGATTGGGTTGAGGCATATAATTCAATTGACTTGACTCCATTGGCTAAATACAAGAAACTGGTGATCTTCGGTGGCATTCTATCCGAGAAATCATATTTGCAGTATGGTTCAAAGAGGCTAATGAAATTTCCTGAAGATCGTGGCCAAATCAATTTCTTGAGTGTTGGTTCCACGATATTTCATGTCTTAGCGATGTTGAAAGCCAATCGTGAACTTGGTATTCCATTGTACGAAGTCATCTACGACCCTCAGGAAGTTTCGTTGAACGCTATCAATCTGAAGTACCGCCCAATTGACAACTACAAACTGTTTCATGGTTATACGGATGAGAGTAGATCATTTGAGCGTTTAGATTCGATGCAATACTTCTTGGAGATGTATCAAGATCAGAACATCTTCGGTGCTCCAAAGAAAGACATTGACTTTACATTCGGGATGACTGCTCTGACTCAAGTCCGTTCTAAACAGATTGAGAAGGCTAAAGAGGCCGCCAGACATTTCAAGAACGCGAAACTGTTTCTCCATGATAAGTTTTCAGATGAACCGTCGTCATTCATTGGTAGAGAACAGTATCTACAGTTAATAGGGAGGTCTAGATACACCCTGGTTGTGCCAGCGTACGATGCAACACAATTCTCTATTTACCGGCTAATCGAATCACTCCATGCGGGTTGTTTGCCTCTATTGCATGACGATGTGATCTGCGAAAATGTAGAGAAATCTTTCGGGATAAATCTTTCTTCACTGTATCTGAAGAATTTTGACTTTGGTACGACAGAATCAAGACGATTGGAAATCGTTGATGATCTAAGGTCCAAGGTTTGTGAATATAGAAAAGGTTTTTGATAATGAAGCACATTGGTTTTGCTAAGATTGGTAAGTCATTGAAGTTTGTTACGCCGTTCAGTCCGATCGGTGGTGACAATGAAGGGCCAGCGATGATTCAACTTTTGGCGAATCATAACCCAGATAAGAAGTTCTATCTGATTGGCCGTTCTGATTTCTCCAAAATGACGGAACACGAACGTCTATCAAGATTTCCCTACAATAATGTCATTGACCTCCATTCCAAGTCAAAGATCAAATCTGAACGCGACTATGTGAAGAATCGTTTGGTTGAATTGAGCGTAGAGATTGACCATTGTGTCTGGATGGTTGGCCAAGTCGGTAACGTCTCTATCCCCAACAGAATCCAACAGATCAAAGATCCGAGTCAGATGACGACTATCATCGATATGACATTGGGTTATACTACACCAATTTCTGAATGGTGGAACGACAGTAAATGTCCAGCGATTGAAATCATCAATGACCCTCGCTATACATTGGCTCAGTCAAGAGATATCATCCCTAACCCAATTCGTTCACTCTCTCAGTTCAATGGATCATATGTGAAGCGGACAATCCGATCATACGAAGATCAGACTCGTGATAGTCATACTATCAACATGACCTATTCTGGTGTTGAACGTGTTTTCCTGTATGGTCGCGGTGGTCCAGAGAAATCTCGTGATAGAAGTGTGCAAATGGCTATCGTTCTAAATGAAGGCGATCCTAGCAGATATGATATGCTGAATGATTGGATTCTGAAGAAGGTCGATGATGTTGAAATCTATGGCAGATGGGAACATCCTAAAGCCGAAGCTGATACCAGATTCAAAGGTGCATTGAAGTTAGAACAAGTGCAGAAGAAGATGCTGAATGTAAAGTACACGTTCATTATCTCAATCGCAAATGGCTGGGCTACATCAAAGTACATTGAGATGATACATGCAGGTGTTGTTCCATTCTTCCATCCCAACTATGCAACAAATATCCCTGAGATCAGATCTCTTGTCCCAGACATCCTGTTACCAAAGACGCCTGAAGATCTTTTCAAGGGTATCACAAAACTTGAAGAAACTGGTTCATATTCTAGGATGATTGATCACCTACAGAAAATCTTCTGCAAACCGTCTGACTATTCCGGTGAAACGCTCAATGACACTGTCATGAAGGCTCTTGACGAAAATTACATCAGACCGGATCTATCAGAATACTCTATCGAGGAATCGTCTAATTCCATTGACGAATTCTTTCAGTAATAGCCCATAAATAATTCCTTTGAATAGGTTAATGATGAGTAAAACAAAAACATGGACGGCCCTTATCCCTTTGATCGGCGGATTCCCTTTGGGTGCGGAGCGTAGAATTGGGACTCCTCCGAAGCAGATCATTGGTTATGGTTTTAAGAATGACGAACAGTATCTCAATTGGGCCAATGTAACAAATTCATATGGTATTGAGTACACGAAACTGGACGAATCTGGTGAAGTCGTTTCAGGTCCTCCAATCGAATATGCCGATATTGTTGTAGCAACACCGCCATGTTCGGCGCTGTGTGGTTTGAATACAGCTGGGAAAGAATCTGCTTCTGTCGGTGCCATGGCTGCATCTACTAGATGGATGGACTATTCATTGAGAGAGGCCCTGGGTAAAATCAAATGTCAAGTGTTCATCATGGAGAATGCCCCAGCTCTTGCAACGAACAAAGGCGCAGGTGTCGCTGCTAGATTGATTGCAGCGGCTAAAGAGTATGGGTACTCTTCTTCGTTCTACAAGACATCAACAAATCATCATGGTGTCCCACAGGCACGGCATCGTACATTCTATTTTGCATGGAAGAATCCGACCGCACCAATCTTGCCTTGGTACAATCGTGACCATTTACATTTCACAGATTACTTGAAAGAGATCTCCCCTACAGATCTTCAACAGGATCTGATTGTTAATCAAACAATCATCAATGAACCATGCAAAAGATTCATTAACGAATCTTTGGGTATTGCAGACTGGCGCCAAGCGATCATTGAGGCAAATGTGCGTACTGCATTTCAATACATTCATATGCATGAATTGATGCCAACTGCACTAAAGTGGTTTGAAGAAGTTAGCGACGAGAAAGGTGTCAAATTCATGACACACGCTATCAAGAAATTTGGCATGAACAAAGGAATCTGGGACGGTAGCATTCACGTTTTCGATGGTCATATGAATGCTCTCGTCGGTAGAAATGTCTGCGATACAATTCACCCATTCGAAGATCGCGGTCTATCTATCCGAGAAGCTATGCACATCATGGCTATGCCCAAGAACTTCGAACTCTTGGGTGGTGTAAAGAACTTCAATATGATCTGTCAGAACGTACCTGTTTGTACCGCAGCAGACATGATCGACGCAGCAATCAAGTTCATTGATGGTGAATTAGTTGATTCTAGCCACGGCGATTTCTGGCAGAACAACGAATCGCAGAAGTTCGTTAAAGCTTCGCCTAAAATCGAAGCACATGACATTTTCGAGATCGCTTGAAAATTTTACATATCTCCTCCGTGATGATATGATTTACTATAAGTGAAGGAATTGTTATGAATGGCATTGGTGTAAAGAATGTTAGGGCCAACGATGATGGTAGTGTCTATTCGGTCACCATTGATGTCCCGGCTTGGTTATACAAATCATGGACCGAACAATCAAAACCACAGCGTTGTTTTGATTGTAGGTTTGGTGATGTGTTTGAGTTGATGAGTGATTATTTTAAAGAAGGAAAGTGAATGAGTAATAGTGATATGGTCAATGACATCGAGAATCTTCATACCAAATTTGGTGTGAACAAACGAGTCAAAGATTTCGATAAAGAAACCCTACGAACATTCTTCGAATTTCGTCTCAAATTCCTGAAGGAAGAAATGCAAGAAATTGAGGATGCATGGAATGAGGGTGACTTTGATGGCGTTGTTGATGGTCTAACCGATCTCAATGTGGTGTCTCTGGGTACGATGAATGCATTTGACGTCAATCCTAATTTGGCTTGGGATCGTGTGCATACTGCTAACATGCAGAAAGAACCTGGCATCAAACCATCGAGGCCAAATCCTTTGGGTCTACCTGATATGATCAAACCAGAAGGATGGACTGCTCCATCGCATGCAGATAACATCGGCTTGTTCGCTAAGCTAAAATAATTTTACATTCCGGTTAAACCGTTTACAATCTAAATTGGTTTAGCTAAATTGAAAGGAAACTTCGTAATGAAACTGTCTAAACAAACTCTCGATGTGTTACGCAACTTTGCCACCATCAACCAAAACATTCTGATTCAACCTGGTACGAAATTGAGTACTCGCACGGTCGCAAAAAATATTTTCGCGACCGCTGAGGTACCTTCTTCTGACGAATTTGATACTGAATTTGGTATCTACAATCTGTCAGAATTCTTGGGTGTGGTGTCCCTATTCACTGACCCAGATATCTCCATCTCGCACAACGTGATCACTATCAGTGAAGGTAAGAATGTCCTGCGTTATGTCTGTGCAAATAAAGAGATTCTGGACTATCCCGAATCGAATGTCAAGATGCCTTCAAAAGATGCTTCGTTTGAATTGTCTGAAGAGGTTCTTAAAGCTCTCCTGAAGGCTGGTGCAGTTCTGGGATCCACCGATCTGCTGCTTTCTTCTGATGGTAATACAATCACCGCTTCTGTCGTTGATCCTCAGAATCCTTCAAGCAATACGTATTCCGTTGAGGTCGGTTCGTCTCCACGCAAGTTCGCTGTTTACATCAAACTCGAAAACTTGAAAATGCCAGCTGGTATCTACGACGTGTCTCTGTCTGAGCGCAAATTGGCACACTTCAAATCAAAGACCGTAGATTATGATATCTACATTGGTTGCGAGAAGAAGCCAACTGTCTGGGAAGAATGATGATGCAGGTGGAGCAAATGCTCCACCTTTCTTTTTGATTATGAGGATTGATGATGAGTAGTGTATTTGATAGTGCTGTCTGGGAACATAAGTATCGTCCGAGAAAAATTGATGATACAATTTTGCCACCAGAAACAAAGAAGATGATCAAAGAGATCGTCGCTGCGGGCGACATTCAGCCTATGCTATTTTCTGGTACTGCTGGTATCGGTAAGACCACATTGGCATATGCAATCTCTAAAGAACTTGATGCTGACATTTTGTTCGTCAATGCTTCACTTGAAGGCAACATTGACACGATTCGAACCAAGATCACACAGTTCGTTACATCAGCGAGTCTGACCGATAGCCCAAAAGTTGTTCTATTGGATGAATGTGATTACTTGTCAGATAAGGCTCAACCTGCTCTGCGTGGATTCTTGGATGGATTTTCTGGTTCAGCGATCTTCATTCTGACTTGCAATTACAAGAACCGTTTGGTTGATCCGCTTTTGTCCAGATTGACGGAAGTCAATTTCAAGTTCACTAAAGCTGAGGCTGCAGATGCAGCCAAGCAGATGTTGGCTCGTTGTTGCTACATTCTTGATTCTGAGAATGTCAAGTATGACCGTAAAGCTGTTGCTGGTCTTGTTGCAAAGAATTTTCCTGACTTCCGCCGCACAGTCGTTGAACTCCAACGCTACTCTTCCTCAGGCACGATTGATTCTGGCATCCTTGCTACAATCGATGAGGGTGGTATCAACGAATTGTCTGACTTCATTAAGAACAAAGAATTCAGCAAAGCTCGTACTTGGGTGGCTAACAATCAGATGGATTCGTCTGCTTTCTATCGGATGTTCTATGACAAAGTTTCTAAGAAACTGCTGACCCAACATGTACCTCAATTGATTCTGTTGATTGCTGAATATCAATTTAGAGCAGCGATGGACATCGATCAAGAAATCAATCAAGTTGCTTTCATTGTTGAGGTGATGAAGTCATGCCAATTTGCAGGTGATGCATGAGTCCGTTTGACTATGTGAAGTCCGTCACTCGTACTAAAGAGAATTTGTATTCCACGGAGGAGATGTTTCAGAAGGAATATGTACCGTTCATTGTGAACCGTTCGTTGTCCAATAGTGCAAACTTTTGTATCTTCGCAGAAGCGATCAATAAATATCCCGGATTGGATAAGAAACTGCAGTATGATTTCTATCTATACGGCATTCCTAAATCCAACCGATATGAGCAGTTGTGGACAAAAAAATCCGAAACTGATGTGGATGAAGAGTTGATTGAATTTGTTGCTACGGAAATGAATTGTTCAATGTCTAGGGCTATGTCTGTTATGAATCTTCTTGGTCACGACAAAGTAAAAGAACTTTATGAATCGCGAGGCGGTCGTGACGGACGAATTAGAAAAACAAAAGTATGATGATGTAGGTGTGTTAATTGAATTGGCGAAACCAGATGATTTTCTGGTTATTGTTGAGACGTTGACACGAATTGGTATCAAGTCCAAGAAGACGAACACTTTATTCCAGTCATGCCACATTCTACACAAGAAGGGTACGTACAGAATCGTACATTTTCTTGAGTTGTTTATGTTGGACGGGAAGATCAGTACGATTTCTGATGAGGACTACTTGAGACGTGATACCATCGTCAAACTGCTTCACCAGTGGAAACTATGTAAGATCGTTGGACAGAACATCAATATGTCTGCCAATGCTCAGGACATCAAAGTTGTTCCGTTCAAGGAAAAACGAGATTGGCTTTTTGTTCCGAAGTATCAGATCGGTAAACGGAACAAGGCTTAAGTAATTTGAGGGAGTTCCTCAAATCGTGGAGATGCCATTCGGGTCTCCATGTAAATTCAACTTGCTATAAGGAGTTAAAATGAACAGGAACGCACTATCTTTAATCGGCTTCGATTCTCTATTTGATGAGATCGGTAATTTCAAGAAATTTGTATCTTACCCTCCCAACAATCTGTATAGAGAATCGAGTTTGAAGTATGTGGCGGAAATCGCTGTTGCGGGTTTCAAGAAATCGGAAATTGAAGTTAAACGTGAAGACGGGAAACTGAAAGTATCTGGTAAGAAATTGAGTACAGACGATAAACCGTTCGAGTTCTTCCATCGCGGACTTGCAAGTCGCGACTTCACTCTTTCGTATCTTCTGAACGATGATATCGTTGTGGATAAGGTCTCTCTTGAAGACGGTATCCTGAAGATTGTAATGACACGTGTTTTGCCAGATGCGGCTAAACCAGTGACATTCAGTATCGAGTGATGATAGAAGGGGTGATCCGTGAAGATAAATTCAAACATGAATCACCCCAACGAAATTGTGTCCAGACCAACTGAAATTGTTGCAAACAGGTTTCTCGTGAAGTGCTCGGCTATCAAAGTCGGTCAAGACACGTCAATCCTGGTTGCTGTGCAAGATGTTGTTGAGGGTGCATTTAGAATGAAGTACTTTGTCGAACCTGAAAAGGCGGCATCTTTTATCAATTTGTTGAAGTCGGCTTGACTTCAATTTGAAAGGTCATTATGAGTAAGAATCAAGAAGCTGGTGTGGTCATCCCTTCTTCTCCAGAAATCCAAAAGAAAATCAAAGACGCACTACGTGAAGCGTCTGCTTCGTACACGAGGATTGAAGGTGAACGTGATTTCCTAAAGGAATTGTTCTCAGATCTATCAAAGAACACTGAGATCCCTAAAGGTTACTTGACACAGATCGCGAAGTTCTATCACAAGCAGAATTTCTCAAAAGCAGTTGCTGATAAAGAGAATGTGTTTGAACTCTACGAACGTCTGTTCCAAGAGAGTCAGAACCGCGGTGATTCCAATGACTAAATTCGTCAATTTGTTCCAGAAGCAGATCGCCTCCCTAACGAAGCCACGGTCTAGACTGTATTACATGTTGGCCGAAATTGCAGATGATCGTGTAGAGGCATTCCAGCTCTGTAGCGTTCTGTATTTCGGCGATGATGAGTATGTCGATGAGATTCTGTCCGATCGCCGCATCAGGTACACAGAATCATTGAGTTGCGGTGTATTTCCGGTTTTCGTGAAGAACTAAAATTTTACAGTTCACCTTTCATGGGTTAGAATTATCTAATGACAAACCCATGAAAGGACCGACTTGTCTATGTTCTATACCTACTTCAGTAGAGCAGGTAACAATGTTCTATACCGCGGCTATGATAAAGATGGTCGTCGCATCACTCAAACAATCCAACACAAACCTTACCTTTACGTCAAAGACGATTCTGGTAAATCAAATTCGTTGTTCGGATATCCCGTAGCAGAAAAGAGATTCAATTCAATCACTGAGGCAAAGACTTTTGCTTCTGATTACGGTAAAGCATTCAACATTCATGGCAATACTGCATATGAATATGATTGCATTCACAGGATGCACCCTGAAGAGCTCGAGGTTGACATCTCGAAGCTGCGCATCGCCATCATCGATATCGAAACCGAAACGGAATCAGGATTCCCAAACATTGAGGATCCGAATGAAGTCGTTCAATTAGTGACATTCATTGATTTCAATACCAAAGAAAAAGTCACGTATGGCATCCACCCAAGCAAACGACCGAACTATGTTCATTGCGCAAGTGAAGCGGCTCTTCTGCAGTCGGTCATTGCTTATATCATCGATAACGATGTAGACATCATCAGTGGATGGAATTCTGTTTACTTCGACGGTGCATATCTCTTTGGTAGAATTGAAAAGATTCTAAGCAGTAGTGCTTTATCAAGACTGAGCCCGTTTGGTCGTGTTTACCGCAAAGTAGACAACTTGATGGGTAGAGAACAGGTACGGTATGACATCGTCGGCCGCATCCAGCTTGATATGCTGGATCTCTATAAGAAGTATCGTTTCATGAATCGTCCTAGGTACAAACTTGGATACATCGCTCAAGTTGAGATTGATGATACCAAGAAGGAATACGATGGTACATTCAGAGAGCATTACACAAATGACTGGGAATCGTTTGTTGAATACAACCAGCATGATGCAGTTCTTGTTGAACGATTGGAAGATAAGCTAGGTCTGATTTACTTAGCAATCACTCTTGCATATAAGACCAAGGTTAATTACGATGACGTCTATTCTCCGATTAAGTTATGGGAGAATTACATCAAGCATTCTTTGCTAAACGAGAATATCTTCTGTCCGATTACAAAAGAACCACAGGTTGACCGTAACATCGTCGGTGGATATGTAGCAGATCCGATACCAAACATCTACGGATACAGCGTTGCTTTTGATGCAACGTCCCTATATCCTAAGATCATCACTTCACTCAATATGAGTCCCGAAACTCTTATTGATTACATTGAAGGAATTGATGACGAAGTTTGTCTAAAAGGCGTGCGGATTCCAGAAAAGTATGCCAATGGAAAGTATGCGATGGCTGCTAACGGTGCTATCTTTTCCAAAGAGAAGATCGGCATCATGGCGAAGCTAACCGATCAGACTTTCAAGCAACGATCAGCGGCCAAGAAGAAGATGCTCTCCGCAAAGACTAGGAAAGAAGTTCTAAAGGAAGAATTGACGAAACGTCAAAGCGGATCGGAACCATCTAAGGACTACGCAGCACTTTCATTGGATCAGCTCCGCAAAGAAATTGATGCATGCGACAAAGAAGCATCGTTCCAAGGGGTTCTTCAATTGGCCCTGAAGGTTACTCTAAACAGCTTGTTCGGTGCAGCGGGTAATAAGTTCTTCATGTTCTTTGATAACCGTATCGCTGAAGGTATCACGATGACTGGTCGATTCGCTGTGCGTAGCGTGAACCGCCGTTTGGATGAGTATATGAAAGAGAACTTCAATCCGAACAAGTTGTATTCTATCTATGCCGATACAGATTCAACTTATTTGTTGGTTGACGATCTTGTGAAGAAATTACCAGCATCTTCTCCGCAGAAAATTGCCGACGCAATTGATAAGTATGTGAAGATCAAGCTCGATCCTGTTCTACAAGAGACCACGGATAAGATTTCTAAACAATTGAGTTTCTATTCAAATGACTTGCAGTTCAAACGTGAGGCGATCTCAAGTTCTGGTTTCTGGATGGCTCCGAAGAAGTATTCTCTTAAGGTGATTGATAATGAAGGTGTTCGTTATGCCGAACCTGAATACAAAGTCACTGGTATTGAGACGAATCGCAGTTCAACACCAGACGTCGTCCGCGGATGGTTGATGGAATGCATCGTCGCTATTCTTGACGGTAAACCTGTTGAACATGTTCGTGAAATGATTCAGAAATATGAAGTTACATTCATGGCTCTTGAACCACATGAAATTGCATTCCCAAGATCCGCGAACAACCTTAGAGAATATTCAAGCAAGTCAACGATCTACAGGAAAGATGTTGCATGCCCTATCGCGGTTAGAGCAAGCCTATTACATAACCATCTGATTGATAAATTTCAACTGGTTAGCAAGTATCAGAAAATCAATGAAGGTGATAAGATCAGATTCCTTTATTTGACTGTCCCAAACACGATGAGAATGGGAGAGAATGTGATTGCTTTTATGGACAAGTTACCACCTGAGTTCAAATTGGACGAATACGTGGATTACAAGCTGCAGTTCAGGAAAGTATTCCTAGATCCGCTAACTAAAATCATGGAGGCTGTAAAGTGGTCCGTTGAAGAGGAAAACGATATCAGCATTTTCGCATAAAGTAACATTTACATTACAATTTTTCACAAAAGGAAACATATATGTCAACTCTAATGAGTAAACTCAAAAAAGCTTCGTCCATCAAAGAGGCGGAGGTCTTGTCTCAGTCTACGTTGTTTGTGGATAAGTCTACTACACCAACACCAATCTATGCACTCAATGTTGCTTTGTCTGGCGATATTGATGGTGGATTCCGTTCTGGTCTAATTAGCTTGGCTGGTCCATCTAGACATTTTAAGAGTACGTATGCTCTCGTTCTTGCATCTGCTTATCTAAAACGTCATCAAGACGCAATTCTTGTCTTGTATGATTGCGAATTCGGTATCAGTGAAGCTACTTTAGTCGCTGCTGGCATCTCTCCAGATAGAGTTTTGCATATCCCTATCACTTCTGTTGAAGAACTGAAGTTCGATCTAATGAAGAAATTGACTGGTGCCGACGCAATCAAACGCGGTGAGAAAGTCATCTTCATGGTTGACAGTATCGGCAATCTTGCATCAACGAAAGAAACTTCTGATGCCGAAAAAGAATCTGCTGCAACTGACATGGGTACACGAGCCAAGTCGATCAAATCTCTGTGGCGTTTAGTTACACCGCACTTAACAATCAAAGACTTGTCTTTGCTAGCGATTCAACACGTCTATGAAGAACAGGGTATGTTCGCTAAAACCATCATGTCAGGTGGGACGAGCGGAATGCTATCCTCCGATGTGGTCTTCTTCATTGGTAAGTCGCAAGAGAAGGATGGTACAGATCTGGTTGGTTGGAACTTCAAGTTGAAGGTTGAGAAATCACGATATGTTAAAGAGAAGTCAGTGATTCCGATTGTGGTTACATTTGAGGGCGGCATTCAACGATATTCTGGTATCCTCGAATGGGCTATTGAATCTGGTCATGTCATCAAACCGTCTAACGGTTGGTATCAACTCGTTGATAAAGAGACTGGTGAAATCATTGGTGGTAAAGTCCGCGAAAAGGACACTGCAAACGAAGAGTTCCTTGGTAAAGTTGTTTCCAATCCGTCATTCAAAGAATGGGTACGGAAACAATTCCAACTGAGCCACGGTACTCTTGTAGCTGAGGACGACCCGTCGTCTAATTGATGGGTAGAAGCCGAGCGGATTATTTTACATGTCCGCTCGGCGGTATTACAATTTAATTTTGTTATGAAGGCGCTTGATGCGTACAGAAGATCTAATTTTTTCACAGCTTATAACCAATGAGGAATATGCTAGGCGAGTGATGCCTCATCTACGTGATGAGTACTTCCAGCAGAAAGAAGATAAAGCACTTTTCAAGATCTATTCGCGGTATTTCACCAAGCACAATGGTTTACCATCAAAACAAGCACTGTTGGTTGAGATTGAGAATCTCAAAGGTTCCGCTGAACTGTATGCTGGACTGAAGAACGTCATTTCTTCCACCGTGGAGTTTACTGAATCTCTGAAGTATCTCATGGATGCTACGGAGAAATTCTGTAAAGATCAAGCAATCTACAATGCTCTAAGAGAATCTGTTTTGATTGCGGATGGTCAGTCCAAGATGACCCCTGATGCTATCCCATCAATCCTCACACAAGCTCTATCTATTTGTTTCGATACACAAGTAGGCCACGATTACTTGACTGAAGCCGAACTCCGTTGGGAATACTATCATTCGGTTGAAGCTAGGATCCCTACCGGGTCTGTGATGTTTGACAAAATCACTGGTGGTGGATTCCCGAGGAAGACTCTCAATATTCTGTTGGCACCACCTCACGGCGGCAAATCGTTTGTGATGTCTAACTTCAGTGTTGGTGCTCTATTGGCTGGTTACAACGTCTTGTACATCTCCGCTGAGATGTCTGAGTTTGAAATCGGTCTACGTCATGACTTGAACATGATGGGTGTGGACACAGAAACACTCAAGATGTTATCGAAACCAGTTTTCAATAACAAGTTCAAATCAGTCATCGAGAAAAGCAGAGGTGTTCTGAAGATCAAGGAATTTCCCACGGGTGCTTCTCATTGTGGGCATTTCAGATCATTACTCCAGGACTTGAAGACCAAACAGAACTTCGTCCCCGATTTGATCATTGTGGACTACATGGGCATTGTTGCATCAGAGAAATTCAAACCTTCGTCTGGTGCAAACTCATACACGATCCAGAAATCAGTTGGTGAAGAACTCCGAGCATTGGCGATTGAAACAAATTGCGCCGTGATTACTGCGGTTCAGACAAACCGTTCTGGTGTAGGTAACACAGATGTCGACATGACATCTACATCCGAATCTCTAGGTACACCGATGATCGCTGACTGGTTCTGTGCCATCATTAACACGGATGATTTGAAGCAAATGAAACAATTGATGTTCAGACAGTTGAAGAATCGCTACAAATCATTGGATGACCCTAATAAATTCATGATGGGTGTCGATTACTCGAAGATGCGGATGTATGATTTGGACAACCCATCTGTGGAGAAGGCTCAACCACAAAAAGGTAGCGGAAAAATGTTCTCTGATGAGATCTGGGAGAAATCCAAAATCTCTGAATCGAATACCACATTTGACGATTTTAGTTACGATTGAAAGTGATATATGATTTTGAATAGCAACGGCCAACAGTATGTCAATGGAACGTTCTTTAAGAAAACTGATGCCGGTTTGTCCGAAGTCGGTACATTCCGAGAAGTATGCGATGATCTAACAACAGAGACTCTGAAGGGAATTCTTGCTGCTGGTAGAGAGTTCGTTATCGAAAACCCCAATGTTGATTGCGATTATGTGATTGTGTTTGATTTGGTTTTCAGTAAAGACTTGTTTTTAGACTGCATCGGCTTCATTGACATCATCAAAGCAAATCAACCAGGTTCGACTTTATGCAATAGTGCAAACTTGGCTTTGTCGGAGATTTTGAGCGGGATGTTGATGTATGCCGCAGATATCCATGAATCTGAGGGAGATGGTGTCATTATCACCGCAAGCTAATAGAACCATATAAGATTCTAATCTAGATGGTCTGGAAGTGCATTTTCGTGCTTCCGGACCATTTTAGCATCTCCTTACTAAACCGTTCTATGATAAATACAACAGCAAACACATACCGGTTAGTAACAAATCATGAAATATTTAGGCAATCATAGTTCGGCTGAACGAATCGCTGCAAATGGTGGGACAGTTTACACGACAGTTTCAAGGGCAACTGGTTCGGACGATGTCTTCATTGATGGGGTATACCAATTCAAGAATTCATATACATTCGTTGGTAACACATTAACTTTCACTACACCGATTTCCGCGATTCATACCATTGAGATATCATACAAATGATCATCGGTATTGATTATTCCATCTCTTCACCAGCAATTACGGTGAAAACGGATGTTAACGAGATTTTACATTTTGCATTTAAGCAAAAGAAGAAGCAAGATTGTTGGTCGAAAAAGGTGACTCTATTGGAATTACCGGAATGGAAAACTCCAGAAGAACGATATTCGAAGCTATGTAATACCTTACTTGATGCCGTTCTGAAATTGGGTACCGTGGAGAAAGCGTACATTGAAGCATATGCATTTGGTGGTTCTGGGATGCTGCTCAATATCGCAGAAGCAACTTCGGTCATGAAACAGTCTCTTTACGAGTTAAATATCCCAATCGTCACGTTGGCTCCAACAGAAATCAAGAAAGCCTCCACCGGCAAAGGTAATGCCAAGAAGGGTGATATGGCAAAAGCTTTCATTGAAAAAACTGGTGAAGACATCTTCTCTTGGTTCAACATCCACCAAGATCTGGAAAAGATCCCGGCACCACTAACCGATATCGTCGATTCGTATTTTGTTCTACAGACAGGCATACAGGTAAATAGATGATTGATACACGACAGAAGTTGATTGAATATGCACTACGGAAGTTAGGTGCACCAGTCATCAACATTGAAGTTGACATGACTCAAGTTCAAGATAGAGTTGATGATGCTCTACAGTTTTTCCAAGACTTCCATTACGATGCAACTGAGCGCGTTTGGTTGAAACACGTAATCACTGGTACGGAGATCACCATGAGTACTTCTGGATTGCAGAAGGGTGATAAAGTGACGGCGGCTAACGGTAATTACTTCATAGTCGATGACATGAAAACACCGACTATCGCCATTACCAATGGAGTATTTTCTCCAATTGGTGCTTCTGGTCAATCGTTAGTTCTTAACGAAACACTGACAAATCAGACAGGATTCACCACAACGTTTCTATTGAAAGTACAGGGTGATACGGAAAACGGGTATGTTTCGGTGTCGCCATTAGTAACTGGTGTCATTAGAGCAGTTCCGTGGACTCCAAACTACTCGTCACAGAACTTCTTGTTCGATCCGATGTTCAATCTAACAAGCCAATTATCGACATTGGGTTCGTCATCGTTGATCTACTATGAACAAGTCCGTGAATACATGGAATTGGTCGATAAAACAATTAGACCTCTTCCACAGATCAATTTCAACCAGAAAATGAATCGTATCTATTTGGATACTGATATGTCGGGTTTCACGATTGGGACGACGATCGTGTTTGAAACATATCGCATTCTTGATCCAGATACATATGTGAAGATTTACAATGACCGTCTATTGAAGAAATTAGTGACGGCTGTGATAAAGAAACAATGGGCATCCAATACATCTAAGTACCAAAACATTCAGTTGTTGGGTGGAGTGACGATTGATGCTAGTACTTTGATGGCACAAGCGGAGGCTGAGATTCAGTCAGCAGAAAATGAAATTAGAGACACTTATGAACTTCCACCTATCGGCTTCTTGGGGTAATGAAATGAATATGGGTAAACAGAATCATTGGCATGCATACACATGTGTCAGATTATACCTTCTGATGAGCATGTTATTTACCGTTGTTAGTTTGTTCTACGACAGCACATTTGGTCACCATTTCTTTAATGAGGCGATATCGTCTAGTACAACAACGATTCTATCATCGTTCTTTATCGTTATCGCGATTGGGTTATACGATACCCTTACATCGGACTTCAGATCTCTAAATAAATATGTAGTAGATAGCATATCGCATAATAGACATGTCATCTACATGGTTTTAGCGCTATTCATATGTTTGGTTACCTCGGCGATTGTTTTGACGATCAAAGACCTTAACTCGTTGTCAATAGCTCGATATTTTCTCGATGGGGTAATTGCCACCATCATTGCTGGGTATGACATCTTTGTAAAGATGACGAATTGCTTTGAAGACAAACATGCAGAAGAACAACTTCATTAGAAAAATCGCCATTGCTAAAATCTTACTGTTTTTCCTATGGCCTATGGCCGTTAGTGCCGCAGTAGCGACTACTCCACCAGATCCTTTCGCTAATATCAGCATGACGCAAGTCTTGGTGATGGCCGGTGTTGCTATTCTATCTGGTGCGACTGCTCTTGTTATCCGTCTGGATTCAGAAATGAAGCGCAAAGCTACCGGAATCAGTAGAATTGGGTTGTTTGCGACAAGCCATATGCTAGGAAGTTTCTTGGCTGGTGTACTGATGTTTGCTATTTCCAGACACAATGAGTTCAGTGTTTGGTGGGAATTGGCTACAGTCATCATGGCCAGTTTCTCTGGTGCAAAGTTCCTAGAAAAAGCAGCCGAGATGTACACAAAAGGATTTACGTCCTCGAAACAAATTTCAGAATCTGTAAGTAAGTACTAATGTCAGATATCGTCAATCGGATTACACCAGAAATCCTTCAGTCATTGTATGGCCGAAGGGTTAGTTCTGTGTTCGTCAATCCATTGAGAATTGCAATGACCGTTGCGCAGATCGAAACTGTTGAGCAGTGTGCTGCTTTTCTAGCGCAAATTGGTCATGAATCTGGTAGATTGCTTTTCATGAAAGAGATTTGGGGTCCAACTTCTGCTCAAATCAGATATGAACCAGTGACGAGTTTGTCGAAGAGACTTGGTAATACCACGAGCGGTGATGGTAAACGGTACTATGGTAGAGGATTCATTCAGATCACTGGTAGAAGCAATTACAGAGATCTTGGTGCTTATGCCGTTCAGGTAATGAAAGTTCAAGTTCCTGATTTCGAAGAACATCCTGAGGAACTGGAGAAACCGTTTTGGGCGGCTGTCTCTGCTGGTTTGTATTGGCGTAGAAAGAATTTGAATAAGTTCATTGATAACTTCGGTGAACTCACTAGAAGAATTAACGGTGGGTACAATGGTTTGGCTGATCGTCAATCGCTGTACACTAGAGCATTGATTTTGTTGGGGTGATAAAATGGTTGGTGAAATTGTTGGTACTATAGTTGGTGGTATTTTTTCCGGTGGAGCCACTGGCTTGATCGGTGTGTTGATTCAGCGGTATTTCGATTATCAGCATCGAAATCAAGACATCGAAACATTGAAGTTGAATCATGCAAATTCCATCCAATTGGCGACTATCGAATCTGAATCGGCGAAAAGACGAGCAGAGGCAGACGAAGCGATCGCGTCAAGTAATAAAGATGCAGCGATTGGTGTGGCTGAAGCAGATGCCGATGCAAAGATGTTCTCCGCCAGTTTCGAGAATGATACTGCAAAATACTTAGCACCCGAATCGCAGAAGCGACCAGGTTTCGCTGGTGCAGCCGTTGTTCTAATGATGGGTATTGTTGATTTTGTTCGCGGCATCCTTCGCCCGGGAATGACGATCTATCTATGCATCTTGGTTACAATGATGTTCCTTTGGGTAAAGGATCTGAGTTCAAAGTATGGTGTCTACATGACAGCTGATCAAGCAATGCAGATTCAACTGCAGATCATTAGTACCATTACATACGTCTTCACTACATGTTCTACATGGTGGTTCGGTTCACGCCCTCCTAAGAAGCAATAATGGCACTAAACCCGTACTTTCAAGCTCAGATTGGTGTACCGTCTGAGCAGAACATCGTAGAACAGATGGCGATTGAGTCAATTCAGATCGCTGGTGTTGATTGCGTCTATTTACCGAGGACTCTGGGTAAACTAGATCAAGTCCTGGGAGAGGACAATCTTTCATCGTTCGATTCTCATGCGATTGTTGAATGTTGGATTGGTGACTACACTGGGTATGGTGGTGAAGGTGAAATGATCGCTAAGTTCGGTCTTGAAGTTCGAGATACCTGTACGATGATCATCGCTCGCAAACGATTTACTGATGTCGTTGTACCGATCGTACCATCTTCACGGAATGCTACGGTTAAATGGAGACCAAATGAGGGTGATCTTATTTACATCCCAAATTCGCAATCTCTGTTTGAAATCAAATTCGTTGAAGACGAAGAACCTAGTTTCTACCAATTAAATAAGAAGTATGTATGGGAACTGCGTTGTGAATTGACACAGTTGAACAACGAAACGTTCAACACTGGGTATGCTCCTGTGGATAGTGTGTTTGGAAAGAATATGGATCGTTTGAATACCAAGCTTGATGTTGGTACTCCTCCACCAGAATTCGTTACAGATCCAGCATATACATCTGCTATCCCATACGACGACGTTCTTGGTTTTGGTGACGATGACGAACTGAAACAAGAGTTCTTGGATATCATGGATTTCTCTAAGAAGAATCCTTTGGCTGGTAAATAATAGATGATCACTACAAATCCTTTCTACCATGGCACAATTAGGAAACTGATTGTTGCTTTCGGTGGTTTGTTCAACAATCTTATGATTAGAACGAAGGATGACACTGGTGCGACTAGGAAGATCGTCAAAGTACCAATTGCTTTCGCTCAGAAAGAAAAGTTCATAACCAGACTCCAACAAGACCCTTCTCTGCAAGAAGACGTAGAGATTTCGTTACCCAGATTGAGTTACGAAATCGTCAGCTACGATTATGACAGTTCACGTCAACTTAATAAACTGAATAAGAAACTCTGTTTCAGAACAGATGGCACGCAGATCAAGACATTTGCTCCGGTGCCATACAATATCACATTCAATTTGTATTCTTACACAAAGACTCTTGAGGATAATCTCAAGATCATGGAACAGATTCTTCCGTTCTTTGGACCAGATATGAATTTGCGGATCAAGATGATCAAAGATCCTGAAGTGGTCTTGGACATTCCTCTAATCCTCAATTCAGTTACTTCTGATGATCAATATGATGGATCATACGAGGAACGTAGATACATCATTTCTACATATTCATTCACTATGCGTGCTCTGATTTACGGTCCGCTATTTGGTGAAGAAGATGTTATGGACACGGGGAATCATTTCCCCGACGAAGGTCCAGTCCAGGGAGTCATTAAACGAGTCATCGTTGACGTCAATGGAACTTCTCAATTCATTGCTGAGATTGATCCGTTTGTTGCCGATTCTAATGATCCGCATACAGTTCATGAAAGTTGGACACCATGACCCCAAAAATGAATAACAAACTGTCCGAGATTTTCGGCACAGAACCATCTACTGTCTTGGATGAAGAACGGTCGTTAGCCGATGTCCGCACCAGTGCTATCGCAGATTCAATCGATAGTTTGGAATCTCAACGTGAATATGTTAAAGGTAACATCGTCAAACTGCTTGAGGTTGGTATGACTGCTTTGTCTGATCTTCAGACAATTGCGAACGCAACTGAGAAATCTCGAGACTTTGAAGTTCTTGGTGGATTGATTAGAACATTGGCTGATACGAATGTCCAATTGTTGGATCTTGAAGTTGCTCATAAACCAAACCAACAGAAACAACCAGATGGTACACCGACGCAAATGGTTCAGAATAACACGACGGTCTTTGTCGGTTCAACTAAAGAACTTGGTGATTGGTTGAAGACACTACCAACCACCGATGACCCAGACAGCGTCATTGATGTTGAACCTAAATAAATTGAACAGAATCTTTTATGCAAGATAAAGCTGATATGACAACATTAAGAGAACGGTATTTGGCTGGCGAAATCCTCAAGGTTGGTGAGGTGGTAGAGGATGTCCAAACCGGCGAACAATTGAAGATCATTGACCGCGGTAGTAATTACGTTACTGTCGTTGGTAAAGATGGTCAAGAAAAGAAGTGGTTGAATGAAGTGAAGGAAGCAGAAACAAAATCGGATGCTCCAGATTTCACAATCACCGAATCCGGTCAAATTGCGCTATTTGGCTACGAGACGAAACATTTCGATCTTGAGTTAGCTGAGTCTATCGTTGAACAATTTGATGAGTTTGATGATATGTATTCCAAACATCAGATTGTCAAGTGTCTGGACATTGCTCTGAACGAATCTGAGGATTTGGATCGCAGATATTCCGTGTTGGAATCTATCGAAGGTTTCTACACAAAACAGTCAACTGAGACACCTCTAATCGTTGAAGGACTGAAGGACGGCATCGAACGTAAACGTATTGTGTCAGTCATTGCATCCGTCGCTGGTGTAGAGTTGAAAGATTCTCTATACGAAACGATGGAAGATTCCATCAACGCATTCAAAGAAAAGTATAAAGAGAAAAAGCAATGGCTTGTTCTTGTACCATTTCTGAGAGTCGCTAAGAGTATGGGTGTAGCCAATGCAATGGTTGGCCTACCGTTCGGTCTATCGAACGTCACCAAACAAACCAACGAAGAAATCATCGATCAGAAACTAGTGGATCTGTTAGAGAATAACGTCAATGAGATTTTTGAATCAATTGACTTGGATGATGTCGTTGAAGGGTATGACGACGAATACAATGACGAAGGTATTCAAGCATCTTTGGTGATGGAGACACTGACGCTACAAGGTCGCCGAGCATTAGCAAGAAATGTCAGAACGCATTCAACTCAATTGACTGCTCGTAGAGAAAGGGCTGAACGTACAGCCGCGTCTACTACCGTCATTCAGAATCGTGCTAGAAAATTAGCCCTAGCGATGATTAAGAAGCGCATCTTTAGAAAGAAACCTTCTGAAATGACACGTCAAGAGAAAGAAAGATTTGAAGCTGGTGCTTCAAGACGCAAGGCACTTGTTGCTAGATTGGCGCAACGTTTAGTTTCTCAAGTGCGTGCAATTCAGAATGCTAGGTTACATCAACAACATCAATCGACCAGCCAAGTTCATCAGCCGCAACAACCGGTTGCTTCCGGTGCTGACTGATAGAACACTTTAGATGAAATAATTTGATGTAATGCATGGTACATCAAATTTGAATCTGGATGCTTCTGGTGGGTGTTCTAGATGTACCAATGAACCAAAATATGCTAAATTGCTTGAATTGAAATGAAGACTGCTGTATTTGCCTTTGGACGGATGTCGCCAATCACAAAAGGTCATCAAGCTGTCATCAAGAAAGTGACTGATTTGGCGAATTCTAATCAAGCAGATCATCTGGTTGTTCTTTCTCATACGAGCGATAAGAAAAACAATCCTCTAAAACCCGAAGACAAACTGTCTTTCGCGAAATCATATTTCCCTAATACCAACATCAAATTGGCATCGAAAGAAAAGCCAACATTCATACATCATGTGAAGGATCTTAGCGATTCTGGTGTAGAACATCTAATCATGGTGGCCGGTAAAGACAGAGTGGGTGAATATAAAGACTTACTCGATAAGTACAATGATGGCTCCAATCACAGTTTCAAGAAGATTGATGTAGTTTCTTCTGGTGAACGTGATGATGGAGACGGATTGTCTGGTGTATCTGCAACTAAAATGCGGCAGTATGCAAAAGAAAATGATTTCAATAAATTTGCAATTGGTGCACCTGAAGGTGACATGAAAACTCATCGCAAAATGTTTCAAGCAACTCGTTCAGGAATGATGCTTGAGTGTTTCGTAGAATTTATAAAGAAACGATCGGAGAAAGTATGAATTTAGAAGATGTTGCTAAGTACGTTGGTATTCAAAAGCAGCCAAATAACGAAATCGTCGTGACGATTTCTGGTTGGCCAGCGCTCCACATCACAGAGAGTCGGGACATTGGCATTCCCATCGATAACACGACGGATGGCCCACGATATGGAATTGCGTTTGATGCTATCTTCTGCAAGTTCGCAGCTGGTATTGATCTGTCAATGACTCCATATGATTACAAACAATATGACTCATTAGAAGAAGCAATTGCTTCTGGTGTTGCTCGTCTATATGATTTGGGAGTCATGAATACGGAAATTGATTTTCCTGAAGATTCGTATTCCACGACCGTCTTTGCTGCTACAAATGAATGTGTAGATTACATCAATGCTGTTGGAGCAGGCGATCATATCATGGAAAAACACGAACTCGTGAACGAAATGATTGAACAGATCATCATGGAAGGTCGTGGTAGAGTGTCAATTCATGACATGGGTGATACGATTGCGCAAGCTAAGGAAAATATCTCCAACGGTCATAAACCATATCACGAGATGCCTAGGTCTCAAGCCGCGATGCTGATTAGAGCAGTTGCGAAGGCGAATTCTGGTGTTGACCACCCGCATGTTGCTCATAACAAAGATCTGTTGGAAATTGGAAAGACCAAAGTAGCTATCGGTCGTCCAAAAGGAACTACTGTTACTGCTAGAGCCGAGAAGGAAAAAGCCAAACAAGCTGAACGGCAATCACTAGGAGTCTGGGGTGGTCTCGGTCAACGCGCCGATCGTAGAACCCGTGGTGATTTTGTTGAGGAATCTGAGCAAGTAGACGAAGTCAATAAAACAACTTTGCGCAATTACATCAGTGCAGCTGCCCTTGATGTTTCTGGCCGTACCAGAATACAGGGCATGGGAATTGCGAATCCAGTATTCAAACGCAAAGACATGACACCAGACGAAGAACAGAAAAAGATCAGTAAACGCATGCGTGGTATAGTTGATGCGTCATTCAAACTGTCCAAATAATTAAAGAGGCTCAAATGCTACCAAAGAAGAAGTACAAATCTATCACTAGCGACTTTCTAGCTAGGGAACTTGCTGATAAGGACATCAATGCCAAAGTTGATGATTCCACGGTCACCGTCCATTCAGATAATCTAGATAAAGCCAAAGAGATCGTGAAACATTTGGGATACAAACACAGTGTCGTTGGTGGTCTAAATGAATCTGTTGAACAAGTCGACGAGCGCAAACTATCACAAGCCGAACTTGATTATAGAGAAGACTATGTCAAGTCAATGAAGCCAGCTTTGAAGAAGTTCAAAGATCGATATGGCGAAGATGGTGAATCTGTGATGTATGGTATTGCGACAAAACTGGCGAAACAGAAAAGCAAGAAACTGGCCAAAGTGAATGAGACGGCGGCTAATAAAGAATCTGCTCACGTCGCAGCTGATTCCGAGGCAACTCATCCAATCACTAAGTCCACGAAAGAAGAGAAGAAAGCTAAGAAGCCTTCCGTGCTAATAAATTTAGCAACGATTAAGGCAATTACTAAACAAGGATCTCAATAATGTCACATCTAAATACAAAACCGCGCTGGTTCCCAGCGGCAGTACCTACTGCCCGTGGTTGGACTAACCCACAGACCGGTGAAGTTCTGATTGCAATTGGTAACCTACTGGAACTTCTACGTGCAGAAGGTGTAGATCTGACTCAATTTGGTATTTCTGATGCCCAAGAGGAATCTCCAGTTGTTTTTGAGAAAGAACCGGAACAATCAGAGGCGGTCGAAGTGACTTCTTCTCCATCTGTTCCAAAAGCAGTCACGAAGACAAAGAACAAAAAGAAACAGACTGCTTGATAGATGACTGATTTTGAATTCACTCAATTGGCACTCAAGACTTATAATAATCCGAGTGTATTCACTGTTCATGAATTTGAAGCAGATCTACGCCGCCTTGGCGCTATAAACGCGACAATCAAGAAATATCGTGAAGATTCTGATGGTACAAAAATCAGAGCAATTTTGAATAGCATCGTGATTGCATCAAATTGTTTCGGTGTATCTGCTATTGAATTGATATCTCACAAATGCGATGACGATTCGTTACCTATCATCAATTCGTGTTTCAACTTCTTGGGCTGGTCAAACTTCAGCCACTATGATGTAGATTTTACGAATAAATTGGAACAGCTATGAATATTTTATTTGAAGACGGTGAACCGGTATCAACGACAGGTGGTTTGCCAGGTACTCCGATTTTACCTTTGAAGACACTGATGGTTAAAAGACCAGTGTTTCGCGATGTCAAAAAACGAAAACTTGGTAAAGTCGAAGCGATGTCTGAGCATTCAATCGTCGCCGACATCCTTGTAGACGAAGGTTCGGGTGAAATGTATTTCCTTGATTCCGTTTGATGATAAATTCAAACATAGTTAGAACATTCTTTAAAGAGGCTTACTCATGTCATTTCTGCAATCACCTGGAGTTCAGGTAATCGAAAAAAGCGCGTCTGGTACAATTCCAGGCGCCTCATCAACAACCGGTGCTTATGTTGGTGATTTTGTTTGGGGTCCAGTGAAGCAACCTATTCTAATCAGTAATGAGAAACAGCTGGTTAGTACATTTGGTGCGCCAACGGATTCCACATTTAAGCACTTTTATGCAGCAAGAAACTTTCTGGCTTACAGTTCAGCGATGTACGTCGTTCGTGTGGTTAATGCATCTTTGAATGCCAAAGCTGGTGGTGACGGTACTGATGTTGTGCAATTGGATAATCTATATGACTATCAGAATACAACAACACCTGATTCTGTCGTGATTGCTAGATATCCAGGTGCTGCCGGTAATGGATTGATTGTTTCGATGGCCGACACTGGTACTTTCTCTGGATGGCCTTACAAGAATCTATTTACTGCACCGACGACTGCTAACCAATTGCATGTTGTTGTGATCGACGGTTCTGGTCAATTCTCTGGTTCTGTTGGTACTGTTTTGGAGAAATATGCGTTCGTCGATAAAGCGTCGAACGCAGTGTCATATCAGGGAACAAGTAATTACTACAAAACAGTGATCGCGGCTCAATCTGAGTATGTTTACATCGGTGAACATCCAGCTGAAGGAACTAATTGGGGTGGTCCAGTTGGTACCGTGTTCGCTACTCTGACGGACGGTGTTGGTGCTGGTTACGATCATACATATACTCTAGCTTCTGGTACAGATGGTACTGCCGTTGCTGATGCTCAATTGCAACTAGGTTGGGATCTTCTAACAAATCCAGACGAATACGACATCAGTTTGTTGGTTACTGGTTCTGCTTCTCGTACATTGGCTACATATGTGGTTTCAAATGTCGCCGAAGTTCGTCGCGATTGTGTTGCCTTCGTTAGTATCTGCGATTCTTCTAATGAACGCATCATGGGTACTTCTTCAACGCGTCTAACTGATGCTCTGTCATACAAGACCGCCGTTGGTAATTCTACATACCAGTTCATTGATACAGGTTATAAGTACTTCTATGATAAGTACAATGACAAGTACAGATGGATTGCTCTGAATCCAGATATCGCTGGTTTGTGTGCCAAAGTGGATAACACTCACGATACATGGTTCAGCCCAGCTGGTTACACTAAGGGCATCATCAAAGACGTCATCAAATTGTCTTGGAATCCGAACGGCGCAGAACGCAATACCTTGTATCCAGTTGGTATCAACCCAGTCATGTCTGTGTTGGGTGAAGGTACCATGCTGTTCGGTGATAAGACTGGTACTACAAACCCAGATGCATTCGATCACATCAATGTTCGTAGACTGTTTATCGTTTTGGAGAAATCGATCTCCACTGCGGCTAAACGCAATCTGTTCGACCAAAATGATTCAATCACACGTGCTCTGTTTGTATCTCGAGTTGAACCGTTCCTGCGTGACATCAAAGGTCGTCGTGGAATCGAAGATTTCAGAGTGATCTGTGATGAGACCAACAATACACCGTCGGTGGTTGCTGCTCACGAGTTTAGAGGTAACATCTTGGTGAAGCCTGTCTATTCCATCAACTACATTTCACTGACATTTACTGCGGTTGGACCGGACGTTACGTTCGAAGTCGCGGCTGGTGTTTAATCAATCAATCTAAAGGAAATAAACAATGGCTCGCATCGATGATTTTCGTGCAAATCTAACTGGAGGTGGAGCAAGACCATCCCAGTTCAGAGTTGAAATTAACTTCCCAACGATCGCTGGTGCTGAGGGTGTACTAGCTGCATTCAAAGCCCCATTCTTGATCAAAGCAGCTTCTCTACCAAGCAGCATCATTCAACCTTTGGAAGTACCATTCAGAGGCCGCAATGCAAAGTTGCCTGGTGACCGTGTTTTTGAGAATTGGAACATCCAAGTCATCAATGACAATCAGATGACTTTGCGTAATGCTTTCGAAACTTGGAGTAACGCTATCGTTGGTCATGCTAGTACTAACGGTATTCTAACACCAGGTAATTTGGTGGCAAGCGCAAGAGTGTTCCAACTGGACAGAAACGATAACATCGTGAAGGTCTATAAGTTCAATGACGTTTGGCCTCAAGCAGTGTCTTCTATTGGACTGGACTTCGGTAATGCAGGGGCAGTTGAAGAATTCTCTGTTGAACTGTCGTTGGATTATTGGACTACCGAATCTACAGTCACGAACTTCCAGACAACAGATTCTTGATTCGTCTCTGACTCAATAAATAGGCTATAGCGGCTATGCTTCTATAGCCTATTTTCTGAATCGTTAATAATGCAAACTCCAGATCAAACAAGCAGCGGCTTCAAGCTATTTGGCTTTACAATTGCTAGAGCCGAGCAACCACAAGTAAAGTCGTTTGTACCAGAAAAATCTGATTCAGCACCAGCTGAAGTAACAACTAACGGCTTCTATTCCTATTCCGTTAATTTAGATCCATCAGCGATCACCGAAAACGCAGACCTCATCTCTAAATATCGAGAGATCAGTTTGGTGTCTGAAATCGACATCGCCGTCTCCGAGGTTGTGAATGAAATTGTCTCAGCGGATTCTGAAGACGATCTATTGAAGATTGATTTTCACCCAGATTTGGCAAAGAGCTTATCTGATAAGACGAAGAACTTGATTACCGCTGAGTTTAGGAATGTTGTCAAGTTGATGGGATTTGATGTAAACGGTCTAGAGATCGTTCGCGACTTCTATGTTGATGGCGCAAAAGCATATCATAAGATTGTTGATGAGAAGAAGCCGAAGGACGGCATCATCCAGCTTCGACCGATCGATGTCGCTAAACTCAAGAAGGTAGTTGAGGTATCTAAATCTGTAGATAATCAAACTGGTGCTACGCTTATCACTGGCCAACAGGAATATTTCGTCTATGCCGAGCAGATCAAAGCATCTGCTGGATATTCTCAAGTTAATGAAACGACTGGTCTGAAGATTAGTCCAGATTCAATTGCATATTCTACATGCGGGTATGTAGATAGGAACCTGAATCGCACAATTGGTTATCTCTATAAGGCCATACGTCCACTCAATCAATTGAGGATGATGGAGGATTCTGATGTCATCTACAGAATGACTCGTGCCCCTGAGCGTAGAGTTTTCAACATCGATACGTCTGGATTGACTAGATCGAAAGCTGAGCAGCATATTCAGCAGACAATGGACCGCTACAAGAATAAAGTTGTCTATGATGCTGCTTCTGGTGTGGTGAAAACAGACAAGAAGTTCACTGCGATTGTTGAAGACTATTGGTTCCCACGTGGTGCTAACGGAAAAGGTACCACAATCGACGTCCTACAGGGTGGCCAAGGTCTAGGTTCGATCGAGAACACTGAATATTTCCAGAACAAACTTTACATGTCTCTGAATATTCCTATTGGCAGACTGCAGCCCCAACAAGGTGCATTTGCTTTGGGTAGACAATCCGAGATCACTAGAGACGAAATCAAGTTCGCGAAGTTCGTTGAAGGCATTCGTCGTAGATTCAATGTTCTTCTGTTAGACATCTTGAAGACGCAGTTAATTCTCAAGGGAATTACTTCACCTGAAGATTGGGATAACCTCAAGCCAGGTATCAAGTTCATTTATGCATCCGACAACTTCTGGGCAGAATTAAAGAACAGCGATTTGCTGAAGGACCGTCTACAAACCGTCGCCCAGGCCGATGCGTTCGTTGGTAAATATCTTTCAAGAGAATACATTCAACGAAAAGTCCTGCGTTTAACGGATGACGAACTTGAAGAAATCAATAAGCAAATTGATGCAGAAGCTCCACCACCTGAAGAGATTGACACAAATCAACCTCCCATTCAATAAATAAAACAACGACTTAAGGTTACTAGTATATGGACAAATTCAATAAGATTTGTGCTCTAAAAGAGGGCGCGGTTGAGCAGCATCATACATTCAAAGTTGGTGATGTCGTTTATCTTGAGTATGTAGATGCCGCCGGTAAAACGAGGCACGGTACTACAAACGTAGATAAAGCAACGAGTGCGTATGTTTATGCTACTCACCCGGCTGGTTTAGGAAGTACAGACCCTCTTCTATCAAAACCAATGAAGTTCCATCAAGGTGTGAATGGTAAGGGCGGAAATGCAGTTGGTGAGTTGCCGGGTAGTATTAAGGGCGGTCATAGAATCGTCAAACACAGCCAGACGATGACCGAAGAATCATCTGAACCACGTAAAACCATTAGTAAGATAGACAAATACGGTAATAAGCGCTGGTATAATGAAAACGGACAGTTGCATAGTGTCGATGACAAACCGGCTTTTGTTTCTGTTGGTGGTAACAAACAGTGGTTTAAAAACGGTGTACTCCATCGGGATGACGACAAACCCGCCACAGAATTCGCTGATGGTTCTAAGCACTGGTACAAAAATGGCAAGCTTCACCGCGATGGTGATGAACCAGCCATGGATGAAGTGGCTGGCACCAAACGCTGGTACAAAAATGGCAAGCTTCATCGCGATGGCGACAAACCAGCTATGGTGTATACATCCGGTACCAAATTTTGGTACAAGAACGATAAACGTCATCGTGACGGCGATAAGCCGGCTGTTGAACGAGAAGATGGTACATATGAATATTGGAAGAATGGTAAACAGTATACACCAGGGCATACTAATGAATCTTTTGATGCTTCATTCATCACTGAAGCTCTTGATAGAATCGCGATTTCTATTTTAGAGTCCAGCCAAGAACAGATTGATGAACTGTCTAAAACGACATTGGCTTCGTGTACCAGACAGATCATGAGCGAAAATAAAATTACCGAATTGGGTGTGGTTCGATTTGATGAATTGGGACGCTTTCACGGTAGTAGTGATAAGCCAGCCATCGAACATGTTAATGGAGATAAATTTTGGTATAAACATGGCAAAATCCATCGGGATGACGACAAACCCGCAGTCGAATACGCTAACGGTTCTAAACATTGGTATAAGAATGGTGAGCGTCATCGCGATGACGCTCACCCCGCAGTTGTGGGGGCAAGTGGTTATAAAGAATACTGGAAGAACGGCAAACAGTATACACCAAAAACGAGCAAATGAATCGGTTGAAGAATCTTTCGATACATCGTTCATCGTCACGATGCCAAACCAGCGATAATCAATGCGGATGGTTCGCAGCAGCATTGGAAGAACGGTAAAAGAGTGCGGGCGCCGAATAAATAACAAAATTGATTGAAGAAACGGATCACGGAATGGATAAAGAACAAATCGACGAACTATCTAAAACGACATTGGCTTCATACGCACAGAAAGCAATAGGTGCTATTCATAGACCATCGATCTCTGGTCTATCGAAGATCGAGAAACGCGCGGCTGGTGCTTCAAAAGCAGTTGATAAGTTGTCTAAAGACGAAGATAAACCTTCTGAAACTAATAAACATGGTGACAAGTTCTGGTATAACAAGAATGGTGAACGGCATCGCGAGGGTGACGAGCCAGCTATCGAATATGCTAGCGGTACCAAGTACTGGTACAAGAATGGTGAGTTGCATCGTGACGATGACAAACCTGCGGCGGTGTTGGCGGGTGGTCAGAAGAGTTGGTATAAGCACGGTGAGTTGCATCGTGACGATGACAAACCAGCAGTTGAACATTCAGACGGTACCAAGTACTGGTACAAGAATGGTAGAAGATATACACCAGGGCAAGCAAATGAATCGGTTGAAGAATCATTTGATGCTTCATTCATCACGGAAGCTCTTGATAGAATCGCAATTTCCATTTTAGAGTCTAACCAAGAACAGATTGACGAACTGTCTAAAACGACACTGGCTTCATACGCAAAGAAAGCAGCCGCTGACGCCAAATATCATGGTTTTAATGCTGGGTATGCTGAGCGTGACGACCGTGGTGCTGGTATCAAGACTGACGATAAAGCTCACAAACGTTTGTCTGGTGTTTCTAAAGCAATTGATAAGTTGTCTAAAGACGAAGATAAACCTTCTACGGTTGACCGTCGTGGTACTAAATACTGGAGAAATTCAGATGGTGAACTGCATCGTGATGGTGATAAACCTGCACTCGAAACGGCTCAAGGCGATAAAGAATGGTACAAAAAAGGTAAGCTCCATCGTGATGGAGACAAACCAGCTATTGAAGATTCAAATGGCTCAAAATATTGGTATAAGAACGGGAAGGTACATCGTGATGGTGATAAGCCCGCCCTTGAGCTTCGTGATGGCACGAAAGAATGGTACAAGAATGGTAGAAGATATACACCAGGGCAAGCGAATGAATCAGTTGAAGAATTTGAAAGAGTGGACGAAGCAATGAATCTGAAACACAACGGTACTTATTCATACAGTGAAGTTCTTAGACACATCAATAGCGGTGACTACGAAGCAATGCATGATGTTGAACGTGGTAGACAAGTAGAACTGCGTCACCATTCTGGCAAACGTATTACCGTCAACGTTGAGTAAGGTAATTCTAAATGGCACTCTCTAAGAACGTCGTTCAAGTCACTCCGCGTGAAGTGATCATCAAGTACGTTGGGTCTGGTACAGATACCATCGACCTAACAACATTGACATCAATAAATCAAACGGTGGATGGTACTCCGTTTGTCGCGATCATCGGTATCACTACATCATTGCCGAATGCCGCTAGCATGGTTCTAACAAGAAATTCTGTTGAAGTTTTTCGCGTTCATGAATCTTATGAATTCCAGACAGATGGAATCATTACGGCAGTCGTTGATGAGCAAGGTAAATATAACATCGTCGTGAATATCACTGGTGGCGATGGTACCGCGTTTTTACGTCTAAGAAAGATTTCTGGGTATTCTGTAGTTTCCTAATAGAAAGATAACATGAAACTAATTACTGAAATGACGTTTGAGCCGTTAGCGATTCTAACAGAATCTGATGCTAGCGGACAGAAGTTGTTGAAAATCAAAGGTCCTATGGCCGTCGCTGAAACCAAGAACAAGAATGGTAGAAAATACCCAGCGTCTGTCATGGAAGCAGCGGTCAACAAATATAGAGATGAGTACATCGCAACAAATAGAGCACTAGGTGAACTGAATCACCCACCGCGTCTGAATGTTGATTGGGAACGCGCATCTCATCGTTTGACTTCGTTGGTTCGCGACGGTAATGTCTGGATTGGTGAAGCTGTCGTTTTAACTACACCAATCGGCCAAGTCATGCGTGGTCTTCTTGAGTCTGGTTGTGCAGTGGGTATGTCTACACGCGGTGCGGCCACAGTGAAAGAAATGAACGGTGAGAAGATCGTTGGAGATGATTTCTTCTTGACTGCTATCGATGGTGTATCGGATCCATCGGGTCCAGGTTGTTTTGTTAATGGCATCATGGAAGGTGTTGAGTTCCTGAAGACGGCTGACGGCCGTATCGTTGAACAAACCATCTCTGAGATCGCGAAACATGAATATGATAAGAAGAGGTTGGATGAGGCCAAGAAACTAGAACTATTCAACAATTTCATGTCTATCGTCCGCAAACTTTAAAACTAGAAAACGGAAAGCTAACAGACAATTGAAAACATCATTGATGATTACCGTGAATACTTGTCAGAATAAATAAACTTAATTGAATCATTGGAGTAAAGAATGACACTTGAAGAAAAGATCGCCGCTATGTTGGCGGAGGCTAACGAAGTTACTGAAGACGAAGAAGGTGGTCAACTAAATGAGCACTATAATGCTAGAGTTTGGACCAAAGACGGCGAGATACACCGCGATGGTGATAAACCCGCGATGGTTTACACGAATGGCTCAAAGCATTGGTATAAACACGGAAAGCTGCATCGTGACGGCGACAAACCAGCCATCGTTCATGACAAAGATTTCCCTGAAGACAATGAATATTGGAAGAACGGTAAACAGTACACCCCTGAACACCTCAAGGGTGTCGTACTCAATAAAATTGAAGTTCATCGCGACGAAAATGGAGAAAAGCATAGTGTAAACGACAATCATGCCTACAGAGAGTCCAACGGCACTAGACATTGGTATAATCACGGAGTGCCCCATCGTGATGGCGACAAGCCCGCTGTAGATAACCCTGTTCATGGTGAACAACTTTGGTACAAGAATGGTAAACTGCATCGCGATGGTGACAAACCTGCTATTGAGAGACGTGATGGTTCTAAACAATATTGGAAGAACAATGAACGTCATCGCGATGGCGATAAACCCGCAGTAATAAAAGCGGATGGTTCTCATCAGTACTGGAAGAACGGTAAACAGTACACACCAGAGCATACTAATGAATCTGTGGACGAAGTTACTGAGGGTCTGTGGCCCGGTACACCAGAATATGAAGCCAAGTTTGGTAAGAAGACAGATGCCAAAGGTGGTGCAGGCGTGAAGAAGGGTACTAAGTACGGTGGTTCTAATCAACCAGCCGACGACGACGAAGAGGAAGAAAAGAAAGCTTCCGTGAAAGAAGATGCCACTGAGCAGAAACCTACAGTTTCTGCTCAAGTTGCTGCTCTATTGGAAGCCGAGGGTCTATCTGACGACTTCAAGATTCAAGCTATCACAATCTTCGAAGCAGCCGTGAACGATCGCGTAATGCAGATCAAAGAAGAGCTGCAAGAAGAATATGAAAACCAATTGGACGAAGCGAAAGCTGAAATGTCCAATAAAATTGATGGGATTTTGACTGAAACTGCTCAGCAATGGGCAATTGATAATAAAGTCGCTATTGAAACTGGATTCAAAGCTAAATTGGCGGAAAGTTTTATGGATGGTGTTGTTTCCCTATTGAAGGAACACAATATTGATATCGCCGAAGATGCTGAAGATGCATTGGAAATTGCGCTAGAACAAGTCGCTGAACTTGAACAGAAGATCAACGAGAGTGCCGGTGCTCAAGCCGATCTAATCAGAGAAATCAATTCATTGAAGGCTGACGCTATACTTGAATCATATCGCTCTGAAATGGCTGATACTGCATTCGATCGTTTTGCTCAACTGACCAAGAACATCGAATATGTGACGGAAGAACAATACAAGAAGCAATTGGATATCGTTCAGAAGAACTTCAGTACTCTGACCGAATCACAGAAGCCAAAGCAACAAGAACCTTCTGCAGCCATTGTGACTGAAGAACGTGTTGATGCCGTGGATTCAAGAATTGCTGCTTACGCCGCTCACTTTGGTTCTAATAAGCCTCGTTAATCCCGATGCACAAACCGTGAAATTGAAATAAGATAAATTATTTCACAGGTTTGTGATTTACATCAAACCCATCAATTAAGAAAGAGATGAGAAATGAAGACAGTTGAACAACTGATTGAAAAATGGGACTCAGTGCTGAATGCACCTGGTCTAGACAAAATTACCGATGCAAATCGTTTGCGCACTACTGCTGTGTTGCTTGAGAATACCGACAACGATATTCGCGAACAACGTGGTCAGTTGAACGAAGCTGCTCCTACTACACAAACCCAAGGTTATCCAACCGACGGTACTGGTCTGAGCAAATTCGATCCTGTGCTGATCTCTATGGTTCGTAGATCTGCTCCTAAGCTGATCGGTTACGACATCATGGGTGTGCAACCTCTGCGTGCTCCTACTGGCCTCGTGTTCGCTCTGCGTTCACGTTACGGTTCACAAGCTGGTTCCGAAGCTCTGTTTAACGAAGTGAATACTGGTTTCTCTGGCACCGGTACTCATGCAGGTAGCGATCCTACTGCCGACTTCGTGGACCAAGATGCTGGTACAGCTGGCAACCAATTCGGTACCTACACAACTGGTACTGGTATGACCACAGCCGCTGCTGAACAACTAGGTTCAGGTGTTGGTGGTACTGACTTCGGTGAAATGTCATTCACTGTTGAACAGATGATGGTTTCCGCGAAAGCCCGTGCTCTGAAGACTGGTTACACTCATGAGTTCGCTCAAGATCTGCAGAAGATGCATGGTCTGGATGCTGACGTTGAGTTGTCTAGCATTCTGTCTACTGCGTTGCTGGCTGATGTGAACCGTGAAGCTCTGCGTACTTGCTACTCAGCTGCTAAGGTTGGTGCTCAAGAAGCTACCGTTCCTGGTGTGTTCAACTGTTTGACTGATTCTGATGGCCGTTGGTTGGCAGAACGTCATAAAGGTCTGTTGTTCCAAATCGAACGTGAAGCCAACAAGATCGCTCAAGAAACTCTGCAAGGTAAAGGTAACATCCTAGTCTGTTCCGCTGACGTGGCATCTGCCCTGTCGATGGCTGGCGTGTTGGATTATGCTCCTGCTCTGCAAAGTAACCTGAATGTGAATCCAGCCGGCGCCACATTCGCTGGTGTTCTGAAGAACGGTGGAATGAAAGTGTACGTTGACCCTTACACTGGAAACAGTCAATTCTTCATGGTTGGTTACAAAGGTGAATCCGCATGGGATGCCGGTATGTTCTACTGCCCATACGTTCCACTGCAGATGGTTCGTGGTACTAACCACAACACCATGACTCCTGTCATGGCTTACAGAATGAGATATGCGTTCGCTCGCCATCCATTCTACTCTGCTGCTGGTCGTACCAATGCTTACTACCGCATTGCCGCTGTGAAATCTATCCTGTGATGATTTCAACATGACTTAACTATCATGTAAATTCAAACAAAGGAACCTTCATTGGTTCCTTTGTTGTTTCTAGAGAGTAAAATTTTACATTCACAAATCAGTGAATTAAAATAATCTGTGGTCTTGATGTTAGAAGCATCCAGATGCATTTTGTTCATTGCTTAATGGATACCATGTCCATTCAATCTAAAATGAATCTAGCGGCATCCACACACTTCTACATATAGACAAATCTCTATTGAAATTGTAATTGAGGATTTCTAATGAATTGTGCATACAATGTACTCCAATCAAACAAATTCGTGTTCAAGATTGACCGAATTCCAGAAACAAGTTTTTTCGTCACTGATGTGAATCTACCAGAAGTATTGGTGATGCCAGCGCAAGCAGGTTACATAGACGATTCTGGCTTCGTGCCAGGATCACAAGCAGAGTTTGGTAATCTACAGATTCAATTCACTGTGGACGATGCTTGCGAAAATTACATAGAAGTCTTCAATTGGATGACATCGCATCGTTTTGATAATAGACAACCGCAGAAAGATACACTCAAAGATCATCTATCTGATGCATTCTTGATCGTATTGGATAACACAAGCAATCCATTGCTAAAGTTCAAATTCGTTGATGCATTTCCTGTTAGTCTATCGGAACTGCAATTTGAAACCGACAACGAACCGCGCCCAGTTCATGCTACAGTGACATTGAAGTATACACACTTCGTTCTCAACAATTCAGCAAATCCTTAAATGCTAACTCATAATGAATTGATTGAATCTTGGAAAGAAGATTCTAAATTGGATCCAGCGAATCTGCTAGATGTCATGTATAGACATCCGATTCTGCATTCCAAGTATTTAGAGATCCTCCAAGATTACAAACTGAATCAAAGACGGCTCGTTCTAAAGCTCCAGAAAGAACGCCAATTCATGACCAGGTATTATAACGGCGAACTTACAAAAGAGGAACTGGATGCTGCTGGATTAAAGCAGTATCTATTCAAACGACCATTGAAATCTGAAATGGAAACATTGATCGAAGCAGATGAGTCGATTCAGAGAATTCAAGAGCAGATCAATTACATGGATACTCTGATATCATCTGCAGAATCAATCATGCGTGATATTGGTAACCGGTACTATCTTTTCAGGAATTTGGTAGAGCATACAAAATATTTGGCTGGTGGTTAATGGCAGTCGTCACGAAACTAAACGAATCATTCTTACACATCAAATGCGAAATGGACTTGGCTCTCAGTTTGAGAGAGAAGTTTTCATTTGAGGTTCCTGGGTGGAGATTCACACCAAAAGGTAGATCCGGGCAATGGGATGGAATGATTCGTCTATTCGACATCGTCAAACGTAGGCTGCCTTTAGGTCTATGGCCAGAACTGATGGAAATGCTAGAGGAATCTGGTGAGCCGATTGAATACGGTGAATCGGATTTCGGTAAACCTACTGATGTTCTGGATGTTTCTGTAGAGGAAATTGAAGCTTTCGTTGACTCTCTTGGTCTAAAGAACTCTGAAGGTCAACCTTTACAGTTGCACGACTACCAGTTGAGAGCGATCTACGATTCAATCAAGAATCGCCGATGCATTCTTCATGCAGTGACATCTGCCGGGAAATCGGCTATCATCTATTGTGTATGTCGATACATCAGTGATGTTCTAAACGGCAAATCATTGATAGTTGTACCTACGATCGGTCTAACGAAACAATTGATCGCGGATTTCGCTACATATGCAGCTGGTACAGATTGGGATGCTGAGGAGAACTGTCATGCAATCACTGCGGGTGTCACGAAGAACACGAAAAAGAAAATCACCGTCTCAACATTCCAGAGTCTGCTGAAGATTGATTCTGAATGGCTCAGCCAGTTCATGTGCATCTTTGGTGATGAAGGTCACAAGATCAAAGCCGCTTCAATCAGTGCAATTTACGAGAAGGCATTGGAGACCCCATACAAACTAACATGTACTGGGACGTTACATAATACCTTGTGTAACATGATGGTCATGCGAGGTCTGACCGGGCAAGTGTTTGTAGTTGCTACTGCGAAGGAACTGATTGCTCGTGGTATCTTGACACCACTTAAGATTCGCTGTATCACTCTGAAGTATCCACCGGAGATCGGAAAAGCAATTCAGAAAGTGGAATACGACGAAGAAATTTCTTACATCATCAGTAGACCTAAGCGTCAGAAGTTCATTAAGAAACTTGCGCTGACTTGCAAAGGCGTGACTCTTGTTCTGTTTAGATACAAAGAACAAGGGAAAGATCTCCACAATCTTCTCAAAGACTCTGATAGAAACATCCACTATGTTGATGGTGATGTTGCTGGTGATGATAGAGAAGAAATCCGTATCCAGTTGGGTGGTACTAATGACATCGTTATCGCTTCCTATGGAACATTCTCAACAGGCATCAATGTACCTGCCATCGAGAACATCATCCTCGCTCATCCGATCAAGTCTCATATAACACTGCTGCAATCTATCGGTCGTGGTTTGCGAAAATTCAAAGGCAAAGAATTTTGTACATTGTACGATATCAGTGATAATATATCCTATAAGTCTAGCGTAAACACTTCGTACACTCATCTAACAGAGCGTATCAAAGAATATGTTAGAGAAGGATATACATTCAAAGTGATTACATTGGAACTAAAAGATGGTTGAAGAATTGATTGAAGAGGAAACTCTAGCACCTGTAGTTGCTATCGTTCTTGTTGATGGCTCGTATGTGGTCGGTCAACTGGGTGAAACAAACACTCAGACGAAAATCGGTCTATATGCTCCATTGAGATTTATGCAGGCCGATATCGAAATGGGTAATGGTGAAATGCAGACGGCAATGATTCCGACACTCTACATGCCGTTTGTTGATTTTGATCAAGAAGTCGTCATCAAGTTGTCTAATGCTGTGTCTATTGTTGAGTGTTCGGAGCACGATACACGTAAGTACTACCATAGCATCAGCAAGATAGTGATTGAGGACAGCAAATGGCGCCTTCGAGAGTCTATTGAAATGGACAAGCTTGAATTTGGTGAACAGATCATTCAATCAGGTGGAGCCAACTACCCAATCGTCATCCATTAAGAAAATTTTCAATTTCGTGATTGCTGATATAGAATCAATATATGTCAGATTATTATTTGCAACTGAAGTATGCCAAACTTGTTGGTGCATCTCTATCTAGATTCAAGATCAGAAAACCATCACCGTTCTTGGCCGTCGCTAGATGCCCACTCTGTGGAGATAGCGCGAAATCAAAAACCAAGACTCGGTTCTACATGTATGAGATCGACAAATCCATCAATACGATCTGTCATAACTGCGGTCATTCGTCATCTCTGTTTATTTTTCTCAAAGAGAATTTCAAACAACTTTTTGACGAATGGATCTTTGAAACATACAGAACAAAGTCTATCAAGAAAAAGGATGATGTAGATGGCTTTGTACCACCCAAAATCATACAGATCGGCACATCTTCTGTCGAAGACAACTCGGTATCGGTTGAAGAAACGAAACCTGAAGTCAGTGAAGACGATACGAATAGGAAATTCGTTCTCGAATTACCATACACGAAAGACCTTCCGTCGGATCACCCTGCTAACATCTACATCGCCAACAGGAAGCTTCCTATATACCCGTATCAAGTTGCGGATAAGTTTTACGAGTTTGCGCAGACTTTCAATGGTGAGATGGAGATACCGAAGAAGGATGAGCGACGTCTAGTTATTCCATTCTTCGATAGAAAGGGCAATGTCTATGCATTCCAAGGTAGAGACTTATCTGGTAAATCCAAACTAAAGTACATCACAATCACGGTTGACCCAAAGACACCCAAGATCTTCGGTGTTGACAGATTGAATCTGTCTGAGGAAGTCATTGTTGTTGAGGGTCCTTTGGATAGCCTATTCCTACCAAATTGCATAGCATCAGTCAATGCTTCGTTGGTCTCCACTGCGAAGAAACTGACGAAGTTTTGCGGTTTAAATCAAAACAGAATGATTCTTGTTCTTGATAACGAACCAAGAAACAAAGACATTCATAAACAATATCAGAAGGCAATTGATGAAGGATACAGAATAGTCATTTGGCCAAATATAGTGAACGAAAAGGAAGATATCAATGACATGGTGCTGTCAGGTAAAGATCCTCTAAACATAATCAAGAAAAACACATTCAGCGGGCTCATGGCCCAACTCAAATTCAATGCATGGAGAAAAACGTGACTGTTCATACAGGACAAATGGAAATTTCACACAAATTCGGAAAAGGATTCGCCGAGCACCACGAAAGAATGCTAGCTTCAATCAAGACGGATCCATCTCGTGATATGTTATTTGACGAGCTCGGCCGTCGTCGTTTAGAGGAATCGTATTTCAAGCAAGGTGAGACGTCACCACAGGAACGATTTAAGTATGTGTCTGCGGCATTCGCTACAAGCGAGGCTCATGCCCAACGTCTGTATGATTATGCTAGTAAACATTGGCTGTCGTATTCAACTCCATTGCTATCATTTGGTCGTAACAAGAACGGGATGCCGATTTCATGTTATCTGAACTACTTGGCAGATACATCAGATGGCTTGATTGACAATCTATCGGAGACTAACCGTCTCTCTATGTTGGGCGGCGGTGTAGGCATTCATGTGGCTATCCGCGGCGCTGATGAGAAGTCTACTGGAATCATGCCTCACTTGAAGACATATGATGCATCTTGTTTAGCATATAAGCAGGGTTCCACACGTCGTGGTTCATACGCAACATGGTTGAATGATTCTCACCCAGAGATCATTCGTTTCTCTGAGATGCGCAAAGTCACTGGTGATCAGAACCTGAAAACATTGAATCTCAATCATGGCATCAATATCTCCGACAAATTCATGGAGATCATTCAGAAATGTATGATGGATCCAAATGCAGATGATTCGTTTGAATTGATTCAGCCGAACACTGGTAAAGTCGTTGAGACAGTGTCTGCGAAGTACTTGTGGGAAAAGTGGTTGGAATTGCGTGTTGGTAATGGCGAACCATTCATGTGGTTCATTGATGCAGCTAACCGTCATATGCCGCAGTTCCAAAAAGATGCAGGACTGTCCAATCACGGTAGCAATCTATGTACCGAAATCTCCCTGGCTACATCGGCTGAACGTACGGCCGTCTGCTGCTTATCATCCACCAACTTAGAATACTATGATGATTGGAAAGATTCGCCGCTATTCTTGAGTGATATCGCTGAGATGCTGGACAATGCATTGGAGTTCTTCATTCAGAATGCACCAGATTCAATTCACCGTGCAAAGTTCTCCGCAATGAGAGAACGGTCAATTGGTATCGGTGCTTTGGGGTTCCATGCATACTTGCAGAAGAACAATCTCGCCTTCGAGAGCCCGATGACTAAAGGTCTGAATATCCAAATCTTCAAGAATATCAAGAAGAAACTGGATGAAACTAATGTACATTTGGCCAATCTTAGAGGGCCGTGTCCTGATGCCGCTGACTATGGAGTCAATGTCCGCTTCAGCCATATGACCGCTATTGCTCCAAATGCAACAAGTTCAATCATTATGGGCAACACATCTCCATCAATTGAACCGTACACGGCCAATGTCTATCGTCAAGATACTACATCCGGTGCATTCGTGACTAAGAACAAATTCTTGGATGTAATCATCAAGAAAGAGTCAGAGAAACATAAAGCAGGGTGGTATGACGATACTTGGGCGGTCATCACCGCAGACGACGGTTCAGTTCAGTCGTTGGATTGGATGGACGAATACACTAAAGCAGTTTATGCTACTGCCATGGAGATCAACCAGTTATGGATTGTTGAATTGGCTGGTGATCGTCAGGAATTCATTGACCAAGCTCAGTCAGTCAATCTGTGGTTCAGACCAGATACCAACATCAAATACTTGCATGCTGTCCACTTTCAAGCATGGAAGAAAGGTCTGAAGTCTCTATATTACTGCAGATCGTCTAAGGCTCGGAAGGCCGATAAAGTCGGTCGTAGGATTGAACGCAAACGAATTGAAGACGAAATCGACATTCAAGCAATTGCTGATGGTACTGCTTGTGTTGCTTGTGAAGGATGATATGAACATGAAAACTAAACTCAAACTGACTGATAACCGTAACTACTTCAAGCCATTCAATTATGAATGGGCATACCAAGCATTCTTGGCCTCGGAACAAATGCATTGGCTCCATACAGAGATTCCAATGCATGAAGATATTGTTGACTGGGAAACTAAACTGGACGACAATGAACGCAGATTCCTGACACACATCTTCCGTTTCTTCACTCAAGGTGACATTGATGTGGCTGGTGCATACGTCAATAACTATCTGCCATTGTTCCCTCAACCTGAAGTTAGAATGATGCTGTCGAGTTTTGCTGCTCGTGAAGCTATTCACATCGCTGCATATTCGCATCTCATTGAGACTTTAGGGATGCCAGAGACGACGTATTCTGAATTCCTCCAATACAAGGAAATGAAGGAAAAGCATGAATACATTGAGTCATTCATTCAAAAGGATGAGAATTCGATTGCTCAACAAGTCGCCGTCTTTTCAGCATTCACCGAAGGTATGCAACTATTCAGTTCGTTTGTGATGTTGCTGAACTTCAATAGAAACGGCAAAATGAAAGGCATGGGTCAACAAATTGCATATTCGATCGCTGATGAGAGTCTGCATTGTGATTCTATGATTCGTCTGTTCCGCGAATTCATTAAAGAGAACCGTCATATTTGGACCGATGATCTTAAGTCTCAACTTTATTCAATCGCTGAAAAGATGATTGAACTCGAGGACGCATTCATTGACTTGGCTTACGGTGTTCATGAACAAGAACGTCTGACGAAAGCTGAAATGAAGCAGTACATTCGCTACATCGCTGACCGCCGCTTGATTGCATTGGGTCTAAAAGGTATCTTCAAAGTCAAGAAGAATCCTTTGCCTTGGGTTGATGGTATGTTGAGTGTGTCTGTTACCAATTTCTTTGAGAACCGTGTTACTGACTATGCCAAGGGTTCATTGACTGGAACTTGGGGTGATGTTTGGGCATCCTCCAACAAACCCAAACAACTTTAAATAGACATAAAGGAGAAAGTTATGTCACCTCTATGGGGTCCACAGCCACCTATATGGAGAACAGGTCCACCACCTTTCATTGATTGGTGGAATGCATCTGTTGACGAGAATCTTGATATCTGGAGATTCTGGAACGGTGAACACTGGTCTGCACCCGTACAATCCACAGCAAGTCTTGAGGAAGTTGGTATTGCAGCCGTCACTAAAGATCTGATTCCAATCGAGAACATCAAATGGTCAAACTATTGGCCATCTGAAGCGACTCGTGAACGTGAGAAGATTCCTGAAGATCATACATGCGTTTTTGATGATCTTACTGACGACCAAGTTAGGAATCTCAAACGATGGTTGGTTGCTTTCATTCTAATTATGCTTCTAGCAATCCCAGCTACTGCAGTAATCAAGAAGAAAGCGATTGTTGAGAAACCAGTCATTCTTGATAATCGACAATTGGTCGTCAAGCAGCGGTAATAACCGATCTTTGTTATTAGATGGGGCTTCATGCCCCATTGTTGTTTCTAGTGCATAATAACTACATGAACGATGGTGTGTTATGATAACACCATCGACACATAAAGGAAACTAAAATGATCTGTGAACATGTGAATATCTATGATGGTAAGAAAGTCATCTATAATGATGCATCTGAACCTCATGGTACTGTCGTCTATGCATACAAAGAAGACGGCAAAACTTGGCTCCTCGTTGATGACGAGTACGAGATTGCTGAATCTGACATCATCAGCAAAACAGACACAACTCTCACGGTCAAACGTTCTCATTAAGGAAACACAAAATGAATTCAATGGATTACCAAAACATCCGCTTTGCTCGCCGCGCTGGTGAGACTTGGCTTCGTCCCGACTATGCAAATGCAATTGAACACTACCGTCCACACGACGGGCAGTTCATGCGCACTTGGCCGCTCATCATCTTCGTCATCCTTATTTTGATCTGCGCAGGCTTACTGGGTACGCAGTTCCAATCATTCATGGTGAATTGATGAGCACTACATTTCTGATTTCAGATCTACACTTCGGTCATACAAATGCACTGAAGTTTGTTAGAGAAGACGGTCAACCGCTACGACCATTCCCAGATGTTGAAACGATGGATGAAACCATCATTTCCAATTGGAATTCCGTTGTTGGTCCAAACGACAAAGTCATTGTTCTCGGTGATGTCGTGATCAATAAGAAACATCTTGATAAGGTGGCTCGATTGAACGGAACCAAGAGTCTGATTCTTGGAAATCACGATCTCTATTCGATTGAGTTGATGGGAAAGTACTTCACGAAAGTCTTTGGTTCTCGTGAATACGACGGATTCGTTCTGACACACATCCCAGTTCATGAAAACCAATTGGAACGATGGAAAGGTTGCGTACACGGTCATTTGCATTCAAATTACGTGAAGCTTGCAGATGGTGATCGTGACCGCCGTTACTTCAATGTTAGTTGTGATTGTACTGACATGAACTTCTTCCCAAAAGCGTGGGATGACATCAAGAAGACTTTTGAGTTCAAGAAAGAAACCGAATGAACATTGAATACGAAAAACTGCTACGGAGTCTGGTGGACTTGGCAGCCACTTCTAAGGTCAAACTTGACCGTACTGGTACTGGTACATATTCAAAGTTCGGCCATCAGATGCGTTTTGATCTAAATGAAGGATTTCCGCTGATTACCACGAAGAAATTGCATTTCAAGTCCATCGCCATCGAATTGCTTTGGTTCCTGCGTGGTGAAACGAACACAAAGTTCCTGAAAGACAATGGTGTTACCATCTGGGATGAATGGGCTGATGAGAATGGTGACCTCGGCCCTGTCTATGGTGTTCAATGGCGCAGTTGGCCCACCCCGAACGGTGGCCACATCGACCAAATCTCACAGGTCATTCAAACGCTCAAGTCCAACCCCGATTCCCGCCGCATCATTGTGAGCGCTTGGAACGTGGCCGATCTGGACAAGATGGCACTCATGCCTTGTCATGCGTTTTTTCAGTTTTACGTGAATGACGGGAAACTGTCATGCCAGTTGTATCAGCGTAGTGCTGATGTGTTCCTGGGTGTTCCTTACAACATCGCAAGCTATTCATTGTTGACTCATATGATTGCTCAGCAATGCGATTTGAGTGTAGGTGAATTCATTTGGACTGGTGGTGATGTCCACCTCTACAGCAATCATGTCAATCAAGCGAAGGAACAGCTCGCTAGAACGCCATTGAAGTTTCCGCAATTGAATATCAAACGGAAGCCAGAAAATATCAACCAGTATGCATTTGATGACTTTGAGGTTATCAATTACCAACACCATCCAGCAATCAAAGCACCTGTTGCCGTCTAACTGAAAGTGAATATGAAAAACCGAGTATCCAAGAAAGAAGCATTTGCTCTAGGATTGCCTAAGTGGCCACAGTTCTATGTAACTGGTGAATCTGTCACCGAAGAGCAAGCTGTTGACATCATCTGTCGATGCGATTATTACTTGACTGAGTTCCTTTCTTCGTATTCCGGTGGAAACGACAGAATTTGGAACAAGTATCTTCGAGATGTCATGGGATCTACGCCGATCAATGACCTTTACGAAAAGGTAAATCGAGCCGCGATTGGGATCTGTAGCGACCAAACTGAGGAATTAGAAACTAATCGGTTCGCTACATTGGGAGAAATCTGGAATATCCAAGGTCGTATCTCAAAAGCTACCAAACAGTTGCCGCTAGAATACCTTTACACGAATCAAATTTCGTCATCGTTCATTTTTGGTGAACATGGATGGTGCTGGCTAGATGGACGCATCTTCCATGAAGATAACATTGGAAAATGGCCATCGGTTTCCGAAGTCTATGGAGAACTTCATCGCATCGCAAAAGCATTCCCATATCTGAAAATGACAGGGACTCTTTATAGCGGTGAATCATGTGAAGACGACACAAAACCAATCATTACATTCGTTGTGCGTGACGGGAAAGTCGCTATGACAATGGAACATGACGAATACCATTTCGCACCAAAGGCAACTGCCTCATTTGAAGAACGCTTCAACGATGGTAATGCATTGATGGACGGTCAGATTCGCGATTATGAATTTGGTAGGAAGATCGGTGATGTCTATCGTCCTCATGTTGAAAAAGAAATTGCAAAATTGAAAGCTAAAGGGCTTCTGTAACCTAAAGGAACTTGAATATGATGAATGTGAAACGTGTTGATTCTTCTGACGAAAATGTCAGCAAATATGTGTTCGAATTTACCAAGGGTTCTACACCTGCGGTAGCCGAAGCAGTCCTCTACAAATATCCGACATATGAAGATCGAACCGTCATCTGTTGCTCAACACAATCCGGTTGTCCAGTTGGTTGTCGATTCTGTGGGGCAGGTGATAACTTTGTTCGTAGTTTGACTGCAGATGAAATTGTTGCTCAAGTTCAATATCTGTTTGCTGACCGTCAGATTGATGTTGAAAGGGTCAAGAAATGTCAGATTATGTTCATGAGTATGGGCGAACCGATGCTTAACTTCAAGAACCTTGGCGAAGCAATTCGCAAGCTCCATGCACTGTATCCTCGATTTGCTCTATTGATCTCGACGTCTGGTCCTGATGTTGATTACAAACCTCTTCGTGAATTGAGTGTCGAGGTTCCAACAGTTGGTCTACAATTTTCTGTCCACGAAAGCACAGATGAAGCTCGTAATGACTTGATTCCATTCAAAGCCAAGATGACTCTCCATGAAATTGGAATTGAAGGTGCTGAATGGTTCAAAGCAACTGGCCGCCAACCATTCTTCAACTATTGCGCCCATGAAGACAACAGTTCGGTTCGTGATGCCGATCGTTTGAATACAATCTTTGATCCTGCTATCTGGCAAGCGACTGTTTCTGTTGTTTGCGAACGTGATGAGAGTGTGGCTGCTGCGAACCAGCGTCAACGAGAACTGGCAGAGGGATTCATGACGCTGCTAGTCGAACGTGGATATTCGACTCGCTGCTTCAATCCAGCAGGTCAAGATGACATTGGCGGTGGTTGCGGTCAATTGTGGTTCGTACAAGAATGGATGCGTCAGCACCCCGATGTCGCTAAACCTTCCATCGGTAATGGAAAACCAACAGTACATACACCAAAAGTCATTCCAATCAACCCAGCATGAGGTGCGTGATGAAAGATAAGATCGATCAAGATCTGGTTTGTGGTGACTATGTGGTTTACTACAATCACATCTATGTCATTAAGGGATTTCCAAAGAACCCTAAATGCAGAAACATCTATCTTGAACTCTTGAATCCATCACCGACTTCTAGGAAGCAATGGCAAACAGCGAGTGAATGCATCAAGTTGGACAAAGAAGCCGTTGATGCATGGAATACAAAATGACTAAGCCAAACGAAAGTGGATTCGTTAGTTGCCCGGGAGGGTATATGGAGTGCGAACTGGTTGTGTGGTTTGGTGATACTAACGTCGGCGACTATTCAAAACTAGATGATCAGACATCTGATGGAGAACTAACAGATCTCGCGGCGTTGGCTCTTGGGTATCTACTAATAGGCAACGGCGAATATCAACACAAATCTGTTGGTAATTTCTATTGGAATCCTTTAGAGAATGATTTGTGTGCAAATCATCTAGCGAAAGAGTTGAATATCTATACCATGGAAGTTCCGGAGAAAGGTTATGTGAGCGCTAGAATTCGGAACGGAATTCGAACGATGTGGCATGAGCCCATTGGTTCTGATATTGCTGCCGCCAAACGCCGCGCAATCGTTAGAGCCGCAGCAGAGATTGGGAGAGGGAAGAGTGATGTCTGATTTAGGGATTCGCGCAATCTTGTCTCAAGTATGTGCCGATGCGTATAGGCTAGGTGTTTCAGACGAGCGCATCAGTGAAGATAATATCGGTATCTGTGGTTTCGGTGCTAAGGTAGAACCAGCAAGAGAGAGAACCCATACCTTTGAAACAAAATCTTCCTAAATCGCAAACCGGGAACTTCATTGCATGATGTACTCTACGATCGTGTCATTAGAGATTTACCAACAGATCAGATAGTCCGAGAGACACTTGGTTTAGTCGATCTAAAGATGATTGAGTTCTATCGCGAAACACTGAAGCGTGATATAGACGGTCCGTATTCGACTACATGATCGTTGGGTGAATACAATTCAATCATGAACGAAATACTTAAACGATACAAAACCGCTCTTGCGAATTTCGATTGGACATTTGAGATGTCAGACGACAGTCATACTCGCAATCGAGCCAAAGCCAAACTGGCTGATCTTTGGAAGATGCAAGCCGAAGTCGATCCTACAGGCGAAATCTGGTTGAGCACACCAGGTTCTAAACAAATGACAGCACCGGCACCAAAGGTCAAAACGTGAAGCTCTGTGTCAACTGCGTCAATTGCTGCAATCCTAGTGAATACCCACTTCTAGTGAAACTTCAGGGCGAGCATTATCTTTGTACTCATCTTGAGACCGATCTTGTAACTGGAAAGAAGTATCTACTGCATTGCTCCGTTCAGAGAGTGTCCGGTTCGTGCGGTCCTGATGGTAAACATTTTGTTGAGTTGGAGAATCTAAAATGACAATCTTTGTGGAATTTGTTGTACCTCTATTGATTGCATCGTTCTTTGCAATCACTGCATACTTCTTTTTCGAAAACATTTCCAAAGACAACCCAGCGAATGTAGATTTGTCTGGGATTGTTTTCTGTGTACTTTTGATCGTGCTTGTGATCGGTGGTGTGAAATCTAAAGAACCTGATTCTGTAGTCGTTAGTATAAATCAAGTTCTGCGTGTCAAACTTCTATCAATGAATCCACCGAAGCATTTCTATGTGACGTTCCAAACAGAGTCTGGATATACTTACAAAGACGTTTATGTTAGTAAGCGTTGCGACAATTGGCAAGAGAATACAATCGGTGATTGGTATAACATAGAATATAGTGTCCACCGCAAAGTTGCATCTGGTGATACTTTCATCACATTCACAAACCTCAACCAAGCGTTCTGTTGACATGATTCTGACTAAAGACGAGTATTTGACAATAGCCCAGAAACTAAAGGATGGGCGAGAGACTGGTGAATATCAGTTCGTGATGTCCACCACAAGATTCACGTTTAGTATTTTGGATGACGGACGTGTAGTTATTGAAGCACGCCGGCAGCGTGAGCCTTACGAGAATCTACAAGAATTCTTTGATACATACAATAGGGATTTTCAAATGAGTGATCCTCTAACACCGCCTAAACGCAAATTCACAGAACTCTTAGATGCATATCTATCAGCTCAGGAAATGCTGCGTAGTCCAGACGCACGTTACGGTCCTCAATACTTCACTCTTCAAGGGTCTTACATTCGAGCAAAGAATGACTTGGATGAAGCATTTGAATCTCTTTCAATGAAAGGTGCGTAATGATGTTAGAATCAATCGATTTCTTGTACTTAATTTCGATGATTGTGGTGGAATGGAGAGTTATTTCTGGGATTATTGATTGTCGGCGCTGGTATACTAATGACAAAGGAACAATCATATCGCTTGCAGTGGTCGCATTTCTTGGGTTCGTTCCAGTAGTCAATCTGTACCTTGCTGCGTTCATCTTGGTGTCTGGTTTCATACTTTGATGCCAAGAAACTATGATACAATAGCACCATGAATATCTTTTATTTAGACAAGTCACCCTATAAAGCAGCGACGATGTTATGCGATGCGCATCAGAAGATGATCTTGGAATCTGTTCAGATGCTATCTACATCTCAGCGACTATCTGGTCATCCTACACCAGACGTTTTCTACAAATCGACGCACATCAATCATCCATCTTCAGTTTGGGTTCGATCCGGTACTAAAAATTACAGATGGGTCCTTGACCACGCTCTTGCTTTAGAGACTGAAATGAAGTGGCGTAAAGGCCGGGAGAAGCCACATGCTTCCCTTAGATTGTTGCCGCATCTGGAAACGTCGCACGGTTTAGAAGACACGTGGACCTGTCCAGCCGTTGCATGCAAAGATGTCTACAAAGTTTTCAACATCAATGACGAGGATGACGTCATCCGTCAGTATCGCTACTATTACATTGTAGCAAAGGAATTCGCCGTCTGGACGAAGCGCAGTCCACCGGATTGGTATTCCACAGGGAAAAAGATCCTAGGATCTAGTATGATTGTAGGGTCATCTAAGCACGGTATAACATACACATTTAGTCCTGCATCTCAAGAGAAGATTCCGGATCTCATTGACTATCTGAAGTCAAACTAAAACAATTCGCAATTTTCAGAACGGTCTTCAATGGCCGTTTTGGTGTTATCTACTACATGAAGCTACTCCAAATAAAATTCATCCATCGACAAACGAACAACCGAAGGAAACAAAATGTCAAAGCTTGTTGCTCCTACTAATGAACGAATCATTCAGAACGGCATCACTTTTGATGTAGAACACAAACTTGCTCAAAGCCGGGAACGCGATTGGGCGCCTTATGATCAAATCGAAACGATCATTTATGATGATGCTCGGATGATTGTGGCGATAGCTAGAACAAAAACAGCAAAAGCCGCGAAGAATTTCGTAAAGAAAACTGCCGAAGCTGGTCTGTCTCGCAGCCCATATAGTGCCGAGATACTTGCTCGCAGCAGTCAACAGAATTTGTTTTGAGGAACAGAACATGAAATATGCAAAAGTACTCATTCTTGAAAACGGAACGATCCAAGGAGTCTTTCATACGATGGAAGATGCTCTCCGTGAACAGGAAAAATGGCTGTTGGTAGTCGCATCAGTGACGAACCGATGGTTGGTGAAGATCCTCAGTCCAAAGTGATCTCAGATGCATTGGTGTTAAACCAAGCTATTTGTGAAGTGCTGTCGCATTCCGGTATAAGCTTAGGCGAATATGTAGACCCAAGCGGTGCCACATTGGGAGATCTCGTTGATGCCTGTTTGAATGCAACATCAAAAGCACTTAACGGGTAATACATCATGGAATACGAATTCATCCACGAAAAGAGCTTTGATACACCAGCAAAAGTGTATGCCAAGTACCTCTACGATACGAAAAAAACCGCTGAGGAAACTTTGCTTAAGCCGGTTCAGAATTGGCCGAAAGGTACTAGTCACGAAATTTCGCGAATTGTCATCGCTGAAGTTGAGTCTGCTGCTTTTGATCTGAATCTTAACTATGGTACATTTGATGCTAATGGAAAGGTGAATGGTTATGTTGACAACTGAAGATTCTACACCTTTGGATTTCGCCGATATTCTGGACGAATACCTCATCGCTCGAGATGCTTTGATCGAAGCAAAGCGCGAATGCTCTGGACACTATGACGGCGTTTGGCGAGAAGATATTCAATATGACAATGCTCGCAAAGCTCTCAATAAAGCATTTGCGTCTTTGAAAGCAGTAGCATACAACAAAAAGTCGGCTGACACGTTTCCCAGTTATTACCCCGACCCGCGTCTGACGAAGAAATGACTACATGTTTGTTGGTGATATACAATTCAATCATCGACAAACAAATCGGAATGCTATCATGAAACCTGCGTACGAAGTTCTCAATCCGTCTTTCTCAGACATCAATCTCGAAAAGCAGATTGAGTTCGGTATCAACGATTGGTGCGCCGAGAATGAATCTGGGCATCCATACTACGGGCAGACAAAGATGGAAGCCGAAAATATCCGTAGCAGATACGAAGCATGGGACCGTAAAGTTTGGTCATCAATCAAAGGATCTACATCATGTCAATGAAATCTTGGAAAGAGGAGTTCTATCCAACTGAGTCTAGCGAAGAAGCGAACGCTGCTTCTAATGAAGCGGCGATCAAACACAGCCTTCAGAAATGGCGTGGCTTGCGTGTAGAGAATTTAGAAAAACATGACTTGGTGATTGTGTGCGGCCCTACTACGATACCAAGCATTGAAGATGCAGTTGCACCATTCGAACGATTCAAAGTCAATGGGAACTCTTGTTCTCTATGTAATATGTCTGGTTGGATGGCTAAGTGTAGAGAATGTCCACTTTCCAAAGTTCGCGCTGGACATCCGTGCGACGAAAAATGCAGTCTTGATGAAAATCCAACGTTTCCCACGAACAGTGTTCGTGATCCTTGGCGAGTATGGACATATGACACGAATCCAGAACCCATGATCTATTGGCTTGAGAAAGCCCTTGAAAAGGAACAAAATGAAAACCATTAACGGAATCAAATGTCGTACTCGTAACGAGTCGCTGAAGCATATCATCGAGCAAACCAAAGCTGGTAAAGTTGGTCCAAAATCCTCCGATCAACATGTCATGTTTGGTGATTTATGCTCATACCAATATGAGTCTGGTAACAACTGTGCTGTTGGTTGTCTTTTCACAAAAGAACAACTGAAGTGGATTGATGATCGTTTGTTGAATAATACGGACATTCTTGATCTCTCACAGAGAGTCTCTGTGGAGAACATTGAGGCTGTCACCGGTATTCCTCTGACTACATTATACGATATTCAATGTGAGCATGATGATATATTAGCTTGTGAGATGGACCCAGAACAAAGAAAAATTGCTCAACAGAAATTCATCAAGTACATCGAATCTCTTTTGGAAGAATCGAAATGAAAATTGTTAATGGAATCAAATGTCGTACTCGTAACGAGTCATTGCGACACATTATCAAACAGACAAAAGCTGGTAAAGTTGGGGGCGAAGACAAGTCAGGATGTTGGGTGGTGTAGTTATCGTTATGATTCTGGAAATAATTGCGCTGTTGGTTGTCTTTTCTCTGATGCTCAATTGAAGTGGATTACCAAAAGAGGTCTCGATCACAAATTGATCGAAGATGTCGCTCGAGCCGCGTCACAAAAGAACATCGAAATGGTGACCGGGCTTTCGTTAAGCGATTTACTTTATATCCAATCTAAACACGATGAACTGTTGGGAGATTATTCGATATCCAAAGCGAAAATGGAAACATCTAAAGCGCTATTCGTCATGTACATCGAATCTATTTTGGAAGAATCAAAATGACTACGAAATATACATGCCCTGATTGTGGAAGTGACCAAGTTACTTCTGCTCATGTCCAGATGTTCATGGTGAATACTAGAGATCATTATTGTCATTCAGTGAAGACGCATGATCCAGACTCTCGCTCATACTGTGTAGATTGTGAGTGGGAAGGTGTTCGTAGTGATCTTCTTGAAGTTGATGTTCCAAAGAAATCAAAGAAAGTAAAGAAATGAAAGTCTGTAAAGCATACCGTCAAGAAGGTGACCTACTATATTCAAAAGAGATCCGTGGGATCATTAGAATCAATGGTGAAACGATCAAGAAAATTGATTACAATGACCACGGTGTCGTCTTCAATGAAA